ATTACATCATGAGTTTGGAGGAAGAATAATGTCCATGAGAATGGGAGACCTTGCAAAGCGCAAAGAGCCGGAAGAGCCGGCAAAAAGCAGCACCCCAATGCGCCAGCCAGTCAGACCGCAGGGGCGTCCGACTCGTGGTAAAGAGAAAATTAAGAGCCGCACAATGTCGCTGGAAGACGAGTACTTCGATCTGCTGGAGATGATGAAGTTCATCCCTCGCTTCGAGAAGTTCACCCGTTCTGACGTGATTCGTGCAGCCATTTTCCATCTGGCAGAGAAGTCACCGCAGGAAATCGAAGACATCGTGAAACTGAACGAGGCGATCACCGCAGCTGACGTCACGATGCGTACCGATGAAATTAAGCGCGAGCTGATGAAGAAAGGTTAAACTTATTAGGCGCTGAAATGCGCCTTTTATTACGAGCGATTTCAGACCATGCTGTACAAATATGTAGGTAACGCTGATGACGACAAAGTCATCGAGTATTTGGACGCCTTTGTTGAGAACGGCACCATATATGCCAGTAGGCCTTTAGACTTCAATGATCCAGCCGAACTTAAGGTGATTTTAGATTTTGAGGCCGACTTTGATGTAATTAAAAATAAATTCTACGCAGATAACCCAGAAAAAACTGAAGAAGAGTTTCTGGCTTGGTATTCATCATTCGATGAACGAGCAAAGTCATGGATTGCCTACAAAACTAGAGAAGAAATACTTACAACACATGGAATTGTTTGCCTCACACGCGATCATGATAATTTCTTGATGTGGTCGCATTACGCCAACTCACATACCGGATTCTGTATCGGTTTTGATGATGAGTTTTCTAAAAGTATTGAGGGACGCAGTGTCTTGGGAAACGTGGTGTATGTAGACTTTTACCCTCGTTATAATTACTACACTGACGATCCTGTAAACTATTTAAGTGCTACTTACCTTCATAAAGGACTACCGTGGTCTTACGAAAAAGAATACAGAGTAATCACTGATGGTTATGGTGTTAAGCGGTTCGATAAATCGTTAATTAAAGAGGTTACTTTAGGCTGTAGAGCATCTTTTGAGCTACAGGACCATGCTTGTAAATTAATAGAAAAAGGTATTAGCGTCTTTAAAATGGCACTTGGTAAAGACTCGTACAAATTAGAACGAGTTCCTGTAAAGAAAAATCACTATTTTCAGGGGGACGCGTAGTCCGAAATTAAAATAGATTAATGTTACTAAGGCGGATAAATCAAACCGCCTTAGTAACATTTCTGACGTTTATTCGTAATTAAGCTCACCGAGCAATCCGATCATCAGGTCTCCTTCCAAAACTTCAAAGGGAAGCTCAACGTATTCATTCTTATGCCTCGGAAGCGCATTGCCGTCATTCGGTGCGTTCTTGGTGTACCCTCTAACGTGCTCGCCGTTTTCCTTCGTATAAGGTAGAACGACAATACGGCCGTGATTTTTGGAGATGATTGTTCCTTCTTTCCAGAGCGTATTACCGTTTGAGGTGTTTTCGCTTTCGTTCACTGCTTTAACACTCCACCCAATTTGATTCTTATCTTCGAACCAGAAAACAAAGTTTCCAGAGACGAGAACTCTTTGGCCGTTACGAAGAGCTTCATCCAGCATTCTTTTTACGCTGGCATGCTGTAGCAGCTTATTGGCTTGCGGCAGCAGCATTGAGCGAATAGTTGCCTTGGTTTTACCCCAATGGGCCGCTCCTGATAAACCAAAACCTCTGGCAATACGCTCCTTGTAACCGATTTTTGCTTCTCTTGCTCCGGCATACGACCATTCCCAAGTATTAGGCCCTGTGAGTTGAAGATATACGCGGAAGGTAGGAAGAAGAACAAAATGCAGATATGGCATCTGTTTTAGTGCTTCAAAAAGAAGTGGACGTAGGTTCTCGTTATCAGGTTTTAGAATTAACTCTTCTATTGAAACTCGGGGAGATTTGGCGTGTCTCTTGACGGCTTCATTGAACATCATATGTTCCTCATCCATCAGTCGCATTTTCGCGGTGAGGGCCTTTTCCACTTTTAAGCGTAATGACTCTTTTTCTGCTGGGGAGAGAGGAAGTTCATCAATATTGAAATCTACGCTCTTGTTCAACTCCAATGCTCTTTCTTTCGCAGTTTGGTAATCCTCATAGTCGTCACCATATGCGCGGTATTCTGTACCTCTATCGACGAAATGTCTGTACCAGGCCGGAGTTCCGTCAGTGCGAAGCTTCAGGCAATAAATCGACCACTCATTTCTTTCGTATTTGGGTTGCGGCCAGAAAGCCAGCTCAGGAAGACCATATCCGGGAAGTTTATTCAAGCGCATAGAGACTGTACCTGGAAGGATTAAAAGTCGATTTTAACACGATTGGCTCCGGTAGATCTGTGACAACGAGATAGTTGAGTTTTATAGGTCTGGCAGCTGTAGCTCAGAACCTGCTTCTGTATATATAAATACTAAGTTACTTATTATTTATACGGAAGCAGGTCATTTTCGACGCCAACTTCCCAGACACATTCCCTTCCGTTTCCACTTCCAAAAACAGTCTCCAGTCGCTATGATTCGCTCACTATGATAAGTAAGTAACTACCTATCAGGCGGAGCACATGAGCCAGATCTTCTTTAACACTATTAACAACGACCAGTACGGCTTCATGACCGAGTGGGACACCACAGTCATGGACAAGTGGGTGGCCGAGAATATTGGGCTGTCACGCTGCAAGGATGAGGCGGAGCTGTTCGAGACAAAGTGGTTTGATTACCGCGACATGCACCCGCTTATGGCTACATGCCTTTTCACTGAGGCATACAAGCGCCAGTACTCATACATCATGCTGTCGCATGGCCGCGAACACTATGAGACGGCCAAATTCACTACCGGTTTGAAACGTGTGCCGTATCAGGAGCTGTCGACGGCCAACAAAACGTCTCTCTGGAAAGCACGCCAGTTTGCCGACCAGTACTGCTGCTCTTATGACTACTTCATTTCTACCGTTCTTTCCGCAGCTGCACGCCGTCTGTGGGACAAATTACCGCGCCCCCAGCATCTCTGGCAGCCCGAGCTGATCGAGATATTCGAAGATAAGTTAGCCAAACGCGCTGTAACCCGTCTGGATGACTCTCTGGTGAGTTTTAAGCATCTGGGAGACATGCAGCACGACCCGATTCAGGAACGCTATTTTGAGTGGGTTCTAGAGCGTCTGCGTGGCATTACCCGAGACAAACGCGTCCGCATCATCTTCTCCGCTGTCTGGTTGATGGAAATCGTGCCTGAGCGTGTGATTTACGCGCACTTCCCGGAAGAACTGGAAGAAGCACGGCGATTCTGTTGATCCCCTATTTGGCTTTTTTAGTATTAGAAAACAAATTGTTTAAGCACCAAAGAAAAGCACATGACCGAACTTTGCCACACAGGACGAGGGTTGTCTGAAGAGTTCGACGACGACTTCCAGAATCGACTCGCAGCCTACTTCTGTCGCGACCATGAGTTTCTGACTCGCGCCGGTGATCTGGTTGCCCCAAATCAATTCTCTAATGCGGCCAACGCCATTCTGGTGAACATGGTGTCGGGCTACTACAGAATGTATAAGAGCGCACCATCATCGTCGGCCATCCTCGATATGCTCAAACGCGCCAAACGCGATAAGACGATCCGCGAAGAGCTGTTCCCCGACGTTGTTGAGGCGTTTAAGCGGATTCTCGCTGAGAAGCTGTCAGATACGGCGTACATGGTCGACCAGGTCGCCACGTTCGCCAAAAGCGTAGCGTTCGACGACGCGCTGATTAAAGCGGCTGAGATGAAAGAGAAGGGCGATTTCCAGGGCGCGATGGCAATCATGGCCAAAGTCCAGCAAATCGGCTCTAACGAAGCGACCGGCATTTACGATTACTTCTCTGAATCAGCAGAGCGTTACAAGGCGCGTGAGTTCGAAGCATCCGACGATTACGTGCCAAACAGCATCACAACGGGTCTACCGCTGCTCGACAAGCTGCTTTACCAGAAAGGTTGGGCAAAGCGTGAAATGGTGCTGTTCATGGGCTTCGCGAAGTCTGGTAAATCGACGGCGATGGGTGAGTTCTCCATCAACGCCACGCTTGCCGGTTACAACGTCCTGTATCTGTCGCTGGAAGTTCACACCTCCATTCTGTCAGATCGCTTTGACGCCCGTCTGTCTGAGACCGAAATGTCCAAGCTGGTGGAGCGCCGCGACGACGTCCATCGCAAACTGGCAGAGCTGGGCGCGACGAAAGGCGTGGGGAGCTTGTGGATTGTTGAACGACCGTCCGGAAGCATGTCGCCTGCAGATCTGGATCGTATGTTGGGCAGCATGAAAGCCAATGGCATGATCCCCGACATGGTCGTGGTCGACTACGCCGACCTGATGCGTGCCAGCTACGACCTCCGCGACGACCGCGCCAACATTCGCAGCATCTACACTGACCTGCGTGCGCTGTACGACAAACACAACGTTGCCGGCATCACTGCATCGCAGACTAACAGGGAAGGTGGTGCTTCAGAGGTGGCCACAATGATGCACGCAGCGGACAACATCGAGAAGGTGCGTATCGCTGACCTCGTTATCACGATCAACAAAACGGAAGAGGAAGAAGCGAAAGGCGAAGCGCGTCTGTACTTCGCTGGTTCACGTAACCAGAAAGGCGGCGTAAGCATCCGCGTTAAGCAGAACCTCGAACAAATGCGATTCATCGAACGCATTATGGACGTCCTCTAAAAAAAGAAGGCGTGGGGAAACGCTCTCCACGCCGGTCTCCATAAGAGAACAAATTTTCTCTTTTGCCAAAGCCACAAAAGAAAAAACACATGAGCCTTTATGGTATTCAAATACCGAGGCTTATCAAGATATTACCTGCAAAAAGTAGGGTTAAGAACGTGAGCGACTTGAAAGAATTACTGACCGAGCTGGATTTTGAACAATGGCTCGATATGGAAGGAGTCATCTACCGTCGTGGTGGCGTCAGTACTCGTGGACGTGAGGTGAATATCAAGGAGTGCCCGGTATGTGGCAGCTCAAACTGGAAGGTTTATTTCAACCTGACCAATGGCGTCGGCAAATGCTTTGCTGGTGATCATCCCGAAGAGATTCAGTTCAACAAGCTGGTCTTCCTCAAGCACTACAGCGGCAAATCCCGTCGCGATTTTGAAGAGTACGTCCAGAACGCGCTAATCTCACAAGGATGGGCGCCGAAGAAGGAAGAGGTCGTGCTGGCCAGCAAGGTTGAACTAGAAGGGCCAGTCGCTCTCCCGCGACATTACGAACTCCCCATTGACGGTCGTCTTCCTGATTATCTGGTGGAGCGCCAGGTTTCCCCGGAGCTGGCCAAATACTTTGATCTGCGTTACTGCGTCGAAGGCAAGCACGCATACGTCGATCCGTACACAGACCAGGTCAAAGGGCAGGTGTTTGATATGCGCATCCTGATACCGGTTTACGATCTGGATGGCGTGATGAAGACCTTCCAGGGGCGTGACATTACCGGTGCAGCAGAACGCCGTTATCTCTTCCCTATGCAGCTGCCGGCGTCGGGTAAGTTTCTCTACAACGGCCACAACGCAGTCGGGAAACAAACAGTCGTTGTGTGTGAAGGGGCATTTGACGTAATGGGCGTGAAGCGAGCCATCTTCGACGAAGAGACGCTGAGGGATTATGTAGAGCCAATTGGCACGTTCGGGATGCACTTGTCCGGAAATATGAATGAGGACGCTGAAGATCAGTTGGGCGCGTTCCTGACGCTCAAGGCGCGTGGATTACGCAACGTCATCATGATGTGGGATAGCGAGAAGCAAGCGATCCGCAACACCATGTCGGCGGCCAAACGCCTCACCAGCATCGGACTAAATGTCAAAGTGGCCTGTCTGGGCGAAGAAGGTCTCGACCCGGGCGACGCGACGTCAGAGCAGATCCTCAAAGCCTATTATCGTGCCAAGCCTTACTCCAAACAGCTGGAGTTAAAATGCAAAGTGCTCGGTATCAAGTCACTCGTGTAGTTTAAGTTGTGGGAGACAGACGGTTCAGGACAAACGCAGCGATATTATTTAGTGCTATATTTAGCAAACTTGCATCGTATGTTTGGTCGTTATCCTTAGGTTTAAAATTGCTGATACTGACTGTCTCACTGTGCTCATTTTCATAGAAACGTTTACTGCTTGAATCTAGGCGTTTGAGGACGTAAATTTGCCCAAATTCAATCCACTCACCTTCACCATTGAGTCCGCTCCCTGTCTTGACTGAGATGAAGTACTTTGCCAGCTTGGTTGTAATGCAGTCTTCATTTTTTTCTATGCAAACCTTAATGCCGGCGGCTTTCAAACTACGATAAATGCTGTTTGGATATGCCCCACTATAGATTTCGCTGCTTTCAATGATAATGACGTCGTATTCTTCCTTTGGCTCAATAGATAAAGCTTCAGGCTCCAAATCATCCTTGTGAAAAATAAATCCTAAAAGACGCTCAAGTTCATCTGTTAATTTGAACATGGGGTTCGCTTGGATCTCGCCAGCCCTGTCTTCGTAGACGAGACCCGAGGTTATGAGCTTATTTAGCGATCTCAGAGCCATTCCACTTTTTTGTGATGTGAGACTAACTTGGGCTAATACAGTTGATTTATAGCCTTTTATTGGCGAGCTTGTTGTGATGTAAAGTTTGCGCGCATATTCAATATCAAAGCAGGTTAACCCACTCAGTATGTGGATAAAAAATAGTTTTTCATCGTCGTTAAGGCTGCTGCGGGCTAGGCTTACCGTCAAGCGAATGTAGTATTCTGTTTTCTTGTCTTCATCATCAAGCACGAGCTTTTTGACTAACGCCGAAAAGTGTTCTCTTGAGATATCGACCTCATCGTCGCAAATTTCACCAATGCCCATAATGTAACGGTTGAATCGATCACGACAAGTCGTCGCATTTATCTCTGAGAACAACGTGAACATTTTTTCCGCTGCCTCAATATGAGGTCCAACAAGCGGTATAGATTTGGCAAACGCCAAACCAGTTTCTTTCAATACCTTCCTGTGTTGCATCACGTTTTTGGACAACGTTGTCATAGACCTAAGCCTTGTGTGTTTAACGTATTAGTTAAGTGAAATCATATAGAAGTGACCTGACAGCTACAACTGGACAAGATTAAGAGCATTTTTTATAAACGAAACTAAACGCCTACATTGATAAGTAGATGCATACTTATTTTTCTGTAAGAATATGCGCGAAGAAGGAATTGAGGAACCTTTATGAAAGCAGATATTCAGAAGTCCGTTACCGAAATTATCGACAAATCAGGCGTAGAAATTGATACAGAAGAGCGCCAGAAGATTATCGATGAGGCGATCCAAACTGCGCTGGAGCACATCGCCACGTCTGTGAGCACCGCACCTCTTGGGGAAGGCTCGAAATACATGCGGGTATGGGTTCGTTTTGGAGAGTCCCCGGAGCTGCCTGGTGTTAAACAGAAACGCGCGGCACTCGTGGCGTTCACTCACAAAATGAAGGACGCAACGGTCGAAGTACGCGCCGGTGCATGGTACGACGGTCGCGTTGTCTACACCAATCAGGCGGTGTGCGATGAAGGTGAACGGTTTGAGGAAATTGTCGACGCGACTCTTCGCGCGATCAAAGGCAGGGCTGGCGTAGAGGATGATCCGTCTATCGCGGCGTTCCTGAGCATTGTCGAACTGCCTGAAGTTACCGAACGTGTTACAGATCTGACAACCCCACCTGGTATGCTGGAGTTGGTGGTCAGTGGCGATACCAAAAAAGCCGTTGAGCGCATTCGTGAGGTGGAATACGGCATCATCTGCGATATGTGCCGCAGCGACTTAGACCTGGTGCGCATCATTGTCGACGCGGGTCAGGCATGTGACGGTGTGCTCGCCAGTTTTGCAGGGCAGGTGGCACGCCTGGCCAACGAGCTGCCGATGATTAAACAGGAGGCAAAATCCTACGCCGTCCACCATGCCAACGATTTACTGGAACCATACCGGTTCGAAGCCGCTCAGGACAAAATGACTGGTTGGGCGACCTGGTAAACCTCGATAAACCATTTAGCCCCCTGGTGGGGCTTTTTTAAACTGCGCTCAATAAGTAAGTACACGACTACGGTTAGAAGCATGTCCACAAAAACAGATTTGTCGAAAATCCCGTCTATCTCCGGAAACAACGGTTATTCGCTGCGCTGTCAGGAAGTGAAGATCAACGGCCATGAGGCCCATTGCAGCTATACAGTCTGCCAGCACACCATCCTCGCCTACAAAGAGAAGCGTCTCCCGGCGACATCGTTCCAGTCCTGCGCTGCTGCCATTGCTGCTGGCAAATGCCAGGCGCTGAAGATGATGGTCGAAGAGATCCGCAAAGGCGAACAGCTCTACTTCATCGATATGGCTGCGCTTATCAAAGAAGTGGAAGAGCAAAACGACCACGCCAGATCGCTCACCCGGAAGCGCAACGCCACGACGATTAACAGTCTGGTTCAACGCACGAAGAAAACAGAACCAGCCAAACCCGAAACCACGTCCACCGATTCACTGGCGCCCGTCACTGATGTGTACGCGGCACTCATTGAAGAAGCAACCAAAGAAAACACATGAAAACTCCCGAGCGACCGATGGAGGTTAAACACTAATGGAAAAACTGATCGCCCTAAAGCACAAGCTGGATGCCATAAAAACGATGGGAACCAACGCCAAGAAAGAGGCGCTGGCCAACCTTGATGAATTTGAGCAGAGCATGGTCTCGCTAATGCTCAACCCATTCATTCGATTCGGTGTGAAGAAGTACAAAGTGGCCGAGCCACTCGATACTTCCGTACCCAACGACCAGAAGGTAGTCGAGCTGCTGGAGAAGCTGGCGGCGCGCGAACTGACCGGGAACGCGGCCATTACTGCTGTCGAATCACTCGTTGCCTCAATGTGCGCTGACGGGCAGGACGTGTTTCGTCGCTTCCTGCTGAAAGATCCGAAAGCCGGCGTCGGTATCAGCCTGTGCAACAAGGTGTTCGAAAACCCAATTCCGAAGTTTGAGGTACAGCTGGCGTCTCCGTACAAGGAGAAAGGCGACAAATACCCATTTAAACCAAATCCAAAGGCCAAGTGGCCAATGATCGGCAGCCTCAAACTCGATGGTCTCCGGGTTATCTGCGAAGTCATCGTTGACGAGGAAGAGGTGAACTTCCTGACGCGTACCGGCAATCCGATTACGTCACTCGATCACCTTAAACCGGCCATGCTGGAGCGAGGCAGACTCTCCGGTTTCAAGCACATCTTTTTCGATGGTGAGGGTACTGCAGGTACGTTCAACCAGTCCGTGTCGGCGCTTCGCAAGAAGAACGTGACAGCCATTGGTGCCGTTTACCACATCTTCGATTTCTTCTTACCGGAGTGGCGTGCTCAGGCAAAAAGCAAAGAGTACCTGAAGACCGGCATGAAGCTGAAAGAGCGCCTGGCTATGCTGGTGGCGTTATTCCGCAACACTTGCGGGGAAGATTACGCGCAAGATATCCACCTGCATCCGTTCTACATCATCCATAGCCATGAAGACTTTATCGAGCGCTTCATGAAGCGCCTGGACGAGAACGAAGAGGGGGAGATGGGCAAAGATCCGGATTCTGTTTACGAGTTCAAGCGTACCCGCAGCTGGTGGAAGCTGAAAGACGAGGATTACGAAGACGGTGAAGTCATCGACTTCGAGCCAGGCGACCCGGACTCTGGCTTTGCGCATACGCTGGGCAAGATAGTGATTCGTCTGGAGAACGGCGTCATCGTTCGTGCCAGCGGTATCAAGCATAAGTACCTGGATGAGATCTGGAACAATCAGGAGAAGTATCGTGGACGCATCGTCGAGGTTCACTTCCATGAGAAAACGCCAGACGGTAGCTTGCGCCACCCACGTCTGAAGTGGCCGAAATGTCTGCGAGATACCGAAGACCGTATTGGAGATAAAGACTGATGCTCGGCTGGATGATTGTATTTTTGGTTGTCGGCATTGTTATCGGCAGTCTGGTGATGTCCAGCTGCATCAACGATTACGTAAAAGCCGGTGTCATGCAGAGACGCGGCCGCATTTACCGCATTGTAGATATCACGTACACACTGAAGGAGATTAAGGATGATCATGTTAAGTAAACGGGAGAAGGAAACTCTGCGTGAAATCAGCCAATGGAAAGAGTTCTATTCCAACTGGAAGCCAAAGACCCGCGCCAAACTGGAACGCATGAATCTTGTCGCTAACGTTTCGCCAAAGGGATGTGTGGAGAACTATCAACTCACTGAAAAAGGACACTCACTGTTGCAGCAATTGACTGAGGCGGGGGCGTTCTGATGATTCCATACATCCTATTATCTTTTGCTGGGGGCGTGGCCCTCGGCTTCAGTATCTGTCGCGACCTGGTCAGGCAGGAACTGAAAACCAAAACGCTTCGCATCGGTAAGCGTCTGTATCGGGTTGTTCACGAGACGGGAGTGCAGAAATGAGCAATTTGACCTCTTTCGACTGGTGGCTGGCAACCTACCTTGTGGCGGCCGGCGTCGGATATGCCTTTTACATTGGTCAGTTAATCGTAAAGCTACTGCTGATCAGATTTGCCAGCCATAAACGCATAGACGACGGTCTGTGGCGCCTGGGTTCTCTGCTGGAGACTCACTACGGCGAACTGAAGGAGAACGAAACTATCACTATTCAAGCGAAGCGTTTTACGGCCATCATCACGAGAACGCCGGAACAGAAGGTGAGTTTGATCAAAAAGATAGCAACTGAACGGGTTACAGAAAAATAAGTATTTACTTACTTATCTAATATGTATAAGATTCACTTGTTTTCGTTGAGACGCGACTGTTTGAACGTTAAATATAACTGCAAACGAAGATACATACCTGGCAGTAGCCTAAGAAGCCAAACACCAGCGAGGTCAGTTTCCAGCCTCGTCACCAAAGTGGGACACACTGAGCGAGTGTGATTGCAGAACGCAGGATAGGGCATGTTGCACCACCCATGCCCTATTCAATGAAGTAACAGGATGGGCGGTTGGTTTTCCTCATTCCATTCCATCATCCCGGTTTCAGCCAGCTGACCGTCCATCCTGTTACGTCATTTCCATTACTTATGTCGTTTAATCTTGGGTTAAAAGCGGCGACGTAACCCGGCTGGCTTGGTTAGCCAGCGCACAACGTTGAGGTCACTGTTTTTCTTTTAATCATACAGGTGATTCCACAGAGCTGTAGTAACTGATCAATATGTTGGGTCGAACATAAATCGGTTCAGTGGCCTCAACGTTGTGAAAGCAGGATTCTTTAACCCTCTGGTGAAATCATTGTTGCCTATGTAGCCCCTGGTTTCACAACATGAATGATTCCATACATCCAATAAGATCGAAGAATCTGGCGGCCATCAACCGCCGAGAAGGATTCCAGCTCTTTGCTCTATGTGAGCGAGCCACAAGCCTCGTCTGGCACTAACGTAAAGTGCAAGTTGCGGGAAAGTTCCTGGTTGCCTGGTTGTCCATCAACAAGTACCGCCGCGAAATATGATGGTGTAGCTCAGTGGTAGAGCGGTTGACTGTTAATCAACTGGTCGGTGGTTCGAGTCCACCCACCATCGCCAACACAGCGCTGAACGGTTTGGAGTTCGCCACCACCGTCCGAACGGAAAGACTCCGCAAATGTCGCCAAACCGTTCAGCGCTGTGATAGACACGGCAGACGTTCTTAACCATTGCTTCTTAGCATCGTAGCAACACTTTTTTAGCGCAAACCATAATCCAAAGGGGCTTCGGCCCCTTTTTTCTTTGATAATCATAAACTTTTTTGTACGTAGTGGGGCAATTTCTGTCAGTCCTACATGCGTATATGGGTTGTGCTATCATATGCAAATTCTAAACAAGCTATTGGAAATGCTACAATCCGAGTTTTCATACAACGAGAGGGAAGTGCAATGGGGAAGTGAATACTACGCAAAAAAAAAGAACCCCCGAACGGGAGTTCTTTCTGGTTTTTTTACGACGCCATCGTTAAAAAACCTCATATCGCGTTACGAGAACGGATACGTCAATACAAGTTCATCTTACAACTAAGATGAATCTACGTCAATTTGGTCTCGTAGCGCATTTGATTAATCGAATAGAGGTATCTTTCGATGAGTGAAATGCTAACGACTTTTATTCAGGCTCCTTTGCTGAGCCAGGTCCTAACCGTACTTGCGCTTTACCTATTGTTTAGGTGCCAACAGAATAAATAGTTTTAATAAAAATGGGGCTTCGGCTCCATTTTGCTTTGCGGTCGTACATATGAATTCAGCAGCATTAGGTTGACGCTATTTGAGTCTTCTCAGAACATTCTAAGGAACAAAGAAGATGGCAAAGATATTTTTCAGCTTACAACTTTGGGGAGCAAAGACATCAATTGCGGTCATGAATATGCTTGCCGAACAGGCTGAGGCAAACATTGTTCGCGCTCTCAGTGATGCCGATCTTCCGGGAGCAGTCTCGGAGGGCGAGTATGACGATTATCACGAGGACGATGAGGGTAATATTTATCGGTACACGGTTCCGTACTTTACCTGCGGTTCATGTTCTGGACTCGATGCTGATGAAGTCAAAACTGAATACAAGCACTTGATTTCACAACTTACTCGTCGTTCGGCATTTCTGACGATGTTCGGGTTATTTGAACACCGCATGGTTGAATGCCTTGATGTCATGGATAGATTGTCGGGCGAGGTGACAGACAAAAGGTTCAAAACTGTCGAAGATTGCCATAAGCGACTTACAGGAACCATAGGAGGCAAAGGCATCAGGGACATTGATCATCTAGCTGCCATCAGAAATATCATGGCTCACAACGATGGCGTTGCCGAAAACTATCATAACCTTTTAAAATCAAACGCAAAGAAGTCAGAAACACAGAAGCGAGATATCCGCGCAATCAATCGTGCAAAGAATGAAAACGCCGGTATAACAGTAAATTTCTTCAACGGCGTTCTCATGGACGATCAGTTTTTGGAGTATGTTGTGAGTGAGTTTAATCGATATGTTAGTGAGTTGGATGCGGCAGTTCGCCAGTATCAAAGCAGCATCGGTTAATATCGCCCAAGAGCTAAAATATTTATCTGAAGTGCCACCAGTAATAGGTGCGTGGCTGTTTGCATGGAGATAGCATAAATGAAAAAGCGCAACCTCAATATTCTCGCCTCTCTGGTGATCGCGCTCGCTCTAACGGGATGTAACGAGTCTGAAGTAGATAAAATCACGCTGATAGGCCAAGACAAAAACTCCCTTGAGAGCCAGTACAAAACCCACTTTGAAAAACGAACCCCAAACATCGAAGCCTTCGTTCTGTTCGATAAAACTGCGGCTGAAGGCAAGGAACCGCATACCTCTGGTGGATTAATTGACGGCAAAGTTGAGTCGAGCATGACTACTAACGTCGGCAAATATACCTTCATGCAGCTCGACGAAATGCTTACTAAAGAATACGGTAAGCCGGTTGCCACTAAAGACCAGGTATTTGATGAGACAGCCTTGAATGGACTGGAATGTGCCAAGACAATGTCTTGTGCAGCGGGAAAGTATTATGAGGTATTCCGCGGCAAAGAGCGCCTGATCATGATGATAAACGGTGCCGGTTTCATGAATAAAGATGAGGGCGTAACGTTACTTACCTTTACCGACAAACACTTAAAAACGGCGCGTCTGGAAGAAGACAAACGCCACTAACAAATAACCATAAGATTGTTTAAACACAGCGAGGTTAATCGTGAGTAACAGAGATGATTTTCCCCAATCGGTGAAGCGAACACTGGCCGAACGCGTAGGCTGGAAATGCTCTTTTCTTGGCTGCAACCAGACAACAGTAGGCCCGGATAGCGGTGATACAAACGGCAGGATTAATAATGGCATTGCGGCCCATATTACAGCAGCAGCGCCAGGTGGGCCGAGATATGATCCTAGCTTGACCCCAGAACAGCGAAGCTCGATTGATAACGGTATATGGATGTGTCGTTCACATGGCGCACTCATTGACTCTGACCACACTATCTATTCCGTTGAGCAATTGAAAAACTGGAAGCAACTGGCCGAAACTCAGCAATCTTTACTGCTTCAAATGACGCACCAGGTGAGACAGAACAATTACTCAGAAAGAGACGTCGGTGTTCTAAAAGCTATTACTGATATTTTTAATTACAACTACCTCCAAATACTGAAGAGCGAACAGTTTCGAGCAAAAGTTAGTACCAACATTACCGACCCTCTCTACGCTTTTGATAGCATTGCAAACAATCCTTTTTACAGCTTCAATGATGTTGTTTTAGAAGGACTTCGTATAGCGTTGATCGGCAAAGTTAACAACTTTTGTGCGCTGTTCAGACAGCGTTGCGCTGGAGGGTTTGGCGGGTATTATGACTATATAGACATACCCAAAATCAGACAGTTCAGCCCTGATGAGGTTGAACGCCATTACGATATAATTAACGAAACCCAAGATCTGGCGTATGACATCAGTGTCGCGGCCCATAAATTACTCGAAATTAGAGCAAAACTGCCGTGAGTCATGACGATATTCCTCTACATGGTAGAGGGATAACACATGCAAAATAGGTAATGACTTACCTATTATTTGTCGGTATAGTTCTTTCAGTGACTCACTTGAAAGGACTCAATATGGGAAACAAACGTAAACAGGCGCGTCGCGCAGCTCGTCAGGCACTGAAGTCAAAACCACGCATCCACGGCTACGAAATTGACACAATTATCGTTGACGAGCTGGCCGCCGCCCCTGCTCTGCCACCAAAACCTAAACGCGACAACTCTCCCATCGAGGCGCGTAACGAGGCCCAGGCCCACTATCTCATCTCCCTCGATACCAAACCTCTGACGTTCGCCACTGGTGAAGCCGGTTGCGGCAAGACCTACCTGGCTGCTGCCGTCGCAGCGCAGCGTCTGTTGGATAAGGAAGTCGGGAAGATCATCATGACGCGTCCGGTATTGCAAGCAGAAGAAGATCTGGGCTTCCTTCCGGGAGACATGAGCGAGAAGTTCGCTCCGTTCTTCCGGCCCGTCTATGACGTGCTACAGAAGCGTTTGGGTGGCTCGTTCCTTGAATATTGCTTAAAGCCAGAGGTGGCCAAAGTAGAGATTGCCCCCTTCGCTTACATGCGTGGACGCACGTTCGAGAACGCTGTAGTCATTCTGGATGAGGCACAAAACGTTACGGCGTCACAAATGAAAATGTTCCTGACCCGTATGGGCGAGAACGTAACAGTCATTGTGAACGGAGACGTGACGCAATGCGACCTGCCTGGCAACGTTAAGTCTGGTCTGGAAGATGCACTGGAGCGTTTTAAACCTTCCTCCCATGTTGGCCTTATTGAGTTTTCGACCGAAGACTGCGTGCGTTCTGAGCTATGCAAAGTCGCACTGGAAGCCTATCAGTAAGGAAAGCCAATGACCAAAGAGTACCTGCCACACCAGAAACGTGTCATGGATGAACACGAAGCACTGTGTGGCCGCATCAAAGAACTGGAGGCGTACATTGCCGGCGACGAGTTTGCTCGCCTGCTGTATGTCGACCGCATCATCCTCATTAAGCAGCTGGACACGATGAAGGCGTATGACCTAATTCTTCGTGCCCGGATCGCTCGTTTTTAATGTAAGGAAACCAAAATGACCGATATGGATATCGAAAAAGAGATTATGGCCAAAGGCAAAACGGCACCGCGTATTACTCCCCAGCACATTGAGGGCATTATTCAAAGCGAGCATTATTTTAGCGCGTATGATGGAGCTAAATCGGGCGGTGAAGAAGTTGAGCAAATCTGGCACAACAAAGACGATCTGGGAAAAGAATATGAGGTGCTATCTCTTCTAACTTTCTGCGTTCTGGTGCTGCGCAACGGCTTTGTCGTCACCGGCGAGTCTGCGTGCGCAAGCCCGGAGAACTTTGATCCGGAGATCGGGCGTAAAATTGCACGCCAGAACGCGATTGCCAAAATCTGGCCACTGGAAGGCTATCTTCTCAAGCAGCAGCTGCACGAGGTGAAATGATGAAGGTCGTTATCTACGGACGCGATAATTGCTCATACTGCAAACGAGCGGTCGAGCTGGCGAAGCAGCTGCGCGGCCACGGCTTTGGTGATTACGAATACATCGATATTGTGTCTGCTGGGATCGACAAAGAGAAGTTGAGCTACCTGGTTAGCAAGCCGGTGGAAACCATACCGCAGGTGTTCGTAAATGGTGAGTCTATCGGGGGTTATGAGGAATTTGCGGCGTTGGTGAGTACGCTATAAAACAAGAAAGGCTCCTAATGGAGCCTTTCTATGAAATTGATTATTAAAGAGGTTTAGCTACGACTTTACCGCTTTGCTCTGCCTGCTTTTTAGCCTGCAGAAACCGCTGGATCATTTCGTTCTTTTGGGCTTTGATTGCGTCGTAGTTGATATTCATATTCATCTTAGTTTTCCGTTCGTATAACATAACAAGCCCCCTCTATATGTGTTTCAAGGTTCTTGATAGTTGCATACTTTCGAACCAAACGGTCGTACACACGGCGTAGTTCTTCACTGTATGCTTGAAAGGTTAAAATTTGTATGTTTTCAGTTTCAGCTATTCTGAGAATGATGTCAACAAGTGTTCTGTAAAGATAGAGCGCTTCTGCTGCCGTTAGATCTGGGGCACCAGGTGGCTTGTCAAACATAGTATCACATTCTTCGTTATTCTCTGCTTCAACATTGTAAAAACTGACAACACTTACTGTGAGTGTTGCAAGCTCTTCACCATATAGCTCGTGAAGCTGGTGACCTTGCTCACCATCTTTGCAAAAAACAAGCCTAAATGTAATCTGACGAGTTGCGTCACCAGAAAAAACAAAGCTAATGTCCGTATACCTAAATACATCAAAACCTTGCAGCTCATCATGCAAGATGTCATGTGAATGACCCGGCATCTCTGTATCTCATCACAAAATAATAGCGTGTATTTTACAACAATATGCGCATAAGTGTTGAACCTATATACGGAAAAAATCGTGAGGGAATCACAGGTTATTGGAATCAGAATTCAAAAAATGGCACCTCAATGATTCCATACCTATTAAGTATGGAATCATTGTACAAAACAGGCTATTTTATGGTTGATCATACAAAAACTTATGCCTAATATACTGTTTATACATACAGTAAAAAGGCTTCACTCAGTGAGTGGACGATGAAAAACACCTTTGATAAAGCACGCGCAGCAGAAAACACCTCTCGGGAAGCCATCGAGTACCTCGAACGCGCTTCCGGTTTGTCGACAATGTCGACCGCCAAATTCGACGGAGACATGTCGTTTTCTTCCGCCTTCATGTTATTCACTCGCTTATCTTTACTGATAACGAGGCGTCGACCTGAAATAGCTGTTCATTGTGTTTTGATACATGTAATGCCGCATATCTCTGAAGTAAAGGTAAGTGATATAAGTAGGGTCTTGGTCAACCAGCTGGTGAACCCGCTGATACTGGAAGGCAAGATCGTCCAGGGCAGACGTGTGTTCTCCCTGATGAAACAGTTCCTGAGCTGGTGCGCCTTTCAGGGGCTGATTGATACATCACCGTTGAATGATATGTCGCTCAATAGAGTTGCCGGTGGCGCAAAGCCAGTACCGCGCGAACGTAAGCTGACCGACGCCGAGGTCTGGGTATTCTGGAACGTCTGGGATTACTTCAATGTGTGCGAAGGTACAAAGTGGGCGGCCAGGCTCTGTCTTGTCGCTGCCAGACGACCCGATGAAGTGCTCCGGGCCAGAAAGGATGAGTTCAACCTTCAGCGTGATGTATGGAATCAAGGTACGCGAAACAAATCGGCCAGACAGCACGCGCTGCCGTTAAGCCCATTGATGCGCCAATGCGTAGAAGAGTTGTTCGAGTACGGGAAAGGCAGCCAGTGGCTCGTTCCTTCGAATAAGAAGAAGGGCGTGGATACGCCAATGTCTAAGGTGGCCATCGCCCAGGCACTGAGAAGGATACTGGAACGACCTGAGTTGATGGAGGTTGAGTCATTCACTCCACGCGACCTGAGACGTACTGCGCGTAGTTATTTCCCTGCTCTGGGGATTAATCAGGAAGTTGCTCGTAAGATTATGAACCACAGCCTTGAAGGGATAGATCGCGTCTATGATCGCCACGATTATATGGATGAGATGCGAGACGCCTTGAACAATTTCTCAGCGTACATCGCATCTATCGTTAATCAAACAGACTTAGACGAGATAGACCACAAATTCAAGGGAGATCGTCTAGCCACCGAGCTTATTCGTGTAAATTTCTCACAGTGACTTGATGGCCTCGACCACCTTTTCTGATGCGCCCTGCTGACCGTTAAAACGGTTACGGAACGCTTCTAGAACAAGTTTTTCATCAGCGGAGAGAGGCGCAGTTCCCTCTTCGCGAAAAAATTCGAGCAACTCAGGGTGGCGTTCTTCCAGAACCATCAGCATCAGTCGAACCGGGTCTGCATCTAGCGCTTTAGCTAAAGCTCGAACTTTATCTACCGGCAGCGGGATTTTGCCGCTTTTAATGAGAGAGAGATTGTTGGCGTTCTTGTACCCAACCTCTTTGGCAATGGTGGCCTGACTTTTAGGCGAGATTGTGATTAACGAGTCAATATAAGCTGCGTAGCGACCTTGTTTGATCTCTGTTTCGTTGGTAGCCATGTAGTAAACCTTGCGTGTTTTGTTTATCTCTGGTAAGTGCTTACTGATATTACAGCAAAGGCCAGGGTTGTAAAGACTTATCTATTTTTTCGAAAGGCACTCATACCCTAGCATTACGCCATTATACAATGGTTTCTAGGTAAATTGTCACCCTTCGCTTACAGAAAAATCCGGATACATCTGATATAGATGCATTCCATATTGATACAATCGGTAGTAGTATTGCCGGACTTTCAAACGTGTTCAGTTGGATGATATGAAATGAAAAATATAACTTCTAAATTGACCGCCCTTGAGGTTGGACATGCGTATGCGCTTGGACTAGATGGTGTTGCAACAATTCTCACAGAGCTGCACGCCGAAGAACTGCCCATAGACCTGATTGACACCACCGTGTTCAAGTTTGAACTAAGTAATAAGCATTTCACTCTCATCAATACTGGATGCGGCTCGCTCGCCGTCAGAACTTATTAATTCATACTCTTCCCTGTCAAAGCCTGTACGAACAGCTTAGTCGCCTGTTCGTACAGTGATAAATTACACACATCAGAAAACAAATTGTTTTAATAACAAGGAAATTCTCATGTCCAAAGCCATGACCAGATCTGTGCTGAAAGAGGTACAGGACTTCCGCGACTGCGTAAAACGAGTTGTAGCGATGCTATCAGGCAAACAGATTCCTGTTGCAGAGCGAGGCAATGAGGCGTATGTCCGCTACAACCGGCGAGGCGAACCAGTGCTGGTAAACATCCCATCTATACCGGACGACGCGTCACCAACCCTCATGAACGCAGTACGTGGTTTTCTCGACCATGAGGTGGCCCATATCCTCTTTACTGATCCGAAAGTCGCAATGAAGATGCGCGAGAAAGGAAAGGCTCCGTCTACCGGGCTTTGGAACGCGCTGGAAGACGTTTTTATTGAGCGCAGAATGGGACAGGTATTCAACGGAACCCGTCGCAATTTGCTGGCCACACAGAACCTGGTGATCGACAAATACTTCAAGGGCAAAGTGTCAGAGGCGGTTTCAATATGCCACGGCAACCAGCGTGAATTGTTCCTGAAATTCTTTCTTTGTCCGGTCGTTCGCGCCTGGGATGGCCAAAGCCCTTTCATCGACTTTATGGAAGAACACTGGCACCTCATCGAGAAGCCTGTAGCCTTGCTCAAAGAGCACGGCATCGACGTGGCCGTTCGCAATATGTCGAACACAGAGGACTGCGTTAAGGTCGCAGCTGCTATCGCCCAAATCATGCAGGATATGAAAGACAAGCCAGAGGGTAAATTACCAGAGCTTAAATCGTCTGCTAGGAAGCCGTCGAAGAGTGAGGACGAGTCAGAGGAAGCCCCAGAATCCGGTGACAAACCGACTCATAGTGAATCAGCGCCAAAGCGTGCCAAAGGCGAAGACGACGACAAGGAAGAGCAGGAAGATGATGCCTCAGAAGAGGAAGAGTCTGGGGATTCTGATTTGCCTGAATCATTAAATAAGGACTTACCTACAGAGGATAAAGAAGTTAGTGATACAGAAAGTAAATATACAGAAGCAGGTGAAGTGGCATCAGAAGACACCCCAGAATCCGATGATGCCGGCATGGAATCAGGTGATTCTGATGACGAAGGTGGTAGTTATGACACTGGCTCTCCAACGCCTGGTGATGGCATTCGCGAAGACGCCGATGACTCCGATGGTTATGGCTCTGGCGATGGTGGTAGTGATGACGGCGAAGACTCCGATGCCGGTCGCGGGGAGTCCGAAGGAGAAGGCGAAGAGGAAGATGACGCCGCCGATCACACAGACGGCGAAGGCAAAGAAAATGAGGATGCCGCGGAAGCGCCTGAAGACAGCGAGTCAGGCTTTGTTCCTGCTCCGGATGAAATGACGCTGGAGGATGCACTCAAGGCGCTCGACGAGATGGAAGAGGAAACAGGCGAAATGACCGAAGACGCACTGTCGGCCACCATCAGCAAAGAGCTTATGAGCACCTCACTTTCTGAGTATCGCCCATACGATCGTTCATACGACTTTATCGGGTTGATTGATGAGGCTGAAGAGCATGTAAAGCGCACCAGAAAGACGTTCGGCGCAATCCCAATGCACTCACCGGTCGATCGCTATCGCATGGTTCCGGAAGGCAGAAAGCTCTTTGAACTGAAAATCGAAAAACATCTGTCAGCAGGCGTTTCTTCGACCCTGGCCAAAGACCTGGAGCGAGCTATCGCCAGCCGCAACCGAGTTCAGTTTATCCCAGGCCAGAGACGTGGGCGGATACATGGCGCGAACCTGTATCGTCTGGCAATGAACGACGACCGCGTATTCCGCAAGAAAGAAGACCACAGAGCGGTGAACGCGTGCGTACAGCAAGTGATCGACTTGTCTGGCTCAATGGGCGGCAGGAAGATTCAATTGGCACTCGCCAGCGCCTACACCATTGCGGATGCTCTGGATCGTATCAATGTGCCTAACATCATCACCGGCTTTACCACGTTTGGTAGCCCAGATTATGAAACCATGTCGAAGCGCGGGTTTACACGTTTCGAGGCGCTCATGCTGCCCATTATCAAAAACTGGAATGAGAAAGCTAACTCACCAGAGATCCGCGCCCGCATGGGCTGCGTATGCGAGACGTTCCCCCTGCTCAATAACGTCGATGGTGAGAGCGTCGCGCAACTGGCTACTCTGTTTGCAGGGCGAATGGAGGACAAGAAAATCATGCTGGTTATGAGCGACGGGGCGCCATGTGCTGCAGGCGATGGGTTCCATCAGCATTTGCGAACCGTAACCAAAGAAATTGAGACGTTGAGTGAGATCGATTTGATGGCTATCGGCGTTCTGACCGATGCGCCACGGCGTTACTACAAAAATTACGCACTGGTAAACAGCGTAGAAGAGTTAGGGCCGTCAGTCGTTACTGAGCTATCTCGTATCATTCTTGGGTAATGGCTTTACCCGCAAAAATAAGTAATCACTTACTATACAGCCTAATATATTTATATAAGATATACCCCACGAACGACAAACAGTAAGGAAAAACACATGACCGCTACTGCACTACAGCAAGAAGAACATTTGCCGGAAGCCATCGTCTGCAAGTGGTGTGGCAAATCCTTTCATTACCTGAAATCCCATATCTCTATGGGCCGTTGCGAGAACATTCCTGAGTCTGCGAAGGGGTTGGATGTGGACGAAGTGGTGAAAATGTACACCTCTGCATTTCCGGATGAACCAACGATCTCTCGCACGGCACTGGCCAAACTCAATGAGAAGCGTGCCGAAAAGCATTCAGGCGAAGGAAAAGTAGCGGAGATTAGTGCACATCCGGGCTACGCAGGAACGGTTGAATACAAGACCGAACTGGTGGCCGCGCACGAGCTGCTTGGCGTAACGATCAAAGAGCTGGGAACGCCACGCGGAAAGCCACTGCAGGTGACAGTCAACGTCAACACGCCATATCCGGAGTTCGTACCGGAAGCGAAGAAGAACTATGTGTATGGCGACTTCGACCTGATTAAAGACATCTTCATGATGCTGGAAATCGGAATCCCAGGCTATCTCTGGGGTCATGCAGGAACCGGTAAATCTTCTCTTCCCACGCAGCTATGCGCCCTGCTGAATCGACCACTGATCCGCGCCCAGCATACGGCGTCTATGGAAGAGGCACACGTTACAGGCCAGATCCTCGCTCGCGATGGCTCCACCTACTTCGAGCCGGGTTTGCTGGCGCTGGCGATGAAAAATGGCTGGGTGTACCTCGCTGATGAATATGACTTCGCGTTCCCGCAGATTCTGGGTGTGTACCAGCCAGTTCTTGAAGGAAAACCGCTGATCATCAAAGAGGCAACTCCGGACTGGCGCCGTATCACTCCGCATAAACGCTTTGCCTTCATTGGCACTGGCAACACTAACGGCTCTGGCGACGAAACGGGTCTCTATCAAGGTACGAACATCCAGAACGCGGCGAACTTCTCGCGCTTCGGTATTGTTTCGAACGTGAAGTACATGAGCACTAAGGCTGAAGTCAACATGCTGGCTGAGGCTGGCGTCATCCGCGAATACGCCGAGAAGATGGTGAAATTCGCGAACCTTGTCCGTGAAGGTTATGAACAGCATCTGATCAGCCAGCCAATCGGCCCTCGCGAGCTGCTGCTGTCCGCAAAAATCGGAATGATGCGCGGTGATTTCTCTGCCGGCATCGAAAAGTCGTTTATCAATAAACTTCCATCCACGTCTGCACAGGCAGCGCGTGAAGTGGTTCAGAAGATCTTCGGTTAATCGTGCGTAAAGGATGTTTCGGCTCTCTTATCGCAGCGTCTGGAACTGGCCGGGCTTGTCTGGCGTGTCCAGATAGGCCCGAGTGCCACCAGTCAGCCAAAGAGGTTGCGATTTCGATGTATGGGAAGTTCGTTGGCTTCCCCAATGACAAAATCAAGAAAACCAGAAAGGTAAAAACACATGAAGGCTCTGATGGTCAGAACTGACTTCTCCCTGGGAGAGTCGGCTCTAAAAGCAGAAAACGCGGTGAAAATCGCGAGAGACGCTGGCTACACCGCTGTCATTTCCGCTGACAGCATGAACATTGCCAGTGTGATCCCCCTGCAGCGTGCCGCTGGCGACGACATGGCGGTTATTTGTGGTGTTAAGCTGAATGTTGTCGACGATCCGACATACGAGCACCGCGCCCACCTTGCGAAAGAGTCAGGGGGGTGTATGGAATCATTGGTACGTGATCGCAGCTACTGCTTCACGGCACTGATAAAGAATGAGCAAGGTTATCGCGACGTGTGCGAACTGATGACCTTAGCCAACAAGCGCGAGCAATTCTACTTTGTCCCGCGTCTGGCGCTTGACCAGCTGGCGGCCGCATATGCCAAAGGCAACATCATCCTGCTGACGTCTGACATTGGCAGTGTATTCCAGCGCCGGGACTTCGCAAAGATTATCGGGACGCTGGTGACAGCTGGAGGACGCGATAACTTCTACAGCGTGGTTTATCCGCACCCTACCCCATTCTACGACCAGATTAACGTCCGGGCGATGAAAGTGGCGAGCGAACTGAAAATAGAGCCAGTGGCATTCTATCCCGCTTATTACGAAGCGGTCGACGACGCTGACATTAAAGACATTGCGCACATGGTTACGAACAACATCAAAATCGACCAGCCGCATCGTCTGCGTATTCCCCACCAGCGAGATAACGCCGTTAATGGTCGCCGCCATCTCCTTGAAGCACTGAAAGCCTTCTCCGTTCGAATGGATGTGCCGGTAACAGCTGCAATGGCCTCAACAACGCAGGACACTATTATTGAAGCCTGCACATGGCGCTGGCATGAATTGCCACCAGCACTGCCCAAGATGGCAGACGACGAACCTGCAACGCTGATGAAGCTGGCTGTCGCGGGGCTGCGCAAGCGTCTTACTACCAAAGAGTTTGGCTACACCCCACCGGCTTCTGAGCACCGTGTGTATGTTGATCGCCTGAAGTACGAAATGGACACGCTGACCCGCCTGGGCTTCTGTGGCTACTTCCTGATGGTGCGCGACCTGATGAATCACAGCCGTGAAACTGGCATCCCTGTCGGGCCTGGTCGTGGTTCCTCTGCCGGTTCTCTGGTGGCGTGGTGCATAGGCATAACCAACGTAGATCCTATCCGTCACGGTCTTCTGTTTGAGCGTTTCATCAACCCTGAACGTCTAGACTTGCCGGATGCGGATCTGGACTTCAGCCAGGCACGTCGTCATGAGGTGATCGAGTATCTGAATGAACGCTATGGCGAAGATTACGTTGCCGGTATTCCGAACTTCACCTATCTGGGCGCCGCTTCTGCGCTGCGTGACACTGCGCGTATTTACGGTGTCGACGCTGCTGATATGGCGGTATCCAAAGAGTTCAAGAATCTGGAGGACGATAGCCTGTCACTGGAAGAGCTGCGCGAGCAACTGGCCAGCCTGGACAAATACGCCACGAAAAACCCGGAAGCGTTCAAAGCGGCGTGTAAGCTGCAAAGCCTGATGCGTGGTTTTGGCCGTCACGCAGCGGGGATGATCGTCGCTGGCGTTCCACTGGTAGAGCGCACGCCCGTCGAGCTGCGTGGCAACGCTCGCTGTATTGCATTCGATAAACGTTACTGCGAGGCGATGGGGCTGATTAAGTTGGACGTTCTCGGTCTGGCAACGCTCGATCTGCTGGATAGCGCGAAACGCTACATCAAAGAGAGCACCGGGGATGACATCAATCTCGATGCGATCCCACTGGACGATCGCAAGGTTCTGGATGGGTTCGCTGCAGGGTACACGCAGGGCGTATTCCAGCTGGAGTCCGGCCCCATGCGCAAGCTGCTTAAAGATCTTGGCGGCGGCATTGAACCAATGAGCTTCAAAACCGTTGTCGCCACGACCGCACTCTTCCGACCTGGCCCGATTCAATCCGGCATGTTGGACGACTATGTCTCCGTGGCCAAAGGCTTCATGGCTCCACAGTCGCTGCACCCGGTACTGGACGAACTTACCGCGGAAACCAACGGCGTGATTCTGTATCAGGAACAGACGATGAACGCGACACGATTGCTGGCCGGCTTCACGATGGCCGAAGCAGATGGTGTGCGTAAAGCGATCGGTAAAAAGGATATGGAAAAGATGAAGAGCATGGGCGAGAAGTTCGTCGTTCAGGCTCAAGCTGGTTGGATCGATGTTGAGATGGAAGACGGCACCACGCAGCGTATTCACCGCGCGGAACACTTCAAATGTGGGGACGGCGCACTGCGGACGGTCGAAGAAGCGCTGGAGGCTGGTGTGAAATTGCCTATGGCTGCTGTTCGCGTTACAGGGTCACAACCGGGATTATCTGAAACGAAAGCGAAGGAGATCTGGGATGCGTTCGAAAAGAACGGTGCGTATCAGTTCAACAAATCACACTCCGTTGCCTACTCGCTGATCAGCTATCAGTCAATGTGGTTAAAGACGCATTACCCTGCTGAGTTCTTCGCTGCTGCGCTCACCATTCTGGGCGAGGATAAGCACCAGGGGCTGGTTAAGGATGCGCTGACCTATGGCATTCGCGTGTTGCCACCAGACGTTAACGTGTCATCTAACCGAATTGAGATCCGCACGCTGGAAGACGGCAGCCAGGTACTGTATGCGCCCTTCTCTGCTGTGAAAGGCTGCTCTGAGAACGGGTGCCAGGCCATCATGAGAGCGCGTGAGAAAGTTGGCGGCAAATTCGAGTCACTTGAGCAATTTGAGGAAGCGGTCGAGAAGCGTGCGTGTAACAGCCGGGTACGCGAGTCACTGCAAAAAGTAGGTGCGTTCGCATCGATTGAGCCTGGCAGTCTGCCAGCGACAGACCCGGAACGACTGCGCGACCAGGCAGAGTTGATGGGCAATCTGGTGATCGACGCTGTAAAAGCCTCTCGACCGTTCGAGATGAACCCTAAGCGCTCTGCCGAAGTGAATGTACTGATGACTCGCATGGCGGCCGAAATGGGTCTGGGAGACGACCTGATACGTCCGAGCATTGGCATTAAGCCGAAAATCATGGTCATTCTGGACCACGCGAACGGCAATGATGGGCGTACCGGCTACTTCATGGAGAACGGCTACGACGACTTTAAGGCGAAGTTGCTTACTGCAGGCGATCTGCGCATGGGCGATCTCTACGTCACCGGCGTGTGCAAAAAGGTGAAGGACAAAGAGAAGGACTACACCAAAGACGAGATCGGCCAGTTCACCGACTTTATGCGTGAAGAGCTCAATCTGGTGCGTCCGACCTATGTGCTGACGTGTGGCAGCCGGGCGACGTCACTCTTCAACAACAAGAGCAAACCATCCGATCTGGTTGGACGCAAAGAGTATCTGCCAGAGCTGGATGTGACCGTTTTCTACGGATTTAACCCGAACATTTTGTACTTTCGCCCAGAGGAAGGCGAAAAGCTGGAAGCAATTCTGGCAGAGGTAGCGGAGACTATTAGCAAATGAACAAAGAGAACACCATGAACGAGGCACAGAAGATTGCACAAGCGCTGGCGGCTATCCCAGCGGATTTTCAGGATAAAGCTGTTGCGGCCACCATGCGGTCGCAGTTCTGGGAAATCATCGACTGCCCGGTCACGTTAGATTTGGCGCTGGCGTTCGCCGGGCTGGATGGCGCCGATAGAATCAGTCGTCTGCGTAAATGTGCCAGAGCGCTGGCGCTCAAAACGCAAGATCCGAAGGCGTGCCAGTATCTGCTGGAGATCTACGAATCGGATAACCCAGATGAACAGTTGGAGGCGTTCAAAGTGTTCCGCAATCGGCTGGTACTGAAGGTGGCCAAAGAGTTTATGGAAGTGAACAAGATTGGCGATGTGAGACAGTATCGGCTGAAGCGCCAGACCAGAGTCACGCTATCCAACATTTTTGGGAAGAAAGTCGCTTAATTATAAGGCTCGCCGGATGGCGAGCCTTATTGTTGAAAACAGCTTAAGACTTACCGCAGAGATTGTTATTAATCATGTTACACCAGTAAGATGCTAACTTAATTCTTTAATCTGCTTCCATGTTTCAATGCCAATTTCTGTCAAGGCATTAAAATACTGACTTTTTATTTCTGCGTATTTTACATCATCAAAATTAAAACTACCTCTATTTCTTAGTTCTACACATTCCTGAAAAAAAGTAAGAGCCTCATTGCATTTATCGCGCATTGTTTGTTGATTATGTTTTTTTGGATTAAGTAACAAAATTATCTGATTACACTCAATCATTACAGTTTTCGCCAACTCGTCCCCAGCTTGTTGATATGCCGGGGTTGTCTGCGGATTTATTTGTCGTTTTAATAAGCTGTAATTCATATCGAGATTCGCATAAAACTCACTACTTCTTGATCTTAGTTCTTGAAGCCAACGAAGTCTTTCTGCGGTAATTATAGTTGCTTTTAATTTTTTATCTTCAGTAGCAGCAGCAGACTTAATTTGCTTGTTTGTGCCTCGATATAACAAAAATGCACCAATAGCAGCGCCAGCAATAGCTGATATTGAAGATATTATAGCAATCCAAATAGCAGAATTATCAGGTTTCGTATTCTCTTCTATTTGCTTTAATAAATTATAAATATCAAACATGATGATAACATTTCCTTTTAATTTGAATAATTAATGATAAATACCGTGCGGAAACATGAAGGCTCTATCCCTTTCAAAATCCATATTTCTTTCAATTAAAATTCACGAACACAATAGGAGAGACTCCTGCAATTAACAAGCCCTAAGAAGTAGTTGTTCGAGCAGATAGCATAACGGTCTATCTTGGATTAGCGTTAACTGAATCTCTATAATCAATACACATTAATAAGTGAGAGGCTATCAAAATGAGCACCGATATCTACGAAAAAATCATGTCCGATCTGGAGTTCGACCGCGACAATCTTGAAGAAGTCTGGCGTCAGCAACCGCGCCTGTTGATGGAATACGGCTCTAAGCTGGCGCGGGCAGAACGCGAGGTCGCAGATGCAAAACTCTCTCTCGATGCGATTGAGGCGAAAATCTACGACAATGAGCGTAAGAACCTGAGTATGAACGGCATTAAGTTTAATGAGTCCGTACTGGAGGCGAAGGTTAGAACCAACCCGCAATACCTCGCAAAGCGCCAGAAACTCGACGATGCCCGGCACATTGCAGATCTGTACAAGCACGCTGTAGCCGCCTTCTCTCACCGCCGCGACATGATTGTCCAGGCGTCCAAAATGGCTATCGTGGAGATTGAACGTTTGGGCGCCGAACGTTTCCACTCTCCCCGTTAATTTATGCTAGATCGTAAGTAAGTACTGATCTATCATTCTTCTCGCTCGAAAGAGCCACGAATAAACGAACGCCCAACGCGCATAGCGCCAATGGCCACAATCACAACAAGGAGAAATACATGTCTAAGTCATTACTTGATCTGCTTAACAAGACCCGTGGCGATATTGCTTCTAAACGTGGCAATAACGTTGATTTGACCCGTCTGAAAGACGGCAATAACTATCTGCGCATTTTTCCGAACAAGGACGACCCGAATGGCGTGTTCTTCCAGACTTTCGGTATGCACTACGTTAAGCATCAGAATGAGGAAGGCAAAGATGTAACCACCGCCTACATCTGCGAACAGCACACCCACGGCCACGCTTGCCAGCTGTGTGAGATGGTTATGGAAGGTCGTGCTCGCTTTAAGGACAACAAAGCGATGGAAGAGCGCATTAACAGTATGCGTGCTACACCTCGTTATCTGGTCAACGGTGTTCTGTCTGCGCGTGAAGACTTTGCGGACGCAGAGAAATGCCAACTGATTGAGCTGCCGTCTACGGTCTTCGACGATATCTGCAAAGTGATGTCCGAAGATATTGCGGATGATATCGGCAACCCACTGAGCAAAGAAGAAGGCTATGCGTTCCTGATTAAGCGTACCGGTTCCGGTCGTGACACCAAGTACGACGTATCCCCGAAACGTAAGGTCTACAAAGGCGACATTCCTGAGAAGCTCTGGACTACCCAACACGATCTGATCGCATACGCGAACCAGGCTGACGAAACCCGTCTGCTGTCTACGGCTCGCACTATGGGTCGTCTGATTGGTATCGCGGCTCCGGCAGCAACAATGTCCTCTCCGGCCATTTCTTCCGCTGCAAAATCAGCCGCTGCTGAACTGCCAGGTTTTGGCTCTATCACTGGTCATACGGAAGGCGCAGCTGCTGTCGCTACAGCACACACTCCGGCTCCAGAGTCCACCAGCCTGGTTGATGAAGAGATCCTGCGTGCCGCTGAAGCTGAGTTCAAACCGGAAACTAAACCGGAAGAAGTTAAAGCTCCGGAAGCCGCCGCAGCTGCAAGTGCTTCAGCATCAGCTGCCGCTGCATCTGTACCAGCTGACGAAGGTCTCGACGACCTGCTGGCTGAACTGGACGCTCTGTAATCCCATAACGTGACCAGTAAGGCGTCTACGGACGCCTTACTTTTTGGAAGGAGTGTACCGGTGAATTATCTCTTTGTGGACGGTAACAGCCTGGGCTATTACCACCAGCAATCCGACAAATTACACAACGGCGAGATGGAAGTTCAGGCGGCTTTTGGCTTCGTGAAGAACGTTCGTCGTTACGCCTCAATTCTCCATGCCCGGCCAATGATCTTGTGGGATGGATTCAGCGACAAACGTCGCGACTTCTACCCGGAGTACAAAGCGAATCGCGATGACGACCCGGATATGAAGAAGATGAAAGAAGGCTTTGCCATCCAGAAGCCGTACATCTTGAAAATGATGACCGCGCTGGGCGTTAACCAACTCATTGCAAAGGACGCAGAAGCGGACGACATGGCTGGAATGCTGGTCTCTCGCCTGGCTCCGCAGCCGACCGTCGATCACATCTACCTGCTGACGGGCGATGGCGACTGGCTCCAATTGGTTCGCGAGAATGTGAGCTGGGTAAGCCTGCGTGAAGATGCCAAGCACAAGCAGGTGAACTTCGAACAGTTCGCAGAGCTGACAGGTCTGCCAACACCACGCGCGTTTCTGGAAGCGAAAGCGTTGCAGGGCGATAACTCGGACAACATCAAAGGCGTCGGCGGCATTGGTGATGGTGGCGCGAAAGAGCTGCTTCATGAGTGGGGAAGCGTGGCCGCAATGGTACGCGGCATTAACGACGGCTCCATTGTCATCAATAAGGGTCGCTATAAGACGGCATTCAACAAGCTGGCAAAGAACGCCTTCAACGAGAAGACGGGCTGCCGGATGCTCGAAGCCTTTAAGCGCAACATGATGCTGATGAACCTTATCGACACAAAATTCCCACCCAGCGAAATCGAGTCGATTAAAGGCGCACGCGACATGAATGCCTTCGAACAGATGTGTTACGAGCTGAATTTCCGGTCGTTTCTGGAAGATCTGGAAGTGTTTGTTCTGCCATTTGAGAGGTACTGCTGATGCTTAAATCCATCATTAATGGCGGGGCAACTACGCCAACCATGCTGGCTAAAGAGATTGTCTTCTGCCACGGCGAGCACGCTGTGGTGGCGCTGCCGAACATTCTGGGCGCTGCTGGCATTTCAGCAACTGAACGCGAGTTCGCGCTGGTCAGCGAGCAGGTTGTGAAGATCATCGCTCGCGTCGCCAAACACCTGAACCACGACGCAATCAAGTTTGACGAAGCCGCTGCTTCGAAGCGAATCAACGAATCAAAAGGAGCCTAATCATGGCAAAAGGCAAATCCGCACTGGCACTGGCGCTGAAAAAGAAAATCGGCAGCAATGACGAGATTCAGAAGGTCTCCCACTGGATTGACTCCGGTTTCCCTCCACTGAACAAAGCCATTTCCGGACGTTACGACGGTGGTTTTCCGTGTGGGCGTATCGTTGAAGTCTTCGGGCCACCAAGCGCCGGTAAAACCTTTTTGGCGACGGCTGCGATGGTGTCAGCACAAAAACAGGATGGTCTGGCCGTATTCCTTGACCACGAAAACAGTTTCGACGTTGGTCTGGCGGTAGCGAACGGACTGAACGCCGACGAAGACGACGGTCAGTGGGTCTACAAACAGCCGGATACCTTCGAAGACTCCGTCGAGCTGATCGGCACAATCCTCAAGCTGGTGCGCGACGAAGAGCTTATCCCGGAAACAGCCCCTATCTGCATCGTTGCCGACTCTCTGGCGTCGATGGTTCCGAACTCGAAGGCTGAGAAGTTCGACAAGATGGCAGAAGGCACTGCGAAGGACAAAGATCAGCTGAACATGAACGACAACACGGCGCTGGCGCGCGCGACGAGTGCGAACTTCCCTACTCTGGCGCTTTGGGCGCGTAAGTACAACGCGTGCATCATCTTCTTGAACCAGGTGCGTACCAAAATTGGCGTGATGTTTGGCGATCCGACGACGTCTCCAGGTGGCGACTCTCCGAAGTTCTACGCGTCGGTGCGCATCCGTCTGGGCGCATCCGTTATGAAGGATGGCAAAGAGAAGATCGGACAGGACGTTGGCGCCGAGTGCATTAAAAACAAAGTCGCGCCTCCGTTTGGCAAATGCTCATGGAAATTCTACTTCGACCCGACTCGCGGGCTGGACGTCATCGAATCGCTGGTTGAGTACATGCTGGAGGAAGGATACCTGCCCAAGAACGCCAGCGGGCGTGTGGAAATTGGCGATAAGAAATACACCAAATCGCAGATCGTCGAGATGTACCGCGAGAAGCCACTCCCGGAAATCATCGCAGCACTCCAGGCGATAGACGAACGGCGAGCGAAAGAGTCGTCCCCAGCAGAGACAGAAGAAGCGTAATCACAAGGCGTCCGTTGGACGCCTTTTTTATACTTGAAAATATATAAGTACTTACTTATAATTTCTGCACCAAAACGACAAAAGGAAACACATGATCAAGGGTTATCTCATGGCTGTTTCAGCGGTGATATCAGTCTGCTTTATCTACGGTTTACTGGTTCCATCGCTTATCTCAGCTAAAAGCGATCTGGCCTTATTTATCGGACTTGCCATCGCTGTAGTCTTCCCGGTTGCCTTGTTAAAAGCTGGCCGCAGGTATATCAACTCACTCAATAAAACTAAGGAGAAGTAAGTAATGAAGAAAGGTTTACTGGCGGTGGCTTTGACTGCTATTTGCACAATGGGTCTGACCGGCTGCGATCGCGTGGAACCGGGATACGTTGGCATTAAGGTAAACAAATTGGGTGAAGACAAAGGTATCGGTGAAGTTGTCGGCGTTGGCCGTCAGTGGACTGGTCTGAATACCGAGCTGTACACCTTCCCCACTTTCAAACAGATGAAAACCTACGATGAGCCGTTCACATTCCAGATGAGCGACGGTACAGCCATCGGCCACAAAATTGGTGTGGCATATCTGGTTAATCGCGACAAAGTAACTACCGTATTCCAGACCTATCGCAAAGGTGTTGATGACATTACCGACACTGATCTGCGCCAGAAGATTGCGGACTCACTGAACCGTCTGGCCAGCCGCATGACTACCGACACGTTCATCGACGGTGGCAAGGCGTCTCTGCTCGACAATGCGCTGAAAGACATTCAGGCAGAAATGTCACCGGTAGGTATTGAGGTTATTAGCCTGTCATGGGTGGGCAAACCAGACTACCCGGACACTGTCATCGAATCTATCAATGCCAAAGTGACCGCGAACCAAAAAACGCTCCAGCGCCAGCAGGAAGTTGAGCAGCGCAAGGCAGAAGCGAACATGCTGCGAGAACAAGCCGAAGGTGAAGCCGACGGTGAAGCCGACGCTATCCGCAAGCGTGCTCAAGCAGAAGCTGATGCCATCAAGTTGCGCGGTGAAGCATTACGTCAGAACCCGAACGTCATGGAGCTGGAAGCCATCAACAAATGGAATGGCCAGTTGCCTCAGTACATGACTGAAGGGGCTAATACTCCGTTTATCGCGTTGAAGTAACAGCCTTTTCAAAGATACGGCGTCCACTTGGACGCCTTTTTTATTTCCGTATTATCACCAACAAGAAAACAAATTGGTTACTAATACGGAATTAGCATCCGTAGAAGTACAAAGTGACAACGCCACATAGTTGTTCGGCAACGGATGAGAAGGAGATCGGGAATGAAAAATTACAGCGAGATGACGGACTTTGAGATTAACTGCCTGGTCGCGGAAGCCACCGGCCATCGACCGCTTATCTCACAATATGGCTGGAAAGGCTCACAGGAAGGCGATTACACAGCAGTGGTCGCCATCGGCCCGAACGGAGCCGGAACCTTCGACTGGTGTAACGATCCGGAAGATGCGTGGGACATTATTTATCGACACAGAATCGGCGTAATCCCCGCCAGACAGCCTGGCGAGTGGAGAGCGGCCCACAGAAAGGTGGACAGCTCAACGCCACAACATCTGATCCAGAACCCTAACCCTTTCAGAGCGGCAATGACCGTGTTCCTTTTAATGCAGGAGAAAAAGCATGAAGAAACTGTATGACGCGGCCAACGCTGCGCTGGATGTAGTGGATACCGAAATTGCCCAGGGCTTCCCGGAGCCAGAATGGGCGACGCAGCTGCGTGAGGCGATTGCAGAGATGAACGCACCGGAACCTTCAGAAGATGAAGCCGACTGGCAGCGTTTCATCAGAATGTACGCGGAAGAGGTTGGCCCGACGCCAACCGCTGAACAGGCCATGCTGCTCAAGTACTTCAAGGAGGCTGGAGAGAATCTGCCGGTTGATGATACACCGCACTGGTTTCACGCCGCCTGGCGTAAGTTCGACGTGATCTACACCCGCGGTATGGGAAGTAAAGATATGGTCGTCTGGCATCTGATGCACATCGATAAAGCTGTCGACCGCACGCTGGAGAAGTTCTTTCCACCAGCCTGAACACAATGATTGTGCGCCGCATGGCGCACATTAATATAAATAAGTACTTACCAACAAGGAGAAGACACATGAAGATTTTGGTTCGAATTTCAGCCAGCACCGACTATGACGTTTACCCGCTATTCATGGTCAAGTGCGATGGGCTGAACGATGAAGAAATTCAAGCGGCAATTGAGCGCAATCTCGTTGAGTACACTGGCATGGATGCAGATTCTGTGTATGTCGATGATGACGGTGTTTGTTGGCACAACGGTAGTTGCTGGTACGTCGACGACACGATGACGGTAAGCGATGAAGACGCGGCTCATCTTGAGCGTATCTTAGGCATCAGCACTTTTGAGTGATATTTACAGCAAAAAATATATAAGTTAGTATCTACCTATCATGAAAACTGTATTAGACACTTTATTACTTATTGTCTCGATAGCTTTTGTGCTCGATTGCATCTTCACCGGAGCAATCCGTAAAGCGCTGGCGCCTGTTAATGGCGCGATGGTTGTGGACAGCGGCGAACAGTTTTATGTTGTGCGCGATGATCGCGTCCTGTCTTCCCCATATCTAACCAAACGTAACGGCAAACTGTCTGGCGTGGGTGAAGATAAGTTCGTTTACAACAAATCAGGTGATGTCTACGGCGTTCACGCGAAGAACGCCAGCTACCTTTTCGATGACTGCAAGGAGGTTGGTTGATGGCGGTTACACTGGCAGGTCTGGAAATCGAAAAAACAAGTGGCTACTGGCGTGCCAAAGGGTTTAAGCAACCCGGCGTGCTGGAGCGTGAGGACGGTGTCATTGTCCACCAGCGTCGCGAATGGCGCATGTACGATCCGGAAACAGGTAAGCTCACGACGAAGGCCGGGACACTCTGGGGTCTGCTGAAGAAAATCCACTGATAACCCTAACCACTGCGGTGAGTAGCCAGCTCACCGCGTGCGTATCCGGCCCATAACCACTGTAGTGAGTAAAGTGGAGATTATCGACGTCGCTATCCACTGTAGGGAGTAAACAGGCGTTCATTCGCAGCAAACAACCACTATAGAGAGTGATGGAATGCGTTCTCCAGCGGGTATCCACTATGGAGAGTAAACCTTCACTGTTTTCAGCGGATATCTACTCTCTACAGTGGTTAGTAAATCCGGCCAACCGATTCTGCTCTCCACAGTGGATAGCCAATAACGACGGGAACAACGATAACCACTATAGAGAGTGGATTTAACAAGATACCCAGTGACCACTAACCTCGCAGCCCTTGTTTCATCTAGGTTTGTAACCACTAACATTTATTTCGTTATTTGAGCGCTACTGCCTACAGTGGTTACTCTTCGGTTGTTGTTACTCACTACAGTGGATAGCGGATTTCAGATAAACAAAAGGCTCACTACAGTGGATAGTGAGCCTTTCTACTCTCTACAGTGGTTGGGTTATTTGCGAGCTTTTGCCTTGCGTAGCTCTTCGAGAATCGCCAGTTCTTCCTTGCTCAACATGACCATCTCACCCTCTTTTTCTTCAGGAACAACATCGATAATGTCCTCCTGATCATCACCAGGCAAGATGTCTTCTGGTTCTTCAGGCGCAGCTTTAGTTGGTGGCAGTGCTGGGCGTAATTTCGGCCGCCTATAGTGGATGATGAAGTAGACCGAGCTGCCGCGCTTCACTTCGGTGTAATCGAGATAGCCGATCTCACGCAACTGCTCCATCGCCTTCCTGACTGTCGCGTTCTGGGTAATGGTGCGGCTGGTTAAGTTAAGTCTGGCGCGTAAGCGAGCCAGCGAGATTGGTGCCGGGTCAGGTGGCAAACTTTCGATGAAGGTGTAGAGCGCCTGCGCGGATTCTTTTCTGGAGAGTTCGTTAATTGCCCGGAGTTGCAGAAGAACCTTTTTGTCGAACTGGTAGAGTTCGAAAATCTTAGGATCAGCCTGCAGCGAGACCGTGTCGTTCTTTGTGCTGTACTTTGCTGTCTGCACAAGGTGCGTCACGTAATACTCATCAGAGCCTTTACTGCGGAATGAGATAGTGTTTGTGGCAATACGAGTTAGAGAACTGTCCAGGCGCTTGCGTAACTTCGCGGACGATCTGGCCGTTGGTATGCCACAGAGCCTGACGAACTCGACGAACGGTAACGTGACGGTGTCGCCAACAACCTTGTGCTTGGCGAACGCGTGGATGATGCCTACCCACGTTTTGAAGTCGTTATCCATATCCAGACGAACGCCGGAGATCCTTATGTCCTCGTACCCTTCGGCTTTGGCCAGAGACAGCTGTTTGAGTTCAGCAGAGGCGTCCATAGAGACCATTTGCCCCTTTCTGCCCCTGGCGGTCGATTTCAGCGTCGGAACGAAGAGACCAAGACGCATCAGAGCAACAGGCTGAACTGTGTTGTTGGTGTTAGGAACTAACGTAACAACTTCACCGGTCTTTTTGTCTGTTTCTGAGAATGCTTCAACGATCGCTATGTTTTTATTGCCGTTTTCGCTCATTCCAAGTGTCTCTTTTTATTCGACCGCTTTGGTGGCCTTTGCTGATTACAGTGGATAGTAGCACTCATCACAGCGGTTATCCTACCGCCTATAGTGGTTTTTCTACTCTCTACAGTGGTTGGCTTGCTCTTCATAGTGGCTGATCTTCTCTCTATAGTGGATATCGATCACCTCTAAGGCCATGTGGCACAACGGTTTGCGGGGTGCGGGGATCTTTTTGGGTCTTTGTGGGTCTCTTTGGTTCTCTTTGGGATCTGAATTACTGGATCTGGCCTGTGTATAAAAATCAGGTAATTGCAAAACCAGCCATCACTCCCCTTCTGGGGATAATGTGTGGTCGAAACAAACACGCCTGAACGCAAAATTTCCAACATCTCTATGAATATCAGCCACCTGACGTAGAAAAACAGGCACTGAGTTATCCAGTTAAGACAATGTATCCTACTCACTACAGTGGATACCGACCACTCTCCAGAGAGGTTGTTTTGCTCTTCATAGCGGTTATTATGCTCTCTACAGAGGTTACTTTCCTCCCCATAGTGGATAGTAAACCCCTCTCAGGCCAGTAACCGCAACGGCTGGAGACGATCGGGGATCTCTTTTGATCTTCTGTAGGATCTCTCTGGGGATCTAATTATTGGATCGGTCCTGTGAATAATGGGTATAAGTAAAACAGGCATTTGCAAACATCGGTGCGCCTTGTCAGTTATCGTTGCCCCGGACAAAACTATTTGAATAAGAATTATGGATCTCAAACGCACGCGCTGGGTTCGCCGTCTTGAAGATGGCTCCTACACCATTGAATCGAACACTAGCCTGAACAAACAGAAGTTGCTCTGCGACCTGTGCGGCATTGCGTCGAAGTGCCCGATTAACGAAACCCGGCTCAAACTCCACGACGCCGGGGCGCACTTCCACCTGAACAGCTGCATACGTTACGTGCCACTGCTGGCATTTCGTAAACCGATCATCGGATTAGACGCACCCTACTTCAACACACTCCGCTCTGGTGTAACATGGCGAGACCTGGTCGAACCTGGCAAGCTCGTTTGTCTGGTTGAGGCTGATACTGGAAATATCATCCGGTTCGGGAGAGTCGATAAGGTCTACTCCGGCCCGGTGGATGAGATGCTGCGGAAACACAGCCGGTTTAACCATCTCTGCATGGGTGGAGAGAAGATCGAGAAGATTGGCGAAGTGATCCGCAAATCCTACGGACACTTCCTGAACGACGACAGCCTTCTTACGGCCATCTACATTCGCCATGTCGATCGGGAGTTCGATACGGAGTATCACAGTGCTGAAGAGTTGAATCTTGTCGACCCTCGCCCAAAAGCTGGGGTAATCGACATCAGCGTAGCGCGTCAGAAGCCCCCTGAGACGTTTTAAACGTAAACTCATGGTTTTACCGGGGCATAAAATATGGTGTCTTAGAAAGACACTGAGAGCTTTAGGGATTAATACATGAGTGAATTTTATTCAAGGGCAGCAACTGTGGCAGACATGCCATTTATCATGGGTGAGTTCGAAGACGGCGCACGCAAGGGTCACTTCTACGAAGAGATCCTGACATCAAAGGGTGGTAAAACCTTTGAGAAGCAGACCAAGCTGGCCATCCAGACGAACGAGCAGGGCCAATACTCCGGGCATTATATCTACATCCTGCTGCGCCGTTCTGATGACAAAAAAGCAGGGCTAATCTGGTTCTGTGCCGCACTCGATCCAACAGGCGCGCCACGACTTGAACTCCGTGCCGTCAGTATCGTCAAAGAGCTGCGCGGGAAAGGCTATGGGTCAATGCTGGTGTCCGACATGATCGATTCAAACCCGAGCCAGCCGATGATGGCGAAGTGCTACGTCAAATCCTCGCAAATGGCCGACATGCTAAAACGCAGAGGTTTTCACCTTTTCGACACGTCACCCAAAGGCACGCAGATGCTGTTTCGCGATCCAAAGTAAAAAGCACCCCATATGAGGTGCTTCTGAAGAATTAATCGCAAGTTGTTTTGCCAGTGCCGTCTGGGTATACGATGGATTCGCACGACTTGCCGTTCAAGAAGCTGTAGCTGCGAATAGTGCCGTCAGGATCGCGTTCTGTGTAGGACTCCAGCTTCTTCGGATCAGCGTTCTTACGGCGCACTTCTTTCAGCTCATATTGGGCCTTGTACATCTCCTTGTAGGCTTCCTCTATGCGCTTCATCTTGATCTCCTTTGCCTCTTTGCTACCGAGATAAGCGGCCATTTCAAGATCACAGTTGAAACGGATTTTTGGGAATGAAGGCGCGTATTTACCCATGACTTTGGTTAAATCATTGTCGTTGGAGACATAATAGGCATGGCTTCCACACAATTTGTCGGCTCTGTCTTGGGCAATAGCTACGCTTGAAGTGGAATAAATATCAACGTACCCGCCAGCTGACTTTTCATCTTGAGGCGGCTTTGGCACGCATCCGATCAGAGCAATGGCCATCGTCCCTATAATTACACGTTTCACCGTCCGTTCTCCTTTTTCGTTTAGTTGTCATCAATGAGTGACTGCGATTATAGAGTGGCTTGTAACATTTAGAAATCTATGCCGCTTCATAAAATAGGTATTCACTTACTTATATATTTTGTCATAATCGTGTGCCTGTAGATTTTCTTCTGTGCCGTGTTGTCTGGGTTGCTCGCCTCTCAAACACGCTTAACATCTGTATCAAAATAACCACAAAGGAAAAGACACATGACATTGCCATACGGGGTGATATCAGATCCCCATTATCATCGTTGGGATGCTTTTGCGACAACAAACGCTGACGGGCTGAACTCTCGACTGGAGATCCAACTGGACGCCACGAAAGAAGCAGCCAAAGCCATGAAAGCTGCGGGCTGTAAGTACATGCTGGTGGCTGGTGATACTTTCCATGTTCGTGGTGCTATATCACCTTCCGTCCTGCATTTCGTGACTGAAACTTACGAGTGGATCATCAAAGAGTTGGGCCTCGAAGTGGTTATGCTGGCCGGCAACCACGACCTCGAAACCAACGATTCCGTATACAGCGCCAATGCAGCGGCCTCTCTGCGCTCAATCGGTGTGGAAATTGTCTGCGGCAAACGTCCTCACTCCATCAAAATGGGCGACGTAACCGTCCACCTGATTAGCTGGCGTAACAACCACGCAGAGCTTATTAGCGACCTCAAAACACTGCGTTCCGGGCTGGATGGCGACAATCACGATGTCGTTGTGCATACCTCGATCAACAAAGCGATCCCCACCATGCCAGATGTCGGCATCGACGCACAGGAACTGAAAGATATCGGCTTCCGTTTGTTGCTGTCCGGACACTACCACAACCACAAAGAAGTGCTGCCTGGAGTGGTTAGCATCGGGGCGCTGACGCACCAGAATTGGGGCGATGTTGGCTCGCTGGCTGGCTTCATGATCGTCAACCCTGACGGCACATTCACCCACCACGAAACCTCCGCACCCAAGTTCGTCAACCTTGAGGACGATGTGGAAGACGACCAAATTCGCGGTAACTACGTGCGCTTCCGTGCCGTTGTGGAGAGCGATGAAGAAGGCATCAAAATCCAGAACGTCCTGAAAACAATGGGCGCGAAGGGTGTCGTCTGCAACTTCATCCGCAAGGCATCGATGATGGAAGGCACTGCCAGTACTGCGGAGACCAGCAAAATAGACAGCCTGGGCGAGTCCGTCGCGGCGTACTGCAAGATCGTTCACGACACTGACGGCGGCTTCGACCTGAGCAAGCTGGACATGCTATGTCAGGAGATCCTGACCGAAGCGGAGAGTGCGGAGGCAGTGTGAGTACGAGCCATTCTGGGAGCTTTCGGGACTTCATCTCCACGATGAAAAGACTTGAACGAGGCCAGACGGTGATGTTCCACAAGCCCTACCCACCCAACGGAAACCCTGTGGCGTTTTATCTGGGAAGACTGAGCAAACAAGGCGTACTGAAACGCCGATCTTTCCCAGCCCACACGGAGTTTCAACTGCGAAAAGGCCAGCATTTGAATCAAAAAGTTAGAGGCATTGTATGAAATTTCTAAAGCTCCAGGTTGAGAACTTCATGGCGTTAGCCAGCGCCGAAGTTGAGTTAGACCAACGCGGTCTGGTGCTCATTCAGGGTGTTAACAGTGGCGACTCTTCCGCTGCCAGTAATGGCGCGGGCAAATCGACTTTGATGAACAGCCTGATGTGGTGTCTGTATGGCGAAACTGCGCATGGCGTCAAAGGTGACGACGTGCTCTCTACAGGCCACGAGAAAAACTGTCGCGTGATGGTGACTGTTGAGGATGAAGGAAAGCGTTACGCCATCATTCGCCACCGCAAACACAAAGAGTTCAAGAACCGGCTGATCGTCCGTGGCGAAGACGGTGATATGACCAAAGGCAAAGACACACTGACGCAGGAGTTCGTTGAACGCCTGATTGGTGCATCGAAAGAGGTGTTCATGGCGTCCATCTACGCCAGTCAGGAAGCAATGCCAGATCTGCCGGGTATGTCCGACAAGAACCTCAAAACCATCGTTGAAGAAGCCGCTGGCGTCGACCGGTTAACGCGAGCCTATGCCATTGCTCGCGAGCGTGCTAATGCAGCTGCCGCACGCATGGATGTTACCAAATCCAAAATGGACGCCTGTCTCACGCTTATCGAGACCGCGCAGTCAGAGATTGAGGCGGCCAAAGCGTCCTCTGATAGTTGGGAACGCGATCGCGGCGAACGTCTGGACAAGGCCCGCGTCGATTTGGCTGGCGCGGAGGTAACGCTGTCTGAAGTCGTGATGGAAATTCGCTCGCTGCCGGAACAGATCCGGGATACGGAAAACGCGATTGCCGGCGAACGCAGCAAGCTGGCCTCCAAAGAAGAGCATGACGCCAAACTGCTGAAGGTGCGCGGTGCGATTACGGAGATCCGCTCAAGCATCCGCACTTCAGAAGCGGCACAGAACGAGTCGATGAACCGTGCTCGCTCGTTTAAAACCAAAGCAGAAGAGGTCAGCACAAAGGTCGGAGCACCTTGTGTTACGTGCGGAAAGCCCTACTGCGAAGAAGATTTGTCCACCGTGAAGGAGAGTTTCATTGAACAAGCGCGTAATGAGCTCAGCCAGGCGCAGGCATCAGCAGCGGCAGTGGCTCAACACAAAGCTCGTCTTGAGAAAGCGCTCGGCATCGAGTCTGCACTGGTCGCAGCCACACCCGACGTCTCAGAAATCATCGCCAGAATCGAACGCCTGACCAATGAGCTAAGTGCGCTGCGTCATCGAGAACGTGAAGTTGTGGCCGTCGAAGCGATGGTGGCGCGGGCGCGTACTGACGTGAATCGCATCATGGCAGAGGTAAACCCATTTCTGGCTGTCATTAAGCGCCATGAAGACAACCTGGCTGCCAATAAATCTAATCATGCAGTACTTAAAAAAGAGTTAAAAAGCATTCAGGAACAGGCTCTGTTGCTGGAGAAAGCTCGCCAGGTTTACTCCCCAGCAGGCGTGCGTTCACACATCCTGACGTCTGTTACGCCTTTCCTGAACATCAGGACTGCGGAGTATCTCAACACGCTGTCGGACGGCAATATCGTTGCCGAATGGTCGACAATGGAGACAACGAAGAAAGGCGAGTATCGCGACAAATTCAATATCAGCGTGACCAAAACAGGTTCCAGCAAATCCTTCCAGACGTTGTCTGGTGGCGAGAAGCGTAAGGTACGCATTGCGTGCTCTCTTGTCTTGCAGGATCTGGTTGCCAGTCGCGCCAGTAAGAATATCGAGCTGTTTATCGGCGATGAAATTGACGACGCGCTCGACACTGCCGGTCTGGAGCGTCTCATGGGGATTCTGGAAGCCAAAGCGCGTGAACGCGGCACAGTGATGATCATCTCCCACAAAGAGATGAAATCGTGGTTCCGGGAAACCATCACAGTCGAAGTCAAAGAGGGTCGCAGCTATGTCGTTTAACTTGAGCCGCACGCAGTTTTTGCAGATGTTTGCCGTGATGCAGTCTATAAAGCTGATAAACCACCATACGGCAAAAGCAGCTGCGCCTGCACTTTTGTGGAAAAACGAAAACATCAATGACGACCAGTTCTCGATATTAACCAGTCTGTTGTCATCGACTCCGTTGATGCCGAGTTTGTCTATGCTGCCGTCAGGAAGCACTGCGCCGATCCTTATTAATCCATTTACGGAAGGTGGATATCTCCCACATTCTGGGCCGGGGTTCGTTGTGATTCCTGAAACCGGAACGCTGAACATCCAAGAAAATGCGCTCTTCAATGCGATGGAGACGCACATCAGCACCGCATTCACTAATCTGATTCGACACGCTAACGCACGCGCGGATCATGTTGCAATGCCGGGTGCTGCTTTCGCCAGCTTCTCTGTTGACTATGACCGACACGCGCCAATTTCAAAGTGGGCGAAACTCTGCTTTTACGAGGAGGGATGTGAAGTAGCGGTTATTGAAGTTCTTCTCCCCCATGTATTCAGCGCGAATGAAACGGCTGCACGCCATCTGATCGACATCATGCGGCATTTCATCGGCCAGAGCATGATTGATGCAGATATTGCTGCAGGCGTTCTAACCAACGATAGCATTCATGTTGTTAGCGACATTCCGAAGCCGCCAACTCGCGAGCCGGAGAAGACACTTGAACAGAAACTAATGGAATGCCCAACCTGGGCTACGTGGTAAGGAGACCAAAAAATGAGTAAAACCATTCGTGTGGTCGGCGTCGACCCTTCAATGAGCAATTTTGGCCTGGCGATTGGCACGCTGGATCTGGAAACGGATAAGCTGGACATTCATGGCCTGACATTGGTGGAAACCAAAGCTGGTGGAAACAAGAAGACGGTTCGCGTTAACAGCGACGATCTGCGCCGCGCTAACGAAATCTGGCGTACCGCCAAGCCCATAATCGAGCAGACTCATATGGTGTTTTGCGAGTTGCCGGTTGGTAGCCAGTCCAGTCGCGCACAAACCTCATACGGCATCTGCATTGGCGTACTGGCGTGCGTGGATAAGCCACTGATACAGGTCACGCCAAACGAGATTAAGCACTATGTCGGGAATAAGCTGACCACGTCGAAGGAAGAGATCATTCAGTGGGCTACGCAGAAGCAGCCAAACGCCCCGTGGTTGCGCCGGAAGCAATCTGGTAAGGAAGTGCTGGTGAATAAAAACGAGCACCTTGCGGACGCTGTCGCGTCGATTTACACCGGTATGCAAACTGATCAATTCCGTCAGGTTCGCGATGTTCTTGCGGGAATTTTATAAGTCGGTAATTGATAGGTAAGTGCTTATCTATTAACATGAGGCCACTATATTTAGTGGCCTTTTTTATTGGGTGATACATGATAAGCATCGTAAAACGTAACGGTTCCACAGAGCCGTTGTCAGAGGAAAAATACAACCGCGTTGTGATGTGGGGAGTCGAAAACATTCGCAACGTTAGCGCGTCTGCTGTCGCTATGGGCGCCGCTGCCAGCATTTTCGACGGAATGACCACCTGCCAGCTGCATGAAGCGCTGGTGAAGTCCGCTGCCGATCTGATCTCTCCGGAAACCCCGAACTACTCGCAGGTTGCCGCGCGACTGAGCCTGTTCAAGATCCGCAAGGACGCCTTCGGGCAGTATGACTACCCGAATTTCTACAATCACATCGTCAGCAACGTCAGCCGTGGCGTTTACGATGAAGACCTTCTCAAGTACTACTCTCAGGAAGAAATTGCCGAGCTGGGCGTGTACATCAAGCCTAAGCGCGACGAATACTTCGGCTATGCCGCCACCGTGCAGCTGGCGAGCAAGTATCTCGTTCAAAACCGTGTAACTGGCGCTATCTACGAAGGTCCACAGCAACTCTACATGCTGGTCGGCATGTGCCTGTTCCAGAATTGGGAAGATGGCTGCGCCGGTAAGACGCGTCTGGAGATGGTCAAAGGCTTCTACGATGTGACCAGTACATTCAAGCTGTCTCTGCCAACGCCAATTATGGCCGGCGTGCGCACCCCTACTCGCCAGTTCTCCAGCTGCGTGCTGATTGAAGCTGCTGATAGTCTGAAAGGGATTAGCGCTGCGTCTTCCGCAATCATTGACTACGTGTCACGTCGCGCGGGAATTGGTATTGGCTTTGGGCGTCTGCGTGCGCTGGGAAGTGAGATCCGCAATGGCGAGGCCACCCACACTGGCGTTATTCCGTTCCTGAAACACTTCCAGACAGCTGTGAAATCCTGCTCTCAGGGCGGTGTTCGCGGCGGCGCTGCTACAGCGTTCTATCCGATCTGGCACTTGGAAGTTGAAAGTCTGCTGGTACTGAAAAACAACCGTGGCATTGAAGAGAACCGTGTTCGTCATCTCGACTATGGCGTGATGATTAACCGTCTGATGTATCGCCGCCTGGTGCGCAACGAAAACATTACGCTGTTCAGCCCACACGATGTGCCGGGCCTGTACGACGCGTTCTTTGTTGATCAGGACAAGTTCGAAGAGCTGTACCTGAAGTACGAAGCCGACGAGAGCATCCGTAAGAAATCTATCCCGGCCGTCGACCTGTTCTCTACGCTGATGCAGGAGCGTGCCTCTACTGGTCGTGTTTACATTGCCAACGTCGACCACATGAACGATCACGGCGCATTCGTTCCGGAAATTGCACCGGTACACCAGTCCAATCTCTGCATGGAGATCACGCTACCGACCAAGCCACTGGCGTTCACTGACGATTCGAACGGGGAAATCGCGCTTTGCACTCTGTCTGCGTTTAACCTGGGCGCGATCCGCACGTTGGACTCACTGAAAGACGTGGCGTTCTACGCTGTGGCGGCACTGGACTCTCTGCTCGACTATCAGGACTACCCGATGGCTGCTGCAGAAATCCCGGCTAAAGCACGTCGTAGCCTGGGCATTGGCGTAACCAACTTTGCCTACTATCTGGCGAAGAACGGCTTTAACTACTCTGACGCTGCGGGCAACCAGCTGGTGCATGAGACCTTCGAAGCCATTCAGTACTACCTGCTCGATGCGAGTTGCCGACTGGCCGAAGCGAAAGGTGCATGTGACTGGTTCTCCCACACCAAATATGCACAGGGCCAGCTGCCAGTCGACCACTATCGCAAAACGCTGGATACCAACCCGGAGACCTCTTTCGAGCTGAAAATGCCGTGGGAAGAGCTGCGTGGCCGTATCCGTGAGCATGGTCTGCGTAACTCCACTCTTACAGCGCAAATGCCGTGTGAGACGTCCAGCCAGATCACCAACTCCACCAATGGTATTGAGCCGCCCCGCGGCCCGGTGTCCGTGAAGTCTTCAAAAGACGGCATCGTGAAGATGGTCGTTCCGGACTTCGCGCAACTGAAAGATCAGTACGAGTACCTGTGGGATATGCCGGATAACCGCGGCTATCTGACTAAGGTGGCCATTATTCAGAAGTTCTTCGATCAGGCCATCTCTGCGAACACCAACTACGACCCGACTCGCTTCCCTGGCGATAAGGTTCCAATGATGAAGCTGCTGGAAGACCTGCTGTTTGCGTATCAGCAAGGTGTGAAGACGCTTTATTACCACAACACGCGTGATGGCGCTGGTAAGCGTGATGACGACGATCAGGTGTCAGAACCTTCCGCTGCGGAGGTTGTTGAGCCAGAAGATGAGTGCGATGGCGCGTGCAAAATCTGATGAGCGTGGGGAGAAATCCCCACCTTTTCATTGAGTTGAGCACCTTGTTTAAACCAATAAGATAACAATTTGTTTAAAGCCACTCGATAACATTCAGAGGGAAACACATGACTTATTCTACTTTCCGTTTGGGCGCTAACGACGCAACGAAGGAACCTATGTTCCTCGGCCAGTCTGTCAACGTAGCACGCTACGATCAGCAAAAGTACCGTGACTTCGAAAAGCTGATTGAGAAACAACTTTCGTTCTTCTGGCGCCCTGAAGAAGTCGACATTACCACTGACCGCATCGACTTCAATACCAAGCTGCAAGAGCACGAACGCCATATTTTTCTGAGCAACCTGCGTTACCAGACGCTGTTGGATTCCGTTCAGGGTCGCAGTCCAAACGCAACACTTCTGCCGCTGATCTCCATTCCTGAGCTGGAGACATGGGTCGAGACCTGGTCGTTCTCCGAGACGATTCACAGCCGCAGCTACACGCACATTATCCGCGGTATGGTGGATGACCCGAGCATCGTTTTCGACGGCATCGTCACGGACGAAGAGATCATCAGCCGGGCTGTAAGCATCTCAAGCGAATATGACAGACTGTACGAAATGACCTGCGCTCGCCAGCATCTTGGCGAAGATGAATTTGAACGGCTGTATATCAGCGAGTTCGATGGTAAGCCCTACCCTCTCCAGCGCCAGCTGTTCCGCACACTGGTGTCAGTGAATGCACTGGAGGCGATTCGCTTCTACGTGAGCTTTGCATGTACGTTCGCCTTTGGTGAGCGGAAGCTGCTGGAGGGCAACACGAAGATCATGCGCTTCATTGCGCGCGACGAGGCTCTGCATTGCGAAGGTACTGAACGCATGATCCGCTTTATGCGTACCGGTCGTGAAGGTCTGATGTGGAAGATGATTGCCGCAGAAGAAGAGAGCTTCATCTATCAGACCATGATGGACGTGGCCGGGCAGGAAATGCGCTGGGCTGACTATCTGTTTAAAGACGGCTCAATGATTGGCTTGAATGCCGACATCCTCAAAAGCTATGTGAAATACCGCACCAACCTGGCAATGCGTCGTCTTGGGTTGCGACAGCTGTTCCCGGAAATCAAAGACGATCCACTGGTATGGATGAACAAATGGCTGCTGTCAGACACCCTGCAGATCGCTCCGCAGGAAGCTGAACAAAGCAACTACCTCGTTGGCCAGATTGACTCCGCTGTCGATCGCTCCGGCCTGAGCCAGTTCGCAGACCTTTAAGCCGAGTTTAACCACTTTGTGGCCTGGCGCTGCTGGGTCACAATTGACGTATCAAATGAAGTCCAAAGGAAAGAAAGAAGACATGAAATTTACGAAACTGACCGATCATCTGAAACTTGCCGCAGACAAACTCGTGGGATTTAAGCCAGAGCCTTACGAGTTGAATCCTGGTTTTGGCAAGGCAACGGAAAGCATCTACCTGATGGTTGACCAGTTCCACACACTGTTTCAGCACCCACGCCGTGCCATTCCAGATCCGGCATTACTGCGTCTGCGTGCCAAGCTGATCCACGAAGAAGCTGTTACCGAGGGCATCCCGGCAGCAAAAAATGGGGATATGACGGCACTGCTGGACGCGATGGCTGACTTCCTTTACGTGGGCGTCGGCACAATGGTGGCCATCAAAGGCGGCATATCTACGGGCATGAGTTACTACACCCAAGAGCAGAGTGTTGATCGCTTCATCCACACCATCATGGTTCCGGGCAACACGGTCTTTGACGATATGGCCATCCCGTTTGAAGAAGCAAAAGAAGCTGCATTAATGCTGAATGCACTGGCTGACAAACTCGAAGCGAAGCCGATAAGCGATTCCGAATTGGTGCAGGAGCTGCGCCGCGTGATGAACAAAATCTACGTTGCCTGCATGATGACCTACCGCCTGGCTGATTTTCTCGGTATCGATATTGTTGAGCTGGTGGCAGAAATCCATCGTTCCAACATGACCAAGCTGTGGCCGGCTGACGCCGAAGAGCGTCGTGTGGCGGTAGAGAATTGCAAATACGACAAGGAAGATCTGGGCTTCCGCCACGCTGAAGGGACTGACATGATGATTGGCTTCAGAGTTTCTGATGGCAAGATCCTCAAATCCCCAACCTACAGCGATGTGGATCTGACTCGCTTTGTTGAGAAGGCGAAAGCCTCATCTCTTTACGAGATGGTAAAAAATAATTGTAAGTACCTACTTATCATTATATATTACCTGGGCGTGTTTTATTGTCCAAGTTCTTAATTGCTCATTGCAATGGTGGCCTAAGAGCCACCATTTTTTTACTCCCCTCCTAGCATTACACACTTCTGACAGATAAACTTGTATAAAATAATATGTATGTACTTACCTATCTTGTGTGAGGTTGATTTTGTCTATCCTACTGAATCGAGACTTTACGAACGGTCAGTTTGCCAGTGGTTCGTATGCCAAAGTGGTTGAAACGGTGCTCAACTCTGGCGTTCACGCGGGTGATCGCACCGGAACCGGCACAAAAAGCGTTTCATATGTCCCTTCCTACTACATGCTGACTGGCGGCTCTGTTCCACTTATCTCCGGAAAAGCCGTCAACCTGAAGCCGTTACTGGTTGAGCTGGAGTGGTATCTCAAAGGAACGGGCAACATTCAGTTCCTGAAAGACAATGGCGTCAAAATCTGGGATGCCTGGGCTGATGAAAATGGCGATTTAGGCCCGGTCTATGGCAAGCAATGGCGTCGGTGGGAAGACACCCGCATCGTGAGCCATAGCGAGTATTTGAGCAAAATCGACACGTTCCGTGAGCGCGGGTACAAGGTCGAGGGGTATCTGGGCGTAAGTGAAGATCGCGTTGTGTTGTCACGTGAAATCGACCAGCTACAGCGTATCGTTCACACGCTTCGCACCAACCCGACAGATCGTCGCATCCTGCTGAATGCCTGGAATGTTGGCGAACTGGAAGACATGAAGCTGCCGCCATGCCATTTCGTGTTTTCACTGTGGAGTCGCAAGCTGGACTTTGAGACCCGACTGACGATGGCCACCGACATTGGCATTCAGCACAACCGCCACGGCCACGAGTCCATTTACACCCAGATGCTGTGTCTTCTGGAAAGAGATGGCGGCATTACGGAAAACCTGCTGGACGAGCTGGGCATCCCGAAACGCATCCTGAACTCATGCCTGGTGCAGCGCAGCGTCGATACCTTTGTTGGTATGCCGTTCAATATTGCCGGTTACGGCATTCTCACCCACTTCCTCGCGAAGATCACCGGCCACATGGCTGGCGCATTCGTGCATTTTGGCTTTGACGTTCATCTCTACGACAACCACATGGGAGGCGTTGAGGAGCTGATGAAGCGCGAGCCGCCCAAAGAGTCCGACCCGGTTGTCATTTTTCCGCATGAATGGGCCGAACTGGACGACTTCAAATGGGAAGGTGTGCAGGTGTGCGGCTACAGCCCTCTTCCGTGGATCAAGGTTCCAGTGGCGGTGTGATATGGCCAGAGGGATGTATGTGTTGTGTGAAATTGAAGGTGTGCTGGCGAGAGCCAGCCATCGCAAAGCAGTGTCTGATGCGGATGCAGGCGCTCTCATTGCCGGTGATGAACTCATCTTTCCCACCAGCCGCATGTTGCGTGGTTTTGCTCGCTCCGGTGCTGAAGTGGTGCTTATCAGTAGTCGTCCGGAAGCGCTTGAAGGCCCAACCAAACGCTGGCTGAAGGACTTCGGCATTGATTATGACTGGCTCCACCTGGTTCCGCGCGGTGTCAGTTTTGAAACCCATATCAAGCGCACGCTGGCAGAGCACAAAGGCGACTTACTTATCGCCGCACTGGTTCATGATCCGCGTCTGCGTTCTGCGCTGGCAGATTCTCACCAGCGACCAACCATCTATGAGGTAAGCCAATGAAGATGATTGCAGCTGTCGGCCGCAACTATGAAATCGGCATTGGCAACGAACTTCCCTGGCGTTGCCCGACCGATCTGAAACTGTTCAAACAACTCACCAAAAACGCCACTGTCGTGATGGGACGCAAGACGATGGAAAGTCTCAAGCGCCCGCTGCCAGAGCGCCATAACCTCGTTTTGACGCGCTCTCGTGGGTATATCCCCAATGGGTTCTACCCCGCTGGCATCGATGACGTTTTGAGACTGCCAGATCCGGTCTGGGTGATTGGTGGCGGGCAGATTTACTCGCTCTTTATGCCACACGTAGAAGAGATCTGGCTGTCGCATATTGGCGTGGATGTGCCGGGCGCGGATGCGTTCTTCCCGGCGCCAATGATGCGTTCTTTAGGGTTCGTACCAGTCGAAACGGCTTATACCCAACGTGCAAATGAGGATGAGCCTGGCTTTTTGCAGATCGTATACAGAAGGTCGTAATGGATTACCGGATTGGAATCACTGGCGCACAGGGCAGTGGAAAAACAACCCTGGCAAGGTACATCGATGCGCATTATGGCATTCCGTATGTGGATGCCGGCGTTGGCAAGCTGATGAGCAGTCTGGGGGTGAAGGTTGGCGAGCGTTTGCCCCTTTACGAACGTCTTCAGGTTCAGATGGAGATTGCCAGACACATCGAGATGATCACCCGCGGCGTTGAAGGTTTTGTTATCGACCGCACGCCAGCCGATGTCATGGCTTATACGCTTGACCTGGTCGGCCAGACCAACGAAGACCGCTGCATCGAGCTGGCTCTCGACATTGAGCAGTTTTGCCACAAAGCGGCCATTTCCAACTTCAATGCTATCGCGGGTCTTCGTCCGGGCGTTGAGCTTTCCAGCAAAGATCTCGCGCGTCCCCAGCGAGGATCGCTTGACCGTCTCTATGTTGCTCGCATCGATGCGCTTATGTGCGGTGAGCTGACGAAAATCAACACACTTCCCCAAACCGGCGATCTGCAGGTGTTCGTTATCTCTGAAAAGTGCCGCACGGTTGAAGCGCGAGCCAGATCGGTATTGCGAGTGCTGGACAGAGCCGCTGAAAACATCGAGCGCCGTATAACAGGACGAGTGACCTTCCACTGAATGTTGCTCCCCTGTTGGGCAGTGTGACAATAAGACACGCGAAATGAATCGAGGAAAAACAGAATGATAGACGAACTTCCCCTCTCGGACGAATTAGATCGTAAAGCGATTGAAGCACTGATCCGCATTGCTGACGAACAATCCCGCTCTTTGATGAGTGAACGTGAAGCACGTCTGGCTATCCGCGCAGTGTTTGAGTCCGTTCAAGGGCTTGTTGGGGAAGAGGTTGGCGAAGCCATCAATGTGGCGATGTCGCAGTTCAATGGCGGCACCAAGCGCCCTCTGTTTCCTATGCACCTCAAACTCTCAGGCGGTACGGTTCTGTTCGTATCCGTTTGCCTGGAGACCAATCAAATCCAGATCCTCAACACCTCAACGGGCGAATGGCGCGAGCCGGTCGTCTGCGAAAGTGGCGAGGACGCACTGAAAAAGGCTGCTCAGTTTGTGCGTGGCGCACTGCTGAAAGGCGCGAAGAAGCTGTAAGGAGTACCAATGACCACGATTGTCGGTGGCGTCGATATTGAGTCCACAGGGCTGGACTTCACATCCGGCCACAAAATTATCGAAATCGCGATAACCCGTTATGAACTGGAAACCCAGAAGCACATCGACAGCCTTGAGATGCGCTTCAACCCGCGTCGCAGTATCGATCCGAAGGCGCAGGCGGTGCATGGCATTTCACTGGAAGATCTGGCGACGGAACCGCTACTGGCTGACCACGCAGGCAAGATTGCTGCGTACATGGGCGCATGTAGCGCGTTAGTCGCCCATAACGGAGAGGCTTTTGACCTTCCGTTCATTCGCCACGAGTTCGGTAGCTATGGGGTGAAATTGCCAGATATCCCTCTGGTTGACTCCATGCTAGATGGCTTGTGGGCTACCGAGGATGGGAAGCGCCCACGCCTGGAAGAGCTGGCGTTCTCACTTGGGTTCACTTACGACCGTGAGAAGGCCCACAGCGCTCTCTACGATACTGACCTGATGATGCAGTGTTTCTTCAAAGCCCGAGAGAAATACGGCTTCTTCAAACTCCCATTCGAAAGCGCCTGATGGCGCTTTTTCTTTGCCTTCAGTTCTTCTAACTGCCTGTAATTATGACTTTTCCGCCTGATAGGTTTTGCCAGAATACGCTCAACCAAAACGCGGAAACGCACCAACGAAAACATAAGGAGTTAAAAATGAGCGCAGTTACAAACACTGTTAAAAACGATGACCTGGACGAACTGACTGCAATGTTGCAATCTCTCGACGAACCAGTGCAGAAAGCTGCGAAAATGAGCGGTGTCGACGAGATCGACGATCTTCTCTCTGGTCAGGATGATGCAATCGCAAAACCAGTCGAGGCGGTGGCGGATGAAGTCATGAATGCCAGCTCTACCGGCGATCTGAGTAGCGTTCTGGAAGAGCTTGAGATTGAGCACGAATCGGTGAAGGTCGAGGAACCAGAGCGTGACCTTGTTGCGGAGATAGCGAACGAGCCAGCGCCTGAACTTGACGCTCGAAGTACTGAGACTACCGGTACAGATCCAACCCCTTTACCTTCAGTGGCGTCAGAGCCTAAACCTGAAGAAGAGCAGCCAAAACGCCAGAAGGCAAAATCAGAGCGTACTCCGGCCAAACCTCGCTTCACGCTGGAAGGTAAGGACGAATCGTTCTATGCGACAGCCGGTCTGGAAAGTGAGAGCTTTACTGCCGCATTCGAAGGGGCGCCAGTCAAAGCGAAAGACAAGATCTTAAACCTTTTGAACTGGTTTAGTGGTGGGCCGGAAATCAGCGTCTACACGGTAATCGCAATGCGCCATATCCTTGACGCGAACACGGCGACCAGCAATAGCATTAAACTGGCGCTAATGAGTAACCCGGAGAAACCATATCCGCTCAACACCGCTTCGACTCAGGCTGGCCAGATGATGGCTGTGTTTCCGGCCACTGGCATTGCCACCAGGGAAGGTGGAAATCTAACCCTTAATAAAGAGTCGCCGATCGTCAAAAAATTCATAGCGGAGTATTCCATTGGATGATGTTCCCCTACCAGATCTAAAGCCCCCTGAGAGCTTTAGGACGCTGGGTAAGCTAATCGCATACCCAGCATCGATAAAACGCGCCAGAGAGCTTCCCGTTTACGGATCTGGCGCGTTCTTCTTTGTTTGCTATCCGTTGGATTAAATGAAAAAATAGGTAGGTATTTACCTATCAGGGCAAAGTAATGATCGCAGCCGAAAAAATCAAAAAGCGAGAGCGTGATGCCTCTCTTCGCGACCTTTGGCGCACACCGCAGTGGTTGTTTGTCGCCATCCAACGTTACATAGGCGTAAAGTTCGATATGGACGTCGCCTGCAACAAAGATAATGCTCTCCTGCCGAACTTTATCGGTGTTGAGCGTGATGCGCTCAAGTGCAGCTGGGGAGAACCTGGCACTGTGGCGTTCCTTAACCCGCCCTACTCCAAAATCACACCCTGGATAGACGCAGCCATTCGCGAGCAGGCGCGTGGAGTGACGACGGTCATGTTGATACCACAATCCCTCGATACGCAGTGGTACGAGCGTGCGGCTGAATGCGCCAACGAAACCGTCATCTTGTCTGGCGGCCGCGTGGCGTTCGTTGAGCCGGATGTTGAACTTGGGCTGGTGGAGGTGAACATCAACCCTGGTGGTAGCATGTTGCTTATCTTCCGTGGCTACTGTCAGGAAGCTGGGCACACCATCAGCAAGATACCGCTGGCGGTGATGAAAAAGCTGGGTGGTTATGATCCTGCCAATGTTGTCAGGAAGAAGAGACCACGTAAAAAGGCAGCGTAAACACCAGTCTGGGAGTTAGTTTGAGAACCTGCTTCCGTATATATAAATAACTAAGTACTAATTATTTATATATACGGAAGCAGGCTTTTTAAGACGTGATTTCCAAACAACTCCCAGACCGTTTTACACCTCCAGAACCCACTGGAACCCCTCTTCAGACGCTCTAGAATCGATTTTATGAACCACAGTAAGGAAAACTATCATGGTATACCCGACGAACGTCGTAGCGCTCGTTGAGAGCGATTTTCTGGCCAAAGTGCGCGACATGATGAAAGATCGCGATAAGGCTTTCAGTCTCTACGAATGGTCGCTCAAATGTCTTCATTCAGGCGAGCATAAAGAGCTGGTGGAGCAGCTATTAGGGGAACTCATCAATGAGGTGTTTGCCCTGAACGTCCAGCTTCATGGTCGAGAAAATAATCAATCGAAATAATCGGTAAGTACTTACCATTTAAAACACAGATCGCCAGTGATAAAATCTACTCGCTTTCCGGATTGATTCCGGCAGCTCGACCTGATGGGTGGGGGATAGCGTCACTGGCGTCAGGTTTAAAAAGCTCACTACCAGCGTAGAACCGGCACCGTTTAGGGGTTGGGGAAGGGGGAGCCAAAGTGGGCAGAGAGAAGGGTCACTTTATGATTGTCGAGTCTGGAGTGTTTCGAGAGGTTGAATCCAGTACTCCCCTTCATAAAGTGTGGGAAGATCTCGGTTCTGGGGTGCTGTCATCCATAACTTCCCAAGCCTAAGCTGGCAGTAGACTTAGGTCATAACTTTTCAGGTTATGTAACGACCAGGTTGGTGAGGAAATTTTGTACTCACCTCCCTGGGAGAGTATTACCTGAAAAGACAACCTCTCACTTCGTTCGAGGTGAACTTCACTCACTTCGTTCGTTCAGTTCAGGTTTTATTAAAACCTGTTCTGGGAAGTAAGTTTTTCTTTTCTAAAAAATTTTTAATATTTACACGCACGCGTGCGCGGGAAAAAAAATCGTCGCGGCGCGCGATTCTGGAGCCAAAATGACGACAAAGACCCCAGCCCGGCAACATACTGGCTGCCGCACGAAGTCCAAAGCCAGATACCAAACCCACCAGCAATCCCGTACCAACTTCAAAACCCCCGTAGTCGAGTTCAATCCCCAGCTCAAAACCGTAAAAGTATTCAGTGATGGCTCTTGCCTCAAAAATCCGGGCGGGCCGGGCGGTTACGGCATCGTTCTCCAGTATCGAGGCGAAGAGCGCGAGCTTTCTGAGGGCTTCCACAGCACGACCAACAATCGGATGGAGATGATGGGCGCCCTGATTGCGCTGGAGCGTCTGAAGTACCCCTGCAATGTGATCCTGCATTCCGACAGCCAGTATCTTAAAAACGGCATGACGCTCTGGATGAAAGGCTGGAAGCGTAACGGATGGATCACGTCTGAGAAGAAGCCAGTCAAAAACGTCGATCTCTGGAAGCGTCTCGATGCGGCCGCCAGCCGTCACAATGTCCGCTGGAAGTGGGTTAAAGGTCATGCCGGTCATCGCGAGAACGAAATGTGTGACCGCCTGGCGAAGATCGCCGCCTACTCCGCAGCTGATATGCCTCACAAGCGTGACATTGGATTTTTGTCACAAAATGATAAGTAAGTGTTTACCTATCATTTTAAATCAGGTATCTTACCGTTCGTCAGGATGACGAAGTACCGGTTAGGTACTGTTCCAGGATGGAACGCCAAAAGGCGGCTGGCTTGGCCAGCCGCAACTCTTTCTGACACTGAATGGAATCCAAATGGCACGTCTAACGCCTTTCACTTCTTTCAATAAACGTCCCCGTTCAATTCGCCTGGTTCTGGCCGAGCTGTTTAGCGGTCGTGTTTCTGCACGCCTTGCGGAACTGGAAGAACGAGTGTTTGAGCTGGAGAAGCGCATTGATGCGCAAGCTACCGCCATAGCAAATCTGGGCGCGACAGTAGGCATGGAGAAGATGCGTGATTCCGTCGCCTCTCGTGTGTTGCGTGAATCCCAGGCACACAAGGACAGTTCTCATGGAAAATTTTCAACGAAATCGACTGAAGCCAATGGCCTACGGAGTAATTTTAGCAACCCTGGCAGCGGTAGCCATACCAGCCGGTCAGAGTCTGTTGATACCGGACACAACTACTTCCACCACAACCTTGCAGACGACACCCCTGCCAGAACGACCTCCTGTCTCTCTGGATGGGATGCTGCTGGACACGATTCCAGCTCGACCTGCAATTCCGGATCTTCCTTCTGCTGTGACTGAGGCTATTGCATGAAATGGAGCTTCCAGAAAGTCACCGCGATGATTGTTGGCCTCGCCATTTTTCTGCTTGGTGGCTGGATCATGAATCTGGTGAAACTCGTGAACGGTGGCGATCTTCAGTTTGATGCCGGAATGACACTTGCGCGTGTCGTGGGAATTTTCGTTGTTCCGGTGGGCAGCATTCTCGGGTTCTTTTGATGCCGAATCCATTTTCGGCACTGTTAAAACAAATTGTTTAGCCAATTAACCAATGAGAGTTAACAACAAGGGCCACTGACGGTCCTTTTTACACTGAATGGAGAATGTATGTTTGAGATGACTACTTTATCGATTCCCGGTGTGCTCCCGGACAGACCATTGATGTCCTCAAAAGAAATCTCAAAGCTGACCGGTAAACGACACAGCGACATTCTTCGCGACATCCGTAGCGTGCTGAATGAGCTGTATGCCGACGATTACCATAACGCAAAATTGCGTTATGAGAAAAATCAGTTACTTACAATTGTTGAAGGCATTGTTGTCAACATCGATTACCGGGGAATGGAAGGCGAGTACATGCTCGACCGAAAGCATACCGATGTTCTCATTACCGGCTACTCGTTGAAGTACCGCGCTGCTGTCATTGAGCGCTGGCATGAGCTGGAAATGAGTGTTTCAAGCGGGGCGCTTTACGGTGCCTACCCCAGCATCCCGGAAACCTTTTCAGAAGCACTTCGACTGGCAGCCGATCTTGAAGAACAGCGTGCTGATCTTGAGCGCAAGCTGTCGGTGGCAAGGCCAAAAGCCATTCTCATGGACACCATTTGCGGCACTGCTGATGAGCTTTATGGGCTGAATGAAGCTGGTCGCATTCTCGGAACGTCCGGGGCTGTTCTGGGTGCGCTGATGGACTCGCTGGGTGATGTGTACGTTAAGCGCAAATACACCACTGTTAACCGCCAGTTCCTCAAGATCTTCATTGACCGCGGATATGGCAAAAACGTTGTCATCGGAAACGGACGCAACCAGGCCAAGTTCACCTTTAAAGGACTTTGCTTTGCTGCCGTGAAGCTAATTGCTGCCGGGAAAATTACCGCCAGCGCCATTGAGTATGAGCCGTGTCGTGAGCATGTCGAACGTGAAATGAAGGAATCCAAACGTCTTCATTAACCGTCAGTGTGGGCGTCCGCCTTTACGTAGCGTTTGCCCACCTTTTCAGTCACGCCACAATAACGCCATCGAGAAAACAACTTGTTTAAAAACATAAGGAAAAAACACATGTGCGAAAAATGCAAAAAAACTAATGCCAAAGTTGAAAACGTGATTAAAAAAGTTGGTGCGGCCGAACTGGTTGAGATCATGGGTCTTGTGGTTGGTCATGAAGACGACGCCTCCCCTATCGACCGCCTTTTCAGCGTTCTCAAGTTCTCAAGCATGATTGATGATCCGATTGAAATTGTGATGCTGGCGCGTCATTTCGGCGAAGCGTATCTGGAAGAGAAAGAACGCGCCGACAAACTTCAGGCAACTCTGGAAATGGTAAGCAAGCCGAAGTGCTCACCGGATTCAGTCAAGGCAGATGAAACCAACGCCAGCAAAGATCGCGAAATCGCCGGACTGAAGTCTTCTCTGGCGATGTTGCTGGCCGCCTTCAAACTGATGTCTTCCCAGGCTGGGTTCAAAATGCCTGATCTGAACAGCGACGATCCGATGGCCGTTCGCCAGCTGCTGGGGGCAATGGCCGACCAGCTTGACGACACCAAGAGCCGTCTTGAAGACATGATGCGCGAGCTGACCCATCGCCACGACCTGAACAAACAGCCGCACAAAACGCAGCACGTACACCACTAATTTCTCACCTGCCGACAGGGGGCGAAAGCCCCCTTTTTTACGCCTTAAATCAGCTGCAACGCCTGTGAATGCTGCTTTTACGCCTTTTCAACTTTGGGAAAATAACACCAACAAGAAAACAATTTGTTTAATGGTGCAATCATGAATACAGCCCTTTCCATCATTGACGCTATCACCCCAAACACTGATATCGACTACCGGCAGGAAATGAACGTCATCCACGAAATTGTGGCCGAGTGCGAGAAAGAGATCGCATTCATGCATCAGGTTCACGACTTCGTTTATGGCGACGAACGCCACAACATGATTAACCGCCTGCTGCGACTCAACCACCGGCCGGATGACGAGCGCACACGCTTTAACAGAGCCTGGCTGGACAAAGTCGACCTGGAATGGGTGAAACAGAATATCTGGGCCGAGTACTGGAAGAAGGTCACGGATATGACAAACGTTCTGCTGATCATGCCAGCTTCCCGCCGCGACGAGTGGCGCGAGCAGTTCATCGAGGGCAAGCAGGAGACCATCAGAACTGACAGAACCGGCTACCAGATGAAGGTTAAGGAGTTCGTTGGCGTGCCGGAGTTCAAAGCAGAAACGGTCATCCCCACAATGCTCAATCTGCTGAATGACAGGCACAAATATCTCTCTGAGCGCGTGTATGGCTTGTTTAAGGCGCTGAGTCCTGCCCACAAGACCAATAAGACGAACGGCTTTAGCGAGCGTCTGATCATCGCCAACTGCATTTCCGAGTTCTGGCGGGACAGCGTCAGCGTGAACTACCGGAAAGAGGACTACATCGACGACCTGCGCGTCATGCTTCATTTCTTCGCTCACAAAGAGTTCATCACCATAAACCGCACAACTGAGATGCTATCAGCTGCGTACCGGGCAAACGACTGCCAGACCGGTGACTGGATGAATGTCGACGGAAACCTGATGCGCGTGAAGATGTTCAAGAACGGCAACGTTCACTTTGAAATACATCCTGACGTGGCCTGGAAGCTGAATGAGGTGCTGGCTTACAGTATGCCTGCAGCAATCCCGGCGCCATGCCGTACTGCACCCAAAACACGGGCACCAAAAGAGTTCGGGTTAATCCAGAAGACGATCTCCGAGCCGGTTCGTACCGCGCTGCGCGACGGGCGATTCAACAAAGACAAAGGCGTCTGGTACTTCTCTGATTCCAACCTCCAGAAGTCGCAAGTGGAAGAGCTTGAGCGCACACTGAACTTCATTGGCGGCGTACAGGAGAAAAAGCACTGGCAGTTCCCGTATGAGATCGGCCATACGCTCAATACGATTGTGGCCACCGGCTTAATACCGGATACAAAATCACACCAGTTCTACCCTACCCCACGTTTGATAGCGGAGTACGTTGCCAGAGCTATCGAGCTGAAGCCAGGTGAGAAGCTGCTGGAACCTGAAGCCGGGCGTGGAGATCTGCTGGCCTGCATCGACGTCAATCCGGAAGACGTTACCTGCATAGAAGTCGCACCTCTCTTCGCTGATATCCTGCTTGGCAAGGGGTACACAAATACGGTCTGCTGCGACTTCATGAAGTGGTCTGAGGACAACGTAGGCTATCAGTTCGACAAAATCGTCATGAACCCGCCCTACTCTCTTGGCCGTCACAGAGAGCATACGCTGGCCGCGCTGGAGCATCTGAAAGTCGGCGGGCGACTGGTGGCAGTACTGCCGGGTGATGCGCCAGTTCTGAACTGGATGACGCTGGATAATTACGTTTATGCCAAAGGGAAGTCGTTTACTGACGAGTTTGAAGACACCGGAATCACTGTCAGCGTATACGTTTTCAAACGTGTAAAATAATAGGTAAATACTTACCTAATTTATGTAAGAATGGAGCCACTTTATCAGAGGTAAACACATGAGCGAAAAATCGAGAATTACATTCGCCAGCGTTGATCAGGCGAAGCTGCCATTTAATTTAGTGCTACAGGGGAACGCAGGAACGCCTGCCGGAACCATCAAAATCGACAAGGAGCTTGTGACGTTCGAAGGTAACTTTGATGAATCGGCGCAGGTTTTTATCGAACATCTGGCACGCCGTTGGAGCCAGCAGTGGAGAGACCTTGAGAAACGCGCTAATGAGTTTGATCGGTTCATGGGCGCAATGGACACAGCAAAAGAGGCTCTGGCTGCCGGCACTCCGTTAGATCTGGAGTCGCTTTTCAAAGGAGAGATGGCCTCTGCGATGTTCGCCACCATGTTCGCAGGTGAGTTCGTCCGCAGCGGCGCCAGAAATTACCTGGAGCTGGGATACAACGTTCCTGAAATGGGCGAGTTTACCGTCACCATCCAGCGCAAAGAAGGCAAGACGCCAGGCGAACGTATCGCTGAACTTGAGGCCGTTGTTGATCAGCGTAACGGCGAGTGTGTTCGTTTGATCAACGAACGTGATGCGCTGCGCGAAGAGCAGCTAAACAAAGGCTCGAACACACGCGCGGCCGCAGACATCTACTTCCAGTTAGTTGAGGAATGCCAGATCCCACCAGGCGGCTCTTTGGTCGAGTATGTCCGCGAATTGCAGGATAAAGCAGAGAGGTGCGCGGCATGAATGATCTGCCTGTCGAGCGCGTCTCCGCTTTTGTTAAGTCCCCGCTGGATAATCCCCTCACCCGCGGTGAGCAGATGGAGCTGGCAAGGTGGTTTCTGCATATCCATGAGCAGATGGAAGTTTTTAAACAGTTGCCGGATCTGCCCATTACAGACGGCCATGTTCAGTAGGTGATTAACAGCCACGAAAAAGGCTGGGCGATGATTGTGCCGTGCAAAATTACCTACGAGCTGGCTAAGGAAGTGCAGGCTAACAGAGCAAGGAGTAAGGAAGAGTAACTATGAAGTTGGGTAATGCCGTTTCGCTGTTTTTTACAGCATTACTGGAAGGTTTCAATTATCGCTTTTGTCCGGTCTGGGATAAGGCGCTGGATACGCTTATTGAGGAAGGAACGCTGCTTGAGGTGCGAAATGGGATCGCTCTGTTTGAGCGCGATGCCCAGCTATATGAAGTGTTCGTCGGGGCTGGCTTCAACCACTTCGGGCATCTTATTAGCTTGAATACCAAAGCCATCGACGAGAGCGTCATGCGCCGTCCGTCGTTCCGTGTAATGGATAAGCTGCAACGTCATGTAAATGCCGAATTACTCCGCGTAGCCAAAGAAAAAGAACGAGAGCTACAGGCGATGATTGGATCGCTTATCGCTGAGTAAATAAAGGCCACTATTGTGGCCTTTAACAATTTGTTTTCTACCTTTTCTTATCTGTGAAAATAACTACATCTAGAAAACAACGGAGTTAAGAATGTCCCGTATTTCCAAAGCCCATATGTTTGCCGCTGGCGCTCATGGCGGCGTTGGCCAGAAAAGAAAATATACCGGTGAAGACTACATCAACCACCCGGTTGCAGTCCGCGAGATTGTTGCCTGGCATGGTGGAACCGTGGAGATGCAGATCGCGGCGCTGCTGCATGATGTGGTCGAAGACACCCATGTCACCATAGAGATGGTACGTGAGCACTTCGGTGAGCACGTAGCCGAAATGGTTCTGGCTCTGACCAACATTGCCAGACCAGAAGACGGCAATCGAATACAGCGCTTCATCATCAACGTCCGGGAGCTGGAGCAAAGCCTCGACATGCAGACGCGCATGATCAAGCTGGCTGACCTGCTGGACAATACCTCTTCTATCGTGAGTCGCGACCCTGAGTTTTCAGCCATCTACCTCGCAGAGAAAGAGCTGATGCTGGCCGTACTCTTTGACGGCAAGGAGATTGGTGCCGATGCCGGTGTTGTCGAGTACCTGGAGAAAAAAGGCATAGAGCATTCGTTGCTGATAAACGCCCGGGCGATGGTGACGAAAGGCATTGCCAGTCTGCAACCGGTACACACCAAACGTTATGAAAAACACAAAGCGCTGATCTGGAACGCGTGGGAGGCTGCATGAAGGTCGAAAAAATAGATGTTCTTTCCTTTGTGCTGACGGATCTGGAACGTCTCGACCCGGTACGCGTAATGATTGAAAACTACGAGCCGGGCAAGGGAAGAGTCACCATTACCTGCTATGGGAAAGCATGGACTGCTGCCTGGTTCGCGATGGGCGGGGATGACGTGCAGACGTTTATTAAGAGAGTGAGCAACGATTATTTGATTGGTTGCCTCGACCCTCAATTGCTGAGTACGGTCGACGATGACAACGACGCAAACCTGCTTTTCGTAAAGTCCGAAATCATAAAGTTGCGCAGGGAGAGAGAAATCGACGCAGAACAGGCCCGCAATATGTGGGACGAGGCAGAAAACGCTGATGACGTAAAAGAAAGTTGCTGCTGTTTCGGTGTCGGCAACGAACTGCTGAGTCTGTTTGGCGACGATCCGTGGTATGCCGGTTGGCCAACGGTGCCAAACCCCAAATACCAATACCTGGAGCGTATCGTGAACGCGGTACGTGATGGGCTGAAAGAGTTGGACAAATTAGGTAATAAGTAAGAGGCATCGTGATGAGAGAGAAAATCAAGAACCCGGTCGTCGTACTGTATAAACGTGAAACCAGTGATTCGTATGCGGTCTCCATTACTGACGGCAGCCAGAACATGCACGATGGTCTGCTGATGGCTTCCGTGTCTCCGGATGAGGCGGACAACTCTTTCGCTGTCTTCGCTATGGTCGGTTACTACATGGCTGCTGAAATCGAGGCGCTGCGCAAGCGTGTATCCGAACTGGAGACCAAAACCAGCGCCGAAGAAGCCCCAGCCCCGAGTGTGGCAATCACTTTACCTGCAAATTTGCGTACTGAGGACTTGAGATGACGGTTTCTCTTGTAGACAAACGACGTAGTGGACAGCGTATCCCTGGTCTTGATCTTGCTAACGGAACCTGGTTTACGATACTGGACATTCCGGGCATGGAGAGTCTGGTCAACCAGAAGCATACCAATGACCCTCTTAATGTGACGCCAGCCAAAGCGAAAAAGATGGCTGATATTGTCGAAGCGTGGACACCACCAGATGGATGGTCGGGAGACGAGCCAGAGAAGATGAAGCGGTATATCGTTGAGTTTCTCCGCGGCTGTAATGGATTCAGAAGCCACTAAGCCGAAATCAAAAAGGCCACTAGTTGTGGCCTTAAACAATTTGTTTTATAGGTGGTGAAATTAATGGAATCCCAGGCGAACTAAATCCATTGGGCAGAATAGACCATCCACACCTTCGATAGACACGCAGTCAGAACGGCGTAATTGTTCTTCTGATTTGCCTTCTCCGCAGATTTCCTTGATGACTCCCGTTGCACCATTCGTTGCCACCATCACTCGGCTGCCGGTAGTGATAGCGTTACGGTTGCGATCATAGGTCTTCATCGTTTCCTCCTTTCACTTGGGTCAAATCATGTGTCAAAAAATGCCGTTTTCCATGTATGTGCGATCTGCAAAATCTCAAGTGCCGAAACAAATTGTTTTCACCACCTTGTTATTCCCTTAACCCGCAAAGTTGACCGGTACTGCAATAAGCACTACTGTTTATTTATACAGTATTGTGGGGCGGGAAAATGGGCAGCAAGAATTCCAAATATGAGATCGTCTATAGAGGCGAAGCACTCAAACACCTGATACCAGGACAGTTCGTTTTCTTCCAACGTAAAAAAGAATACGGCGGTGGATTCTGGCTTGGTAAAACGCATGAGGACGGGTTCGAGTTTGTGCTGGAACAACCCACTTCACTTAGTTACGGGCTTGCGTATCTGATCAGTCTGTCTAGTGTTGAAGCCAGACATATGGAGTTTGTGGACGACATAGATGATTTTAAATTGACCTAATTGCCCCTTAAACATTTTGTTTTCAGCCTTTTTTTATCTGAGATAATAACACATAGAAGAAAACAATTTGTTTAAGGAGTTGGTATGTTGAAGCTCACGGAAGTCTACAAAACGGCAGTGATCAGCACCGCCCACGTAACGCCAGCGGATTCAGAACGGCTACCCATTGCCTGCTTCGACCCACTTACTGATCGCGGGTTGAATTGGGTACACGGTACGCAGTACGGCTGGATTGTCCGCGCAGGTATGCGTGGCAGTGACTGGAAAGAAGAGCTAAGTGAATACGGCATTTCGAAAGAGACGATCTCAAACATACAGACCATACTAGATGCCGGTTATGATTCGGTGCAATTCGATTGCGACGCAGAGCTGGTGGATGGGATACCGGCATGGGATTGGTAGGAGAATGAGATGACAGATACAGCTTTTTCGAAATCGCTACGAAAGGAAGTCGACCCTGAGCAATACTTGGTACTTAAAAATTTAGATGACAGCTCAGTTCATGCTGTCGCTCGTGAAGATATCATTTGTCCAATTTGCAAAGTTGGAGGTGGCTCGTTCGTTAGAGCCTCTAGGAATGATGGTTATCACAAGAAGGCGCATTTCAGATTTGCCGGTGAAGCTGGCCAAGGCCACCATCCATCATGTGACTTCTACGGAGATAGGTTAACGTCTGAGGTAGGGAAGCACCTTGTCACTTTCACGAAAGATCGAACAAAGTATTCGCAGGTAATACGAAAGCTGGTATGCGCAGGCATACAGGAAGGGTTTTTTACTCAAGATAAAATGTGGCAGATGAGGGAATGGTTCTTCAATAAGCGTAAGGACTCCACATTTGAAATATGGCTGGAAAAGGGTCATTTGGGCTGGCTTGACTATATTAGCGGGTTACGTGAGTCATATCTGGCATGGACAAACCCGGATATTATGCCTTTCTCACCTATTCAGGCTACTGTGCCTGGTTTTTCATGGCCTCGTGCAATCGACAAAGAGGTGCTAAGACTTCACATCAAGACTCTACAGCAATTGCGTGAAATTTCAGTATCCCATAGTGACATTTCGGCAATCTTAGAACATATAAATAATAATCGTGGACGTACAATTCTCGACCCATCGCTTTTGGAAGATGAGATAAATAAGACGTACAAACTTACTGGTTTTGTGATGAGCAATTACATTGAGTTTAAGACAAAAACGGTTCGCGATAGAGCATATGGCGAGGCTAAGTTTCTGGCATTTGCCGCACTGCTGTTATTTGTGTCTGATTGGGACCTCAACATCGCAATTGGTAAGTTTTCCAAGATTGCCAGAGTGAAGGAGGTTGATGACATGCTAGCTGGTAATTTCATTGGTCTTAACCCTTACTTCCGGTACGACGTGGCTAAAGCAGTGAAGAAATTGCAGGATAACTGGCCGATTGAATACCAAGAGTTGGAACATTGGGATGTAGAAAAATCTATGCGTGAGTCATATGAAAAGTGGCGTTCGACAGAGCCAGAATTCGCCCCACCTCTTTTACCAGACCTGTATGTAACCCAACACGAGAAAGAAGTCGCACGAGACGAGGAAATCAGGCGGTGGATTAAGAACGGAGATGTTTGAGCGCAACTAGCCTAATCAATCCGTTGACATTGGCGGTCACAAATTGAGGATTTCTATAAGAGTCCGTTGATCGCCACTTTCCCCACCTTTCCAACCTACCCCTGCCCAGGCGTGACAAGGCATTTAAGCCAATTACACCCATAAGAAAACAAATAAATAACACATCAACGTAAAGTCAACGCTTCCCCCTGATTTGGTATAAAAAGTTGACGTTTTCGCACGCCATCTCTTATACCCAAAATCCTGCGCACCAGAATCCATCTCCCTGCGACCAAAACGTCAAAAACGACTCGTGATACCACCAAAAAACAGACACGCTCAGAAGCGCTCCCGTTGCGTTATATTGGGCATCTAAACAAGTTGTTTTCAGATATAAGAAAACAAATTAACCACACCCACAGGAAACCCAGAGACGCCATTACCCGCAATCCCGGAAACACCCACCTCTTCCTGTCAGGCTACCGAACAGACCCAGCTCTTTGCCCCAGGCTACAGAGCACCCACCTAATCTTCCCAGGCAATCGAGAATGCAGCTCGCGCACGCAAACCTCTACACGCCATTACCCAATACACGGAGAAGAACAGTCAGAACGAAACCCCGGACAAGTCCAGACCAGAACAGTAACCGTCGCAATCTCGTTTACCCACCATTACCCCGGAAGAGAGCGCAAATTACTGAATAGCAGGGAACGCCATTACTTCATATGCGGAGAACAACTAAAGCGCCCTACTGCCATTACCCACACTTCCATCATTTCACGTAAACGAAGAGAAAAGCGCACCTGCCATTACTCCATACACGGAGAAGAACACTCCCCAAAACGACGAGAACAACCCAGACGAAAACATAGAGAAGAACCACCTCAAGAAGAACGAAACCACATACGCCGGTAGAGAGAACAACACACCCATTTCACCCAAAGGAATACTCGCCGTATAGAGCGTTATCGGGGGGAGGGTTTGCACATCCACAGGAGAGAAAATCCGTAGAGATTTAACTGGAGGTATAAGTGGGAAGGGGAAGAGGGGGTATCGCTACTTTCTCCGTAGAAATTCAAGCCATAGTTTTCATCCCCCGTAACGTCCCTATCCACCCCTTCGGTCAGCCTTCGAGCCATCCAGGGAAAAGGCCATGTTCCTTTTCAGGAACGGGGGCATCGCCGCAGGGAAAAGGCTGGAGGTTTTCAGGGAAACGGTGGGAATCCCGCTATACGAACCGGGAAAAGGCTGACTGCCGGTCGGGAAACGGGTACATCCCAGTTCAGAGCGAGGGACGGCTGCGGGAGTATGCCTTTTCCTCATTCACCTGAATAGTGCGGGAATTGGTGAATCCCGCAGTTGAGCATTGAGACCAGATCAGCTTCGCACGCTCATGTCGGGAAGCCAGATCTAGTGTAAAGGGTTACGGGTTTTGGTGGTGAAATCGCCGAGGACGTTTATTCGAAAATCTCACTGCCCTGATTCGCATCGTCCCTGTTGTCCCACAAATCATTGAGCGCCTCTTCTCTTGTCCCGAAGGGGCCGGAGACGACAGGTGCGCTTGAACTGGTATCGTCCAGCTCTGTGTAAATCTGACCGTTAACCAAAATGACGCGTCCGACAGTAATGCCGCCATGTAGCAACTCGCCTCTCTCGGCGTCGATGCTGAAGTACCCGTCTGTGTAGTCTTTAGTGCTCATCACATTCCCTCTGAGTTAGCCAGATACATACATAGCAATAAATCGGCACAAGCACATCAGCCTTTAAGGAATTCTTTTTCCCTGCTTTCTTATTGCGATAATAACACCAACAAGAAAACAACGTGTTTAGACAAAGGAGAAACACATGTACAAGCATCTGAATATCGGCATCACCCTCTGTGGCGAGGAAGAGTCCTCCGAGTGTGAGATCTCCCTCGATGACGTTATCCGTTCCCAGGATGTTGCTAGTCGCGTGGCGACGCTCATCTCTGAAGGATATAGAGAAGGGACGTTTGATTTCCATATCGAGGACAACCCAATGTCCGTCGCGTGGAACTGCACGACGTCAGAAACGAAGTGAGGGTGAAGAGATGATTAAGATGCCTGTGATGGTTGAGGTGTGGAGCGTGGATTCCCTGGCTGAGTGTCTGGATGCTGTGGGACCGGAGTTGTACCGCAAGTTGTGGTCTTTCGTCCCGGCGGAAGGGGAATCACCCAAAGGGAAGGATATCTGGCATCTGCTCAGTGAAGATGAACAGCGGGAGCTGGTGGACGCGGTACACATCGAGTTCCCGGACGACGAAGATTAAGAGTGGGGCCACCAGCACGGTGGCCAAAAAAACTTGACCTGTCCAAATGCGACAACGAATAGACTGGAGGCCAAACTAAAAACTGGAGAATCAAATGCACTACTACACCACCAGCAACCCTGACACCGGGGACTGTTTCTTAATCTGTTTCGTCATTCGCGATATGGAAGACCGCCAGCCAGCGCCGGAGGTTGAGGAAGATATCGTTGCGCTTGTTCAGTTGAAGGGAGACGAAATTGTCTGGCACAAGAAAGGGACTGACGGAGACAACTATCACTTTAATGAATACCTGATGAAGCAAGATCTCCTTATGTACAAAAAGTTGGATGAAGAAGGCTGGGTTTTTGAAGTGCCATTTCCATGTATCGCCAATGATAGTGAAGTCACCTATTCATGGAGTACACCCTGAATAGATTGGTTCTATCCCGTTTTCAGCTCTGTATTATTTACACCAACAAGAAAACAAGTTGTTTACGGAGATAGTTATGAAAAACGCGATGATTACCAAACTGAGCGCGGGACAGCCACGTAAAGAGAAGCCAGCAGTTCTGAGCCAACTGACTTTGCTCGATATCATCGCCAACGGTACTGCCATTCGCCTGTTTAAAGAGACACTTGTCTCGTTCGACAATGGCTCCCGCGCGCGTTACGTGATGAGTGTGCGTCGCCAGAGTGGGAAAGGGTGGATGGCAAAACAGATTATCTGGCCGGAAGGAGAGCTGGAACAGGCGCTACTGGAGGCGAACAAAGTCGCCCAGCAAGAAATCCAGCGTGCCTCTTTCCTGGCGACAGCCTGACATGTGCAAAAGCGATTAGTCGACCCTACGACAGCCCCGTCCATCCTTCGGGGCTTTTTTGTTTGCTTGTATTGTAAGCACCTACCTATTTTAATAATATAAAAACCACCAACTATAGGGAGATAAAAATGACAGTTTCACGTGAGAGTCTTGTGATGGATTTGCATTATGCTTCCGAGAAAGCCTCCGGCGAGAAAGTCGCGAAATTAACCGTCGTTCTGCGCGAGACTATCGGAGGTGATGTACACACCAGCACCTTAATTCGCACCGGCGAAGGGGACACAGCAGTTTACTCGGTAGGCTACCAGAGCGTCAGTAATGCGTCAGATCCAGTCTTGCTAAAACTGGCTGCCTATTTCCGCGAAGGGAATAAAGAAATGTTTGAAAAAATGATGGTACAGGCCGAGGAGGTGTTCGATTCAGGTCTCAACATGAATTCTACCTGGCTTGGGCAATACGGTCTGCGTATCGCATCTAACATTCCCCTGGAAAACCACATCCCGGAAAGCGTATTCGCTTAATCACTGCAATGGCGCGTATCCCGCGCCATTTTCTTATCCCCGATAACAAAATGTTTTATGCCTTATCCACATTGCGATAATTACACCAACAAGAAAACAAGATGTTTACGCATGGAGGATATGCACATGACCGATTTTACTATCTCCCCGAAAGCCGAAAACGTATGGCTGGAATCCTGGCTCGACCTGTCGCCGGAAGAGCAGCGGGAAATGGATCATGTTAAACAGGACGAACAATGTGATGCCCGCTTCTTCCACTTTGAACACAGCGTTTATGACATTGCCGACTTCATGCGCGATGACCGCTTCCCGGACTGGCACGCAGGCTACCCATTAAATGCCTTCGCCATGCTGATGATCCGCGTGGATGGCTCAGGCGATACCATCGACGTCGGTTTGCTCCACTAAGAGAACGAGGCCACCCATGCTGGTGGCCTTAAATGACCATCCTGTTTCCCGCAGGCTAAAAACACCCACCTCTTACCGCCAGGCTACCGAACAACCCTCCGACTCCCTGCCGGCCACCAGCAGCCGGAACAGAACGCTTGGACGCCTTATGCGCGTAGCGATAATTAAACCAACAAGAAAACAAGTTGTTTAAAGGATTATCACCATGAATTTTATCGCTACTGTTAACACCCCTGCGCATGGCCATATTTCTGTGACGTTCTCTGATAACGAGAAAAGCGTGCTGGGCGCCTGGCGTGACAATGTAACCATCGAGCTGTCCGGGAAAGAGAAACAGCAGATCACCAATGACATTATCTGCAACCGTCGCCATAAGCGCGTATTTGAGAAAGCGTATGTCTCCACCTCCGGATTTGGCGTATTCATCTTCCCGGTACGCAGCGGTCGCTTCTGCCAGTCAAAACTCATCGAGTTCGCCACGCAGATCGCACTATGGGTTAAAACAGAGTCCGGGTTCGACTTCAGTGAACAGGAAGCAGTGGGGGAGGGGATGCGTATTGCCAACAATGCCATCAAGTGCAAAAACGTCACCTACGAAGCAGGAATCGACTCGTGGAGTGTCTCGTGCGGGGACTACGTGAAAGAGGTGTACGGAAAGAACCGTATTCACATCCTGACTGGCAAGTAAGAGGGGAGGGGCTGGAAACGCCCCTTTCTTTTCGTCCACCAGCTGCCGCAGGGAATTTTAGAAACGGCCAGAGAGCTTTCCGGGGAACCGAAGGGAAACGGCCAGGGAATTTTCGGGAAACGGCGGGGTTTGCCTTTATGTAGAAACCGAGCGGGAGAAGCCCAGAATCCTGCCAGAAAATATCGCAGGGGCGCTGGGGTTACAGCCCCTGAGCCATCCAGATAGCTTTCGCTATGTGATTATGTGAATCCGTGGGTAAACCACTGCAAGCGCGTACACGTCGCGCCAACGTGCCAATGATACGCGAGCGCCCACGGATAGCGCTAATATTGCCGACACGTCCCGAAGGATAGCGCGGATCACGTCGCCAGATATCGCCAGACGATCACGCCCACGACACGACAAAATAAGCCACGCGCTAAAACGCTGTAAAACGCGCTATAACGTGTTTTTATTGTGGGTAATGGGTATGTACCACCACACATAAAAACGCGTTAAATTGGCGCGTTTATGGCGCTTATTTTTGGTCTGTTTTGGCTGACTTCAGACAATGAAAAACGCGCCAACTATGGCGCGTTATGGTGTGCGGATCTTGAAACGAAAAAAGCGCCCATAGTGGGCGCTATTGTTTTTATTTTTCTAAGTGAATTTTAAAGCCAGCGTTTAAAAACTCTTGAATCATTAAAAGAACATCGGATTCTTTGATTCCTGCGCGCTTCCTATGATCCGCGCTATTCAGATCTATTTTAAACGTGGTTTCGTCGACTACTTCAGAGCTGAGAGCGTAACCAGCTAAACCAGCGATATCATAAACAAGAGTATGATTATGGATGTTAACGCCAGCGATAAAAATAACCATAAAAACGCTCCTTAAAAAATAAAATTGAATACAGACTTAAGATCTTTTGAATAAGCGCCCACTATGGGCGCTATATTCAATTAATTACGCTTTGAAAGCATCAGCCAGATAGTTATAAAAATCATTTTTGATAAAGCGATATTGCTGCGATCCGTTTTTCGCTGCGCCCATTCCTTTGATCTTCTCGACCAGTCCGAGACGTTCACAAAGATTGATCAACTGGTTGGCTTGCGTATATCCAGCGTCCAATTTAATTTCGTTGGCTTTTTTCGCTTCATTCATCAAATCGAAAACAGCGCCATTTGTGAATGTTTCCAGTTCATCATTAATCATTTCGATTAATGCGAATACGCGAGATCCGGACATATCAGCGACGGAATAAACGCATTTACCAGACTTGATAGATTTAACCAGATAAACCAATTTTTCGAGTGAATAGCTATTTGTCATAGCTTCGCGGAAAAACACTTCTGGCGCTTGTTTGCTTGCTTTAATCGCGTAGTAAAAGACACCAGCTAATTTCTCATCATTAACAGCGTTTAAAACGTTGTTGGTGAAGTATGCAAGTTTAGTAGTCGCTGCAAGCATGTTAGCTTTATCTGCTTTTGTGTGCGTACCATTCTGATAATGATTGTTATAAGTCTGTGTAGCGTTGTTGGCTGCAACTTGCAATTCGTTAGCGATAACTACAGCAGCGTCGATGATGGATTTTTTAGAGATAGCAACGTTAGACATGATATTAATCCTTATGTAATATTGATAACTTAATTTGTTATTTGTTTATCGTTAGCGTGTTTGCTTTCGATGTGAGTAATTATCGATATGCAGAAATTAAAATCAAGAGTTTTTTACGCGGGGGACGAAAAAAATTTTCTTCAATAAAAATCAAAGCCTTAGAAATAAAATGCGTTTTCTCGAAGGTGTTGCCTAAATAAATTCCCTATTCGGTCAATCACCCTTATATATTTAAACTGGAATCGTGGTGGGTGAAATAAATATAACGGGAAGTGACACGTAAAATAATAACCGGACTTAGCCGGTTATTACCCTTATAGATTTATTGAGCAGGCTCGACAATTTTTCGGTTAGTGTCAAAGAGTGCATCGACGAAGTGTGCCGATGACTCGCTGGCATCACACTCCAACATCTCCCTTTGGTCAGCCGAACGCCCCTTACAGTTTTGGGCACTCTCTCCAATTGTCTTTCCCGCTTTGACAGCGGCTGCGAACTGGTACATGCAAATCGACACATTGTCCGATGACGAACAGACGTCGTTCATGAGTGACTGAATAACTGGTTTATAGTCCATAGCTGAGGCTGCCGTGGACGATGCGAGAAGAATTGAGGATAGTAAAATCGCTTTCATAACTTAAAACGGTAAAATTCGTTCAACCCAATCGAACATGACGACCATCTTCCGACCATCGCCAACGCTGAGTGTGACCTGACAAGCGTCAACGCCTGAAGACACACCTTCAAGTTCACGGCCATCCGCCATGTAGACCCTTATAGACTTCTGCATCTCATGAGCCTGGCGACAAATTTTGAAGAAATCACGGCGAGATGGCCGATTGTCCACATAGTCTGGGTGTACCGTTGTCCGACCCGTGAAGTCGTGCGCAATACCTTCTGTCACACCTGATTCAATCGTGCTGATTCTCTCAAGTGGGAGCCTTATACGATTTTCTTTGTCGAACGGGGCAGGGCAAAGGTCGACTTTGTTGCGCGACGACATGAGACCCTGAACGTACATGCAGAACACCTGACCATCTTCCATCGTGACCCTTACAGGAATGAGAGACTTACGCCAGAACATCAGCGCCTTCTCCACGTTGGTGTAATCGCGCGGCCAGACTTCTGCAGGAATCCCGTAGGTGATGTCAGTAATATTCGTCATATTGTCACAGTGTCGTTGGTAGGATATCGATGTCACCTGCGTTGCTGGTGAACACCCGGAAGACTTTCGTCTCGCCAGCTTTGGTGATGGTCTCGCGTTCCTGACGAGCAGGGTTCAGTGCGCACAGCCCGGCGCCCTCCAGAGAAGCGCCAACAATCCATTGCCCGGCATCAAGATGGAACGTCGCTTTCTCACCGGTCTCAAGTTTCGCAACCGTCTCACCGTTGATGAAGATGGACGCGTCGCAGCCTGCACCTATCATACCTTTGTCCCTCATAACCACCAGCGTGGTTGGCGCAGACGTCTGGTATTTGAAAACTCTGGCCTGCGGAGCCGGTTTTGCATCAGCTACAGACACAGGGCGGGATGAACATGCACTCAGGAGTAAAACGGGGATGGTAATCAGTGGAAGTAGAACGTGTTTCATGGCTTGAACTAAATCCTTATCACTTCAACGAACAAGGCGTCTTGCGACGCCCTTAATGCTTAATCGAGACGTTTGAGAATATCGGCCAGATCTTCTTTGGTCATGCCAGAGGATTCGTAAATCTTCATGACCTTTTCACGAGCCTTTGCAGAAGCCTCTAATGACGTAGCTGCTTTATCAAAATCAGCCATCGTCATGTTGGACAGCACCAGATTGATGATGTCTGCCTTTGACAGCTTAATGTTGCGTTCACGCAGTCGATTCTGAAAGGTTTCCAGCTTGTCGTTTGCTTTTTCGGTTAACTGAACCTGGCAGTGTATAGCGCGTTTCTCGCTCATGCTTACTCTCTATTCAAAACAGTGAAATCGAATGTGCTACCCACCGGCAATACTCCCTCGGCAAACCCAGGCGTAGTGTCGATAATGTGCTTCCGCTCATATGAGTGCGACATGAGGTATTTGTTGCTCACGTCGATGAAGTCGGTAATAAAGCACACGTTAGCCTGATTCTTTTTGGCTCGAAGACCGCGGCCAACACGTTGGTGCATCTCAACTTCGGCTTTGCCGCCACCACCCAGAATCACCGCACCTACGCTTGGAACGTCGACGCCAACATCCAGAATGGTTGAACCAATCAGAACATCTATCTTGCCTGCCGCCAGACTGTTGAGCTTTGCTTGTCGGGTAGTCTGGTTTGATTCTCCGTAGATGAAATCGACCTTGAGGCCGCTTTCTTTCATCATTTCCATCAAGATCTGACCATGACGCTTCAAACGAACCAGCGTCATACAGTTCAGACCGTGACTTTTGTACATTAACGCTTCGCGCACAATAGCCTCGTTGCGGCCCAGATTGTAAACGATGCCTAACTGATAGGCTTTCTGGTAAGCCGTACTCATTCCAACCCGAAAGTTCAGGTGTTTCGAAGCAAGTTCGGCCCTAATCCGCACCTCGTCTGGAGTGTACGCGATTTTATGATATAGAAAGTAGGGTTTCGCTAAAATACCTCGGTCGATCAAATATTTCTCTGTGACCTTTATCTCAATGCGACCGGCCACGGCCATGAGACGCATATTTGCTTCGGTCGAGTCCTTCATGAACGGCGTAGCCGTCAGCGCTAGACGGTAATCGGCATTGATGCACAATCGGGCGATATCGTAGAAGTTTGAACCTGATGATTCGTGTGCCTCTTCCAGAATCAGCAGAGAAACGCTGGACAGAAAGCGCTTAACCAGTTCCCGGCGCTTCAGGTGGTACTGTTTTTTCTCCGGTGATGCGTCGCGCGGCGGCTCTTCGAGAAAACTGGCTAGGGTCTGCACCGTGGCAACGTTGATATGGCGCGAGACCTGAAACTCGCCAGATCCAATCACCCCAACTTTCTGACCTTTCAGCCACGGCTCGCCATTCTCAGCGCGGTAGTCGATGGATTTCTGGAAGTTCTCTGCCATCTGGAACATCAGAACCGAGCGCGTGGTTAAAAACAGCGTCATACGACCAATGCGAGCAGCTGCCTTACACGCTACGTTCGATTTACCGCCACCCGTCGCAATCTGGGCAATCATCATCCCTTCGCGCACCAGTGTTTCCACTGTCTGATCCTGATACGCATAGTCCGGGTTATACGGGAATGGGTTAACTACCGGGTTCGGCCTGCCCAGCGCGGGGGCTTTTTCCTTGCGCACATGCACGCATTTGATGCCAGCTTTCAGAAGGTTGGCTGAAACTGGCTTCGCAAACCCAGCCGGGAACGCGTTTTTGCTCCAGTTGAACATCGTGCTGGTTCCTTTCCAGTCCCCAGCCTCCACTTCATAGCTCAACATCTCCTGAACGATCCGCTTCACGTTGTCATCAGCGCCAGAAATCAGCGCATTGACTGCATTCGATACAATCCGAACTGTCATAAACCTCTTTCCTTCGTGCCTTTTGTATGGTAATTGGCTATTATGGTAAGTAAGTACTTATACAATGGATTGTATCAGAATTATGGATGTGAAAATTACGATTCTGCAGGTGGAAGTCGCGAACCTGCGTCCGAATCCCTGGAATACCAACTCCGTTGGGGCGCAAAACTTCGAAAAACTGAAAGGCTCTATCGAAAAATTGGGCTTTTTTAAGCCAATTCTGGCGCGGGAGCTGGACGGGGGCATTTTTGAGATCCTCGGTGGCGAACACCGCTGGCGTGCCGCGATGGAGCAGGGCATTTCAACAGTTCCCGTCATCTCCGTGGGCAAAATTAACGACCTGGTGGCCAAACAGATGTCTCTCGTCGATAACGAACGCTACGGCGAAGACGATCAGGTCGCTTTGCAGCGCTTAATCGAAGAAATCCAGTCTGAAATCGACTACCGGTTGTCCGATATCGCCCCGTATGACGACGAAATGGCGGCAACACTCGCCAAAGCGTCCGTTATCGATCTTGAAGCGCTGGAAGCGCTCTCCCGTGGCGATGACGAGCCGGTCGATGAGGACAAACGCGAGAAAACCGAGCGAGTCGGCGCTGAACACCAGACGATGCGCTTCAAGGTGACGTTTGATGCGTCAGATCGCGTCGCCGACACCATCAAAACCATCATCAAAGAGCAGGGAATCAATACCGGTAACGAAATGGAGAACGCCGGGGAAGCCCTGGTGTGGCTGGTCGACTACTACAAGGAGCGTATGTAATGACCAAAAACTTTGAAATCGTCTATCGAAACCCGGCAGAACTCATCCCGTATGAGATGAACGCCAAAAAACATGACGAACAGCAGATCCGCGACCTGGCGGCCGCCATCAAAAAGCGCGGTTTTGACCAGCCGATCACGGTCGACAAGCATGACGTCATCATTACTGGCCACGGTCGTCGCGAGGCGGCTCTTCTGGCTGGTCTGGAGCGTGTGCCGGTCATCGTCCGCGACGATCTGAGCGAAGAAGAAGTGAAGGCGAAGCGTCTGGAAGACAACCGCCTGGCCAGTATTGACTACGACGCCATCAAATTGCAGCAGGAGCTGGAATCCCTGGTGCTGGGCGACGTCGAGGTCTTCGGTTTTGAAGAGCGCGAGCTGAACGTGCTTGTCGGCAGCATGACCGAAGAGATGGAAACCGGCTCTCTGGTGCTCGATCTGGGCGAAGAGACAGAACGCCAGAAAGAAGAGCACACCGAGATCAGTCGCGAAGTAGCCTCTGAAGAAGTCCGCGTCATCGACGTATTGGGCTTTAAAACGCTCCCTGCTGGCTCTGCCATTGTGGTTGGGGATTTGCTTGCCCACATGGAAGAAATCACGGGGGAGAGCGGGGTAGACGCTTTCGTGGCGTATGCGGAGAAAGTTTCTTCTGGGGAGCTGGCTGCATGAGCAAATACACCATCAACGTATCGTTTCAGACCCGCGTGAACAAAACCACGCGCACGCTGGAGATTGCCGAATCGTTCGGTCTTGGCCTGGACGAAAAAGAGTGGACGCTTTACGACAATCTGGAGCTGGAAGTGAAGCAGGGCGATGTGGTGTACATCACCGGCCAATCCGGTTCCGGTAAATCCGTTGTTCTGCGCGAGCTGCAACGCCAGATGAAGGATGAAGGGCTTTCTGTAGCCTCCATCGATGATTTTACCTTCGACAATGAGGTTAACGTCATCGACCAGCTGGGCAAAACCACCAGCGAAGCGCTGGGGCTGCTGTCTATGGCCGGATTGAATGACGCCTATCTCTTTGTGCGTAAGCCATCCGAGATGTCTGACGGTCAGAAATACCGTCTCAAGATCGCCAAGCTGATCGAGTCAGGCGCCAAAGTTTGGGCAGCCGACGAATTTGGCGCTGTTCTCGACCGTGTAATCGCTCAGGTTGTGGCGTCGAACCTCCAGCGTGCCGCACGAAAGGTTGGTGCGACGGTAATGGTGGCGACGACCCACGAAGACCTGAAGAACGCGCTGCGCCCGGATATGCAGATCACCAAGCACTACAAAGAACGCGTGAAGGTGGAATATGCCTGATTTGAAGATCGTAGAGCTGAAGCCATCGAAAGAGGCTGACAACAACAACGTTGAAGTCATCCGCCTGCTGGAAGAAGCACTCCAGTACGCCAGAGAAGGCAAAAGCCAGAGCCTGGCGCTGCTGATGATCAACAACGACGGTAGTGTTCTGGATTGCTGGCATAACGGTGGGCGTCCATACGTCATGGTTGGGGCGATGGAATCGCTTCGCCTGGACTTCATCAATGCCAATATCGAGCGCAGGTGATCGATATGACAGACATCATCATCAAACGCTACCGCCCGGAAGAGTTCCCGCGTCATCTGGACTTTCTGGAGCGGATGACCGTTACCAAAGGTACGGTTGAAGACTGGCACGCGCTGAAGTCGCTGCACTACAAGACGGATGGTAAGCCGTTTGCGCCAACGTATTATCGCTGCGAACTGGACGACAGGCTGGTGGGCGTCGTGGTTATGGCTTACCCGAAACTGCTGCTGGCGCCTCGCCATCGCATGTTTCCTAAGCTGAAGCCAACCACCAATACCACCGTGGCCAACCAGTATTGGGGCCGGTACGTGAACAACAACTTTGCGGTGATCAGCCGTTCCGTTGTGGACACTCAGTACCGCGGCGTCGGCGTCTCCTATCGAATGATTAATCTGGTTAGCAGGATGCACGACCGGCCAATCATCGAGATCCAGTCGTCGATGAGCAAATACAACCCGTTCGCCATGAAAGCAGGGTTCCAGTTCATCCGTCCGGAGCGTCCGAAGAGCTATGAGAGTGCGTTGCGCGTCTTCCAGCGTCATTTCCGTTCCGACCCTGGCGACAACGAAGCGATCGTCAAAGAGCTGTTCGCCATGAGTGAGTCTCGCCGTCGTCGTGCGCTGCGTGATCTGGTCGCTGACTACCACAAGAACAGTTCCCTGGCCAAAGCCGGGCGTAATCGTGGCACGACGATTCAGGACATTGCCGACAGTCTGGTGGACGAGGCCAGCATCGTGAAGCTGCTCAAGGACATTCACAACCTGAGCTTCACGTCTCCGCTGTATGGCGTGTACCGAAACCCGGACTTTGGTCGTCAGCTGCCTGGCACGCTGCCACTGCTGGCATTCGACAAACAGCCTTTGAATAAACCTCTTGAAATTGCATTACCGGCATAAGGATTTGCCATGACGTTGACCGACAAACAAAAAGACATCATCAAAACCATCAATTTAGGCCATGAGCGTGGGCATCTGCTCGATCTGGACGAGCTGCTTGAAGTGCTGCCGTACAAAACGACCAAACAGAGTATGCAGTTCTCTATCCGAGCACTGGTGAAAAAGGGGCTGGTGGAGAAAGGAATGTGCCGCCAGCGCGGTGATTCCGGCTACCACCGTCGCACGCTGGGACTGACCACGTTAGGTCGTGCCAGAGCCAAATTACTGGTGATGTAAGTCGGTCTGGGAGCCAGTTTGAGAGCCTGCTTCCGTATATATAAATACTAAGTGACTTATTAAATATATACGGAAGCAGGCTCTTAATACTCCCCAGCCCGGTTTTAAACACCCAGAAAACAAATTGGTTAGGCACAGAATTAAACAAGTTGTTTAGGAGCGCAAGGATGCGCTCTGAGTGTTTTAGAGGGATCTATGACTGTAGAAAAAGACGAGAGCAAAACTCGCCTGACACCAGCTGAGTGGGCAGAAGCCGAAGCGAAGTGGACTTCCGGCGAATACACACTCTCCAAGCTGGAGGAGGAGTACGGCATTCGTCGTGAAACGCTCTCCAGACATTTCAAAAAGCGTGGATTAGAGAAAGGCGCGGACTCCGTTGGGAAGATGGTGCGCGAGTCGCTCAAATCCGACGCAGAGCTGCGTGCGAAGGCGCGTGCAGAGAAAATCGAAGAGCGCCGGACTCGTTACGACGATTGGGCGTTCGCACTCGGTCGTATGGTGATGCATGAGGTGGCCACAGCCAAGAAGGACGGCAGACCACTGGCAGCCATCGAAGATGACCTGAAGAGTCTCCAGCGTGCCAGCGGCACACTCGCTAAGTGTTTCGAAATATCCTCGAAAGCGCTCGGTATGGATCGCGCAGAGAACGAAGACGACGAAATCCCGAACCTGGTATTTGGCGAACTTACGCCTTCCCAGGTGGCGCAGCTGCGTAAGGAAGATGATGAGCCGGATCTGATTGATGACGATCTGCTTGAGTCACTCGAAGAGGAAGCACTGAGCGAAGCTGAGGGCGATTCTGACGCATCTGGTGATGAAAGTGATGGGAGCGTCTAACTATGGCCATCCCGTCGTCTCTGAGTCTCGTACAGCTGCATTCTGGGCAGATGCAAGTCTTCCAGTCGCCACATCGTTTCAAAGTGGTGTGTGCGGGTCGACGCTGGGGTAAATCCCGGTTGTCGATCTCCACCATCATCCGCGCGGCAGCCAAAGAGAAGAAGCAACGTGTCTGGTACGTCGCACCGACTTACCAGATGGCTCGCCAGATCTTGTGGGATGACCTGCAGGAAGTTCTGCCGCGTAAATGGGTTCGTAAGAAAAACGACACCACGATGACCATCGTGCTGAAGAACGGCTCTGAAATCGCGCTGAAAGGTGCGGATAAGCCCGATACGCTTCGTGGTGTGGCACTGCACTTTGTGGTGCTCGATGAATTTCAGGATATGAAGCCGGACACCTGGTACAAGGTACTGCGTCCGACACTGTCCTCTACCCGTGGCGGTGCGCTGATCATCGGTACGCCAAAAGGCTTCTCCGAGTTCCACAAGCTGTGGACTATCGGTCAGAACAAAGATTTGCAACGCAAAGGGCAGTGGAAGAGCTGGCAGTTCGTTACGGCTGATTCTCCGTTCGTACCGAGCGCGGAAATCGAAGCAGCGAAGAACGATATGGACCCTAAATCGTTCGCACAGGAATACCTGGCCAGCTTCGAAAACATGTCCGGACGCGTTTACTACCCGTTCGACCGCAATGTGCATGTGAAGCCACTCCAGTTCAATCCGAAACTGCCGATCTGGGTTGGTCAGGACTTCAACATCGACCCTATGTCATCGGTCATCCTGCAGCCGCAGCCAAATGGTGAGCTGTGGGCCGTGGACGAGGTTGTGCTGTTCTCTTCCAACACGGCTGAAGTGTGTGATGAGCTGGAGCGTCGTTTCTGGCGCTGGAAGTCTCAGGTCACTATCTTCCCTGACCCGGCAGGTGCGTATCGCCAGCACGCACGCGGTGAATCGGACGTCGATATCTTCAAGGAAAAAGGTTTCCTTCGAGTCGATTATCCGAAGAAGCACCCGCCGATCGCAGACCGTGTTAACGCAGTGAACCGCATGTTGATGAGTGCCTCGGGCGAAACCCGGTTGTACATCGATCCGAAGTGCAAACACCTCATCGACTCGCTGGAGAAGGTGATCTACAAGCCAGGCTCACGCGATATGGATAAGACTGGCGGCATCGAACACAGTGCGGATGCGTTGGGTTATCCGGTTCATCGTAGGTATCCGGTGAAAAATCGTGTTATTCTTGGTGGAGCTAGATAGGTAAGCACTTACCTAAACGGAAAGGAAAAGCAAATGGAATTGACTGACAAGCAAATCAAAGACCTTGTGGCACGACGCCACCCTGAATATGAGAAGAAAAAAGAACATTGGGACTTCCTCGCCAGCACCTACGCTGGCGGGCGTGCCTGGTTCAACGACAATATCTTCCGTTACTTCAAAGAGGGCGATCAGGAGTTCAAAGAGCGCCTGGAACGCGCTTATCGCTTCAACCACACTCGTGAAGTGGTAAACCTCATCAACAAATACCTCTTCAAAGAGGTCATTCACCGCAACACTGATGAAGCGCCGGAGCAGATCCGCAATTTCTGGAAGCGAGCCACGCGCCAGAACACCTCCATCGATGCGTTTATGGCGGCTATCGATCTGCAATCATCCATTTATGGCCGTATCTGGGTTGTCGTGGACAGCACCATGAACGTCGATGTTGAGTCTATTGCAGACGAGAAGAAAAATGATGCGCGTGCCTACGCTTACTGGATTTCGCCACAGCAGCTGCTTGATGTTGCCTGGGATGAAGACGGCAATATGTTGTGGGCGCTGATTGTTGAAATCGCGCGCGACGACGAAGATCCGTTCACGTCAACCGGGCAGGAATACCAGCGTTACCGTCTGTGGACGCAAAACGAGTGGTATCTGTTCCGTGAAGAAGTGAAGAAAGGTTCCGGAAATAGCGGTCGTCGTCAGGCCAAAGTCGTTCTGGAGGATAGCGGCGAGCATAATCTTGGCGTGGTGCCGGTGTTCCCGGTGGATTGCATTGGTGAAAGCGAGTCTCCGTATTTCAGTCCGTCGTTGATTGACGACATCGCCTATCTTGACCGCGCTGTGGCCAACTACCTGTCGAACCTTGACGCGATTATTCAGGATCAGACATTCAGCCAGCTGGCGATCCCGGTTCAGTCATTGCTGCCGGGCGATGAAAACCACACCAAAGTGCTCGAAATGGGGACAAAACGCGTCTTCACCTTCGACTCTGAGAGCGGTAATCAGCCATTCTACCTGTCTCCAGACCCGAAACAGGCTCAGATGATCATCACCACGATTAAGACGGTGATTAACGAGATCTACCATTCCGTTGGTGTGGCAGGTGAGCGAACCAAGCAGGATAACGCACAGGGCATCGATAACTCTTCGGGCGCAGCGAAGATGTACGACTTCCAGCGCGTTAACAGTCTGCTGGTGACAAAAGCAGAGCGCCTCGAAAGGGCAGAGCGGCAGATGATGCAACTGGCAGCGAAATGGATGGGTGTCGAACTGGATGAAGACCACTCTCTGATTGCGTACCCGGAAAGTTTCGACATTCGCGGTCTGACTGACGAATTTGCCGTTGCTGAGAAACTGTCTCTGCTCCAGGCGCCTGATTCTGTTCGTCGTCATCAGATGGAAATGCTCATCGAGAAGGTCTTCCCGAACATTTCCGAGGCGATGCAAAAGGAATTTCAAAAAGATCTCTTGAAATTTCCTCCAAAAAATGATCTTAATACCCTTGAAAATAAGTCAGTACTTACTTATGATCGAGATGCGGCCCAAGAAAGCGGGCAAGATCAACCCCGAGGGAATGGGGACTCATCTACTCAAGAGACCGAGTGATAAGTAACGAAAAGGAATTTCTATGAATCTGTGGCAAATGCTTATGGCCCGTCGTGGCCTGATGGATGCAGCTGAAGCGCATGAGCGCGGAGGCGCTGGTGGCGGTGCTCCTGCTGGAGACAACGAGCAGGGCAATCAAGACCCAGGCAAACAGGGCGAGCAAAAAGAGCAACCGAAGGGTGACGACGACGAGTATGCCGGTATGACTCAGGAAGAGTTGCTGGCAGAACTGCGTAAGTCCAAGAAAGCCGGTGCTGACTTGCTGAAAGAGAACATGAAGCGCAAGGAGAAAGAGCGCACATTGGCCGATCAGCTGGCTCAGTACGGTGATATTGACCCGGCACGTGCTCGCAAGCTTCTCGAAGCTGAACAAGCCGCAGAAACCGCACGTCGGGAGGCGGAGCAGGCTGAACTGGAACGCCGTGGTGAGTTCGATGCTGTGAAAAAGCAGATGATCGAAGCGCACCAGGCTGAACTGGCACAGCGCGACGAACGCTACTCCACTCTGGAGAGCGAGAACGCCGCACTGAAGGCTCAACTGGTCGAAATGACTGTTGGCGCTTCCTTCAGCGGCTCTGCCTTCCTGCGTGACAAAGTTCTGATGACTCCGGCTAAGGCTCGCGTTATCTACGGCTCTCATTTCGAAGTGGGTGAAGACGGTAGTGTTGTGGGCTTTGATAAGCCAGCCGGTCAGAAAGAACGTGCAGTTCTGGTTGACGGTGAAGGCAAACCGTTACCGTTCGAATCCGCGATTGAGCGCATTCTGCGTGCAGATCCGGAAGCTGACGCACTGTTGCGCAGCGAAGCCAAGCAGGGTGCTGGTTCCAATAGCAAACCGACCCACAAAGTAAACCAGCCGAATAGCAAGTCGACTATGGATAAGTTGACCTCCGGTCTGGGGAAAATCAGACTCAAGTAACATCTTAAATCATAGGGAAATGAAAGATGCCATTACTGCGTGATGAAGCTGAAAAGCTGTCTAACAACGAACTTGAGCAGGGTGTGATCGAGACCATCATCGATCGCGATGACCTGTTCGCTGTTCTGCCTTTCATGAAGATTAATTCTAAGGCATACCTCTACAACCGCGAAGCTACCCTGAGCGAAGCAACCTTCATTGATGTGAACGACACCATCACCGAAGGCGCTGCAACCTTCACCGAACACGTTGCGAAGCTGCGTATCCTGGCAGGCGACGTAGACGTCGACAAATTCCTGGCGACCACTATGTCCGACACCAACAACCAGCTGGCAATCCAGGTTCGTCAGAAGGTGAAAGGTCTGGCTCGCGCATTCCGTCGCAACCTGATTCTGGGCGACTCCAGCACCAACACCAAAGCGTTCGACGGTATTCCGAAGCTGATGCACGACGATCAGAAGATCGATATCGAAGGCGCTTCCATGACCTTCTCCATGTTCGACGAGCTGGTCGACGCGGTGAAAGATCTGGGCGCAGACTGCATCATGATGCGTTCCGAGCACCTGCGTGCTTATCGCGCTCTGCTGCGTACCGTTAGCCTCGGCCCGTCCGAAATCATGATGGAAAACTTCGGCCGTCCGATGCTGTGCCACAACGGTGTACCGTTCATCGTGAACGACTTCATCCCGACTGACGCGGGCAAAGCAAGCATCTACTGCCTGCACCTGTCCGAAGAGAATGGTGTGACTGGTCTGTATGGCGGTGAAAACGCCGGTATCGTTGTTGAGAACATCGGTACTGTTCAGAACAAAGACGCAACCCGTACCCGCGTTAAGTGGTACTGCTCTCTGGCGAACAAGCACGACAAGGCTATCGCCGCGCTGACCAACGTAAAAATTTGATCAGTATAGTAGGTAAGTAATTATCTACCGTTTAAGGGTGGGCTATACGCCCACCCTTTTTGTAGGAGCGAGAAATGCCAGAACAAAAGATGAAGATCACGGAAGAGGCGTTTGCGGATTTCACGGGGCATATGTGCCGTGCCGGATTCACCAATTCCATCTCCAACGAGCCTCTGAGCGAGCGCCAGCAGAACCATCTTGCGGCTTGCTTCCGGGCAATTCCGTTCACTCAGTCTGTCACCATTACACCGGCTGCGCCGTCCGTATTGGTGGGCAAAACCGTTCAACTTAGTGCAGGTATCACTATGAGCAAAAGCGCAGATTCATTCACCTGGACGTCGGCCAATGACCAGGTCGCCACAGTCAGCGGTACGGGTCTGGTTACTGGCGTGACTCCGGGCAAAGTGAAGATCACCGCCACCGATAAGCAGACTCAGCTTTCTGCGTCAGTCGAAGTGACCGTTAAGCCTGTCAGCGTGGAGTCCGTTACGGTAACGCCAGACTCTACCTCCGTTGAGAAGGGGAAATCCGTCAAGTTGCGCGTTGATGTACAACCGTCAAACGCAACCAATAAAAGAGTCACCTGGACTTCCAAAAATAGCGACAAAGCGACCGTTGACCAGAACGGTAACGTAGCTGGCGTAGCCGTTGGTACGGCAACCATTGAAGTGGTTTCGCAGGATGGCAGCCATAAAGCTACTGCCACGGTGGAAGTCACTGAGCCTGTCGTTGCTGTTACTGGCGTCTCTGTCGATCCGAGCACCACCAGCGTTGAAGCCAACAAAACGGTACAACTGACCGCGAACATCGAACCGGCTGGCGCAACCAATAAGCGCGTAACCTGGGCGTCAAAAAATGCCGAGTTCGCGACGGTTGATAGCGCAACTGGACTTGTGACCGGTGTGGCCGCAGGTACTGCCACTATCGAAGTCACCACGGAAGACGGTAGCCACAAAGCCACTGCGACCGTTGAAGTGACCGCAGCACCGGCTGCGTAACCAACACATGGGCGGCTATGCCGCCCATTAAGTGAGAAGAAGAATGAAACCAGCAAAAATTCGTTTATTGGAGCCTCAATTTTTGGGGTACACGGGCATTCTCTGCGGTATCCAGTTTGTCGACGGCATCTCGGTTGCCGAACTGCCATTCATCGATCAGCAGCGGATTTGTGCCTCCATGCGTGCCACTACCGTTGAAGGCAAAAATGTATCTCCTTCTGCCGCATACAGCAGCCGCAATGATTTGACTGCGGACGACATTGTCGAGACGGCGGCCCCGGATATTGTGCCAATGAAACGTGGTACGGCTGAAGTGGAAGCCAAACCGGTACAGCGCTTTACTCGTGAAGAGCTGGAGTCGATTGCGGACTGTGAAGGTATTGCGGGTCTGCGTCAGATCGGCAACCAGATTGGCGTGAAAGCCAAAGGTATCGTTGAAATGATCGAAGGCATCCTGAAAGCACAGGGCGGTGAGTAATGGCGCAGATCGACACGTACCGTAGCGGGGAAGCTGTTTCCCTGTCGTTCGCATTTAACGTTCTGGATATTGAGTCGGCCACGTATACCGTCAGAGATGGCGCTGGTGCGATCATCGTCGATAACGAACCTCTCGATATTACTGAGGGGCAGATGTCCATTCCGGTTGTCGTGTCGGCCGAACACAACCTGCTTTCAGATAAAGAACGCGATCTGCGACACGTCATTGTCAAAGCGGTGGCATCCGGGCTGACGCATGAAGAGCGCAAGATGTACGTTCTGCTGAATAGCTTCGAGCTGTCAATTCCAGGCCAGTCATTCGCAACGGTCGCAGACGCCCAGATGCAAGCTATCGATATGCTTAACGGCGACACACTGTTAGCTGATGGTGAAGGGCTGATGCGCAAACGTCTCATTGAGGCCACCAGACGCGTCAAAACGCTGCCGTTCTCAATCCGCAAAGTCCTGCGTATCGACTTCGACCGTTACGACCGCCCGCAAAACATGCTGAACGTCTATGACATTCCGTGGGGTGCTGACGGGGCATATCGTCACGATCTGATTGATTGGGAGCAGATGACGCCGGAGAAATTCGACGAGTTCCCGGACTACTTCAAACAGGCATTAATGCTGGCCGTGGTTAATGAAGCCTGCGAAATCGCTAACGGTAATGACGTAGCGGCAGCCCGCGAGGACGGCATTCTGTCTGAGTCCATTGGTGAAACGACCAATATGTACCGCACCGGCAAAGCGGCAAATGTGCATGTGGCTCGCAGTACCTGGCGACTGCTGGTCAGTTACATCAATAACCGCATGATTGTTCGCCGTGCGTAACGCCAGTCGCATTATTTACTTCTGGTCGAAAGGCTCAAGACGAGCAATCGCGCCTTCGCCTGGTAATGAGTGCGGCTGCCAACCACAGGGAGAGTGCATGAACATTTCATGGCAAGCAGAGATAGCGATTTACCGTCTGGGTTCGAAGAACGTCTACGGTGAAGCGCAATTGCAGTTCGTCAGGAAGACGAACGTCGGCGTCGTTAAGTTTGAGCAAAGTAACGAGAAGTCATTGGTACGTGCGGACAGCTCCGGCAGTCGCGGTAAAGCGAATCTGGAATTGTTCGATGCTGTTCTGGTGATCCCACTTGAGGCCGCAGTGCAGCTTGATGACGTTCTCATTCTGGAGGGGCAAAAGCTGAAGGTATCCAGCGTGCATCGTCGCTGGGGACTGCGTGGGCGCCCTGGGCATCTGGAAGTAGGGGCAAACATATGGGTCTGAAGTACGACGCGCATCAGTTTAAGCGTGCTGGCGACAGGCTCAATAACAGCCAGAAAGCCTTTAAGCGTTATCTCATCCGTGACATGGAGAAGCTGGCGCGTCTGGTTGAGCGTCTGGCGCGGGCAATGGCCCCGCTGGAGACTGGCTCACTCGAAAGCGCGATCTTCGCGAGAGTGGTCAAAGAAGGCTATACCGGGCTGCGTATTGAGTTATCGGTATCTGGAGCCAAACCACGCGAAGGGCATCCGGGTGTTGAGGTTGGCGATTATGCGGAGTACATGGAGTTGGGCAAGTATCGTCTCGGCTATCTCTCCCGCATGAAGAGCGTCACCAACCCGCCAGTTGCTGGTGTGAAGCCACGAGTTGGGCCTTTGTTCCTTGAGAGAGCCGTGCAGATCAGTGAGAAGCAGTTCACTCAGACGATAGCAGAAGCGGCAAGGAAAGCAGGTTTTACGAGAGGTTGATGTGTTTATTGAAGCATTTGCGAGCCTGATGCAGAAGGCGAAGATCGGTACAGTCGGCACTGACATTTTCTGTCACTACATGCCAGCCAATGTGAAGTCCGGTGTTCTGTTGGTTACTCCCAATACGGGGATCACCATTGACCATGAGTTAAAAGGCTTCTATCACGACTCTTTCACCGTCATCGTGCGTAATGCGACGATCACAAAGGCGGTGGCGAAAGCCAATAAGATCATGGACATGTTCCCGGTTGAAGAAACCGTGTCAGAGGGCGTTTACTTCCGGTTGGTTCGGCCAATGTCGATGCCGATTACTTATCCCAAAAACGAAGGTTCGTTGATTGAAGCGGGTATCCCGATTGAATTTGCGGGCTATTTGTTGAATTAATAAAATAAGTAAGTATATACTTACCATTGACACCGTGAAGGTGCTGATTTAACGGAAAAAGGAGTTTTCTAACAATGTCCAATACCCATGTAAAAAACATCAAACTTGGCGCCTGCAAAGTGTCGTTTGGTGGCGTTGATCTGGGTTACACCAAAGGCGGTGTTCAGGTTGAGGTTGCAACTGAAACGCTGAAAGTCACCGTCGACCAGCACGGCCAGACCACTATGTCCGAGCTGGTGCAGGGTCGCAACATCACCATCACTGCGCCGCTGGCCGAGTCTGTGCTGAAGAATATGGTCGATCTGATGCCGGGGTCTACTTTGAACGAAGACGACAACGCTGTGACCATCACTTCCGCACAGGGCGTCAACCTGATCGACGTAGCCAAAGAGCTGGTTCTGACTCCGCAGGACACTACCGACTACGTTCTGACCATCCCGAAAGCTGCGACCGCGGGTAACTTCACCATGACCTACCAGTCTGATGATGTTCGCGTGTTCTCCGTTCAGTTCACCGCTTACCCGGATGACGACGGCGTGCTGGGGAAAATGAGCGGCCCAAAACCGGTTAAAACCGTCTCTAGCTCTCCGGAATCTCCGGAAGTTAAAGCCGGTGAGACCGTGCAGCTGACTGCCCAGATCACCCCTGCAGATGCCGGCGACAAAACCGGTGTGGGGGAATCCGACAATCAGGAGAAAGCCACCGTTGACCAGACTGGTCTGGTTCGCGGAGTAGCTGAAGGTTCGGCAAATATCTCCTTTACCAGCAATAGTGGCGGCAAGAAAGCGACCAAAGCAGTAACGGTTAATTCTGCCGGTTAATCGCGACGTAACTAAGCAGAGGCTCAGGAAGAGCCTCTCTTTTAAAAGGACTTTAACCAATGACCAAATTACTCGATCTCGACTCCATTCTGCCTCCGAAGAAAAGCATCAAGTTCGGCGGTCAGGAATACCCCATCGTTGAAATGACTGTTGGCCTGTTCGTCTCCATCAAGCAGATGGAAGGCAAAGACCTCCAGAACATGTCGCCTGTTGAGCAGGTAACTGCTTACGCCGACCTGGTTCGCAAGGTCATACCATCCGTGCCGGACGCTGTACTGGAAAAACTGACTGTTCCGCAGCTCCAGCAGATCTTCACCTTCGCTATGGAAGTGATTGATGAAGAGAACGAAAAAGCGGCTGGTGAAGGGGCAAAGTAATTTCCCGCGATGAATCCGGGGTAAAGACCGTATCGATAGATCTCGGATTCTATTTCAGTCGTGTAGTTGCTCACTACGCCGTGTCGCCATTAGAGCTGCTGGGCGTCCCTCTAACGATGTTCTGGATGCTCAGTCGCAACATCGACCGTCTGCGCGCGGAAGAGGATGTCCGCAACCTGCAAGTCGCTCGCGCTGCCCAGGCAGATGGCGAGGGCGTGAAGGCGTTCATGGAGGGTTTGCAACTCAGGATTGGAAGACCAGTCGTAACCGATAAAGTCTACGATCCACGCAAGGATAAGGCAGACCCTGACGCCAAAGAGCAACTGATGCAAATTTTTGGCAGAGGATGACAAGGGAATGTCACAAAACGTAGAGTTTATCCTGTCGCTGGAAGACAAGCAGTTTACAGCGTCAATCGACCGGGCGAGTAAGCTACTTACCAGATTCGGGGAGCAGGCCACAAAGCCCGCTCAGAAAATTAACAATCTGGAACGCTCGTTGGGTTCGGTCTCCCGCATCATCGGCGTTCTGGAGTCCAAGCTCGATGCCACGGCAGACAAACTACAGGATGTAGCTGCCGGCTTCGAGCTTGTGTCTGATGTTTCGCGCAAGACGCGAGGCAACATTACCAGCCTCAACTCAGGTCTCAAAACCCTGATTGAGCGCGTCGACACAACCACCTCATCCGTTAATAAACTCACCACATCGCTGCGCAAGGTTCAGTCTGAACTCAATGAGTTTTCCGATTGGGCAACGTTCGCTGGCAAGAGCGCCAGCCGCTTCGGTACGGAGGTAAAAGAAGCCTCTTCCTCCGTGAGTGGCATGAATACGCGCCTTAACACCACGACGAAGCGTCTCAGTAATTGGGGCGTCACAACGAGCCAGGCTGCCGAGGGGCTGAAGAAAGTCCGCGATCAGATGGATGCCGTGATTGGTCGCCAGCAACTGATCAGCAAGCCGGTACGTGTGCGCACCAGCGGCTACGGTGAGGGCGGTGGTAATGGCGGTGGCGGTCGACACAGCGGTTCATATGGCCACGGCGGGCGCGGTGCTGAAAATGGCGTGTTCTCTGGTCTGCGCGGCAATATTTTCCTGCTGGGCGAGATTGGTGATGCGGCAAGAACGGTAACCGACATCCTGTTCGGCTGGCAGAAGCCAATCGTCGAAGCCGCCTCCGAAATGGAGCGTATGCGCGTCATGTTGCGCGGGCTAAACAAGGATAAGGCCAACCCTGGCAAAGCAGCCGCAGAGGATATGCAGTACATCGTGGATATGGCGCAAAACGCCCCGTTTGCGATGCAGGCGCTGACCGATTCCTTCGTTAAATTCCGCTCGGCAGGTCTCGATCCTACTGACGGATCGCTGAAAGCACTGGTGGACTCCGTTGCACGCTTCGGCGGCGATAGCGAGCTGCTTAAACGTGCTGCCGTGGCTGTCCAGCAGATGTCCGGTAAGGGCGTAGTGTCGATGGAAGAACTGCGTCAGCAATTAGGTGAAGCCGTTCCTAACGCGATGAAAGCGATGGCAGACGCTGCCGGTATCACTATGGGGGAACTGACCAAAGCAGTCTCCACCGGTACTGTGGAAGCGAAACAGGCGCTATCGCTGATGTTCGTTGGTCTGCGTGCGGAGAACGAAAACGCCGCCAAAGACATGATGCAAACCTACACTGGTGCGCTGGCGCAACTGCAAATCTCCTTTACGCTATTTGCCGATCGTGTCGGTCAGGCGGGCTATCTGGATTCTCTCTCAAAGGGGATGAAAGAGCTGGCCTCCATCATGAACAGCGCAGAGGGCATTTCGTTCGCTAACTCGCTGGGTTCCGGACTCTCCACGGCGATCGACGGCTTACGCGAGCTGGCGCAGTGGCTGGCTAAAAACCAGGAACTGGTTATCAGCTTGGGCAAAGTCGTTGCCGCAATGGTGGCGTTCAAGCTGATGCGTGCCGGGATTGCAGGCGTGATTGGTACTGCCGGGCAAATGGTTAACACATTTACCAAGATGTCGACCGTTCTCCAGGTTCCGTTCAATCTGGGCGCGACAGCTGTCACCCGCTTTAATCGTGCGGCTCGTATGGGGCTGGCTCCAATCCCATCGCTGATCTTCGCTATCCGTGGCGCGATTACGGGGCTTCAGGGCGCATTTGCTGGGCTAACTGCATTCATTGCAGCAAACCCCATTGGTGCAGCGTTCACCGTAGCTACCGTGGCTGTAGCCGGTCTTATCACGTATATGACCATGCTCCGCAGCGAAACGTCCAAAGTCGTGGACGAGATCCGCAAAATCCCGGAGGCGATGACGGCGGCCAAGCGTGCGCAGATGGCAGCGCGTGCAGCCGAGCTCGAAAAGCAGATCCAGCGAGACCAGAAGGCGCTTAAAACTGGCGAAAGCGTGAACTACTACTCCACAGTGGCTGGCCCTGTCGCCGTGAAGGAGTCCAAAGAGGTTGTTGAGGCTCGCCTGAAGAAAAATCAGGAAGAGTACGAAAGAACAACCGGCACGATGGTGTTGGGTGATGGCGCGGTGGCCAAGCGCCTGGCAAAAGAGGCTGCTGAATCCCAGATTGAGAAAATCCGGGCAGATAACCAGGTCTTCTCTGCGACGTTTGTGAAAGCCCGTCAGGAGGCTCTGGACAAGATCCAGAAAATCAACGACGACAAATCACTTTCGGACGACGAGAAGAACAAGTTGCTCGCGCCGCTTCGCGAGAAGGTGAACAAGTCTTATCTGGAACCTGCACAGAAGCTGGTTGACGACCTGTCTTCTCGTAAAAACGCCACCGAGAAGCAAATTGCCCATTTCAGCGACCTGCTGGAGAAAGCGAAGAAAGAGGGGAACACAGAGCAGGTTCATAAGCTGCAAGGCAGCATTCGCGGGTATCAGGAGCATCTTGAAGCTGTTGCTCAGGAGCTGACTCAGGCGGAGTTCGAGCGTGATAGCGCGGCGAAAACCGGTAAGGGCGTAATGTCCAACCAGGGAACTGTTCTGGGGTTAGGGACGACCGATAAGGCGGCTCAAAAAGCACTGGCACAGTATATGCGGAACCAGATGGACTCCGCGACCTACCAGCGGACACTGCCAGACGGTACGCCTATGATGGACTTCGAAGGCAAGCCGATCATCGGGCCGAAACAGCTCAAAACCCAGTTGAACCTGCAGAAAGCCTCCAGCGCCACCTCTCTGGAGAAAATGAGCGACGAGGAGCGTGCCGCCGCGATCGCCGCGCTGACCAAAGCGCGTGAGCAGGATGCCGCAGCAGCGGAAAAAGCCGGGAAGCGCACCGCCAATGCCTCTCAACGTGCAGCGAGGAAGGAAGAAAACGCGCAGCGTAAACTGGCGGCCGGCTACCAGAAAGCTCTGGATAAAGCCGATCAGCTTATGGGGCAGATGGGTGAAAGCTCAAAAGCGACCGTGTCGTTTGATCAGTCTCTCCGCGATACCACCAAATCGCTGACCGAACTGGCCAACGCCGTACCGAATGAGTTCATCACTCAGGAGATGATCGACAAAGCCAAGTCACGCCTGGCTGACCTGGCGAACGCGAGCGACGACTATCGCGAGATGTTCAATCGCCGCAACGTCGAGCAGATGATCCCCACCTGGGCGCCGGAATCCGATTCCATCATCAGCGCGGGTTACAAGCCGTCTCGTGAAGAGAAGGTGGCTGATTTCAACGACACCTACAACCGTAACCTGAAAGCGTTGATGGATCTGCGTGACCAGGCTTCTGATCCGAAAATCGTGGCGCTCTACACCAAGCAGATTAACCAACTGGTGGCGGCAGGCAACACCGCTCTCATCAAAGAGACGGGTACGGCGACACAGAAGCTGGCGCTTGAGTACGAGAATCTGGCCGATCAGTTGGAAAACAGCTGGAGCAACCTGTTCAGCAACATGACGGATACGCTGACCGACTTCGTCATGAAAGGTAAATTGGACTTCTCCAGCCTGGCAGAATCCATTCTCCGCGATATCACCAACATGGTTGTGAAGACGCAGATCACCCTGCCACTCATGAACATGCTGGGGATGGGAACGACGGCAGCGGGCAGCTCTCAGAGCGGTAATCTGCTTTCTGGTGTCGCGTCAGCGGTTGCCAACCAGGGCGTCCGGATGAATGCGATCAATGGCGATAAGAGCGTGGGCGAGGCGACGAAAGAGACCTCCAGCTCAGTCTCCGGTCTGGGGCAGACCACTCAGCAGACGACCAGCGCGATTGGATCTGCAACCAATGCGATCGGCAGTTGGGTAAATGGACTGTTTACCAGTACTGAAGCCAAAGACGCGGAAACCAAAGCGGTGAAGACATCCATCTTCTCTATGCAGAACCTTAGCTCTGTCACTGGTGCGCTTTCTGCCGCGTTTGCCATGCTGGGCGCAAACATGTCCGGCTCTGGCAATAAGTGGTTGAGCTTCGGCGCAACCATTGCCTCCGGGCTGGCGTCTGCCTGGGCTGGTGGTGGCTTCGACAACATCGGATCTGGTTCCTCCGGCTCTAACTCCGGGTTCAACAATCTCACCGGATCGGCATCTAATGGTACTGGCGGCATCCCGGCAATTCCGAAGTTCGCCAAAGGCGGCATTTTCGGGAAAGACGGCGTGGTTCCGCTGCGTGCGTACCAGAAAGGTGGCATCGCTGACTCTCCACAGCTGGCGCTGTTTGGTGAAGGGGATATGAACGAAGCCTACGTTCCGCTTCCGGATGGGCGTTCCATCCCGGTCACGCTCAACGCAGAGAGTGTTAAAGGCGGCGGTGGCGGCGTTTTCTCACCTGTCAGCATTAAGATCAACGTCAACAGCGACGGCAGTGTCTCGGAGAACAGCAATTCCGAAGGCGCATGGAGTCAGGCAGCTCAGCGCATGAAGGCGATCGCGCTTGAAACCATCGCTCAGGAGAAGCGGCCAGGCGGTTCGCTCAACCCTAACTCTCAACGTAACTAACCACGGCTGCCCCGTAAGGGGCAGTCTCACAAGGATGTGAGATGGAAAGACTGACTTTTAACTGGTATCCCGACTACGAGTCGGAAAAAACCGTGAAGCCTAACGTGACGGTTCTGAACTTTGGTGACGATTACGAACAGCGTCAGGCCAAAGGGCTTAATCGTATTAAAGAAGAGTGGAGCCTGACATTTACGCGCTCTTACGACGTTATTAATGCCGTCGATGACTTTCTGACGGCACGCGCGGCCGTTGAGTCGTTCTACTGGACGAACCCTCGTGGCAAAAAGATGGTTGTGGTCTGCGACAGCCATACTGTGAAGCGTTACCAGGGCTATCTCGTTCTCACTGCGACCTTCCGACAAATTTATGAAGGATAATTTAACCCACTAGATAAGTAATCACTTATTTATTATTATTTGTAGACGCTGACAGGATGTTGGCGCCTCTTTATTTCAAGGAAGAAACGATGGGTATTAAAGCTGATATTCAGAGCTTGTCGCCTTCGGCGCACATTGAGCTGTTCGAACTTGATATGTCGAACACCACCTCTGGGGGCAAGCTGTTTTTCCACGCCGGTACAAACGAACTGATGGAGCCAGTCGTTTGGCAAGGTGTGTCCTACGAACCGTGGCCAATCAAAGCGTCAGGCTTTGATAAGACTGGTCAGGGTACTTTGCCGCGTCCAAAAATCCAGGTCTCCAACTTTGCCGGTACTGTCTCCGCTGAAGTCCAGGCAAACGACGATCTGGTTGGTTGTCGCATCATCCGCAAGATGACGCTGGCGCGTTTTCTCGATGCGGCCAACTTCAAAGACGGGAATCCAACCGCAGATCCAAATCAGCATTTTCCGGATGAGATGTGGTTCGTCGAGCAGAAGACTCTTGAAACCCATGAGGTTGTCGAGTTTGAGCTGTCGAGTGTGTTCGATCTGATGGGCGTGCAGCTGCCGTACCGCCAGATCATCAAAAACACCTGCCCGTGGAAATACCGCGGCCCAGAGTGCGGCTACACAGGCCCATATTTCGACAAAAACAACCAGCAAACCACCATGTCAGGCGCGGATTACTGCACGAAACGCTACGACTCATGCAACGCACGCCGTAACTACTTTGCCAATGGCGTAATCCACTTTGGCGGGTTCATTGGAGCAACGCGTTATGGGTAATAGAGCTTTCCCTGAGCTTGGGTCGGACATTATGCAGCAAATCTATCTGACAGCCATCAAACGCTACCCGAACGAAGCGTGTGGCTTTCTGGTGCGTACCACTGGCGAGAAATATCGCTTCATGGAAGCCCGGAACGTGGCGGAAAACCCGGAAAACACGTTTGTTATGCACGCTGACGACATTATCGCAGCGGAAGATGCGGGAGACGTGGTTGCCATCTGGCACTCCCACACTGACGCATCAGCTGATGCGTCAGACGCCGACCGTGCCGGATGCGAGGCAACGGAAGTTCCGTGGCTGATTCTGGCAGTTCGGAAGAATGTCGAGGGCGATGCACCATTTCACTTCAGTGAGATGAATGTGATCACTCCAGACGGCTTTGAGATGCCTTATCTGGGACGACCCTATGTGTTTGGTGTCTTCGACTGCTGGATGCTGTGCCGCGACTATCTGAAGCGTGAGTTCAACGTCGAGCTGAATCCGAACCCGCACCTGCATATTCCATCGTGGTACACGGGCGATACCGACATTCTCGATCAGAACTACCGCAATGAAGGGCTTGTTCGTCTGGCGCCGGGGACGGAACCCCAGCGTGGTGACGTTTTCTTCATTCAGTACGGAAAGATGCCTGACCACTGCGCGGTGTACATCGGAGACGGAATGATCCTGCACCACCAGATCGACCGCCTGAGCTGTCGCGCTTATTACGGTGGCATGTACCAGAAACACACGACGCACCACCTGCGTCACAGAGACTTACTCAAGGGAGATGAGACGTGTCTGAGTTAGTTCATGTGCAACTTGGTGGCCCGATGGCCAGACATTTCGGCCGCCACTGGCATTTAAAAGTGCGCAACACCAAACAGGCGTTGGATTTGGTCGAAGCCAACCGTCCGGGCTTAAAAGCCTGGATGAAGCGCAACATGAAGACCTACGACAAGTATCACATCCAGATCACCAATAAGCAGGGGCATAAGTGGTCGGTTGATGAGAGCGAGTTTCAAATGATGGGGCAGTCCGACAACATCGCGAAGATCCGCATCACGCCGGTTCCTCGCGGTAGCGGCGGCAAGGCTTTTGGGTGGTTCCAGACAGTTGTAGGGGCACTCGTCATGGTTACTTCATTCTGGTTCCCTGCGCTGGCCCCGCTCGGCTTATCACTGATGATGGGCGGTATTTCTCAGCTAATTTCGCCCCAGGCGACCAATGACAGCGTAAGGCAGGCAGATAACTCGAACTCGTTTTATTTCGACGGGCCACAAAACACCACTAACCAGGGCAACCCGGTTCAGCTCATTTATGGTGAGGAAATTCTGGTCGGCTCACAGGTAGTGAGTTCTTCGATCACCATCGACCAGCTTTAGTAAGAAGGGAATTTTTGAACATGGAACAGTTCAAGAAGAAGAGACTGCCTCTCCTGATTGCAGGTGCTGGCGGTAAGAAAAGCAGTGGCTCCAGCCGCACGCCGATTGAAGCTGACGATACCGTAAACTCGCGTGCTATGGCGTCAATCCTCGACCTGCTCGGGGAAGGTGTCATTGGCGGGCTGGTGGATGGCGCAAAATCGATCTTCATTGATGATCTGCCAATCCTCAACGAAGACGGGTCACCAAACTTTAGTGGTATCACCTGGGATTTCCGTGATGGTTCACAAGACCAGACGCCGATGGCCGGGTTCGATTTCGTTGAAACGCCGAAGTCGGTCAACATCCAGTTGAAAAGAACTCACGACGTCACGATTGCCATTGATAACGATGAGGCAGACCGTGTCCGCGTCATTCTGAAGTTCCCGTCACTGCGTAGCGTCGACAAAAAGACCGGTGATACCAACGGTACGACCGTGAAGTACAAATTCCAGATTGCCAATGGCGACAATGCCTTCAAGGACGCCATCGCAGAAGGGGAGAGCACTTCCGAAGTTACGCTGACGGCAAAAAAGACAGGCGTCTACTACCGCAGCTATGAACTGAAACTGCCCAAGCCAGGTCGTGCCTACAAAATTCGCGTGATTCGTATTACCGAAGACAGCAACACTCAGTACATTTTTAACGATACGTGGGTGGACTCTATCGGTGAGATCGTCGATACACCGATGAACTACCCGAACTCAGCGTTGGTTGGCCTGAAGGTTAACTCAGAGCAGTTCGGCAGCTCAATGCCGTCTCGTTCGTATCTGGTTCGTGGCCTGAAGATCCGCGTCCCGTCCAACTACAATGAGAATACAAATACCTATATCGGCGTATGGGATGGCACCTTTAAGCTGCTTTCGTCTTCAAACCCAGCCTGGATTCTTTTCGACGTGCTTACCAACGCTCGTTATGGCCTTGGGCAGTTCGTTTCTGAGTCCATGATTGACCTCGGGCAGATCTACCAGATTGGGCGCTACTGCGACGAAGAAGTTGACAATGGATTCGGGGGCAAAGAGAAGCGCTTTGCTATCAACACCCAGATCACCAGCCGTCAGGACGCGTACCGACTGATTCAGGATATCGCTGGCGCCTTCCGCGGTATGGTCTTCTGGGCTGGCGGCATGGTTAACGTCATGCAGGATAGCCCGTCAGATCCGGTCATGATGTTCACCAACGCGAACGTCAAAGACGGCATGTTCAGCTATAAGGGATCTGCGCGCAAAGACCGTCCGTCAGTGGCTCTTGTGACCTACAACAACAAGGAAGACGGCTACAAACAAAACATCGAGTACGTAGAAGACCAGGAGGCGATGCGTCGTTATGGCGAGCGCAAAACCGAAGTGGTTGCGTTCGGCTGCACTAGCCGCGGCCAGGCGCATCGTGTCGGTCTGTGGTTGCTGTATACCGCACGCATGGAATCGGACGTTATCAGCTTTACGGCAGGGCTGGATGCTTCCTTCCTGATGCCGGGCGAAACGGTGCTGATTCAGAACAAATACCGCGCAGGTAAGCGCAACTCTGGCCGCATTGTGGCGTTCACAAAGAACAGTATCACTCTCGACGCACCGGTTACGCTGAATAAGGCCGGTAGCTACATCCGGATCTTGAATCAGGAAGGTGAAATCGTTGAGCGCGATATTCTTGAGACCGGGGAAGACATTACCAAAGTGACCTTCTCCAAAGCGCTCAATTCCGGCGATATGCCGGTAATGAATGGCGTCTGGACGATTACAGAGCCAGATCTGGAGCCAATGCGTGTGCGCGTTATCAACGTTGCTCAGGGGGATGCCCAGGGGACATTTGACGTTACGGTTGTCCAGAATAACGCATCGAAGTACGAAGCCATCGACAACGGCGCGACGCTGATCCCCGAGAACAACACCGTTCTCGATCCGACTTATTCGAAGCCGACTAACCTGCAGGTGACGGAAGGGACGTATATCTCCAGTCCGGGCAACCTCTCAATCAAACTCGTTGCCACCTGGGAGGGTAAGTCTGCGGAATATTGGATCAGTTGGCGCCGTTCCGATGAGAACAACGTCTCTAACTGGCAGTCCGCACGCGTTACCGAAGAGCAGTTCGAGATCCTCAATATTGCCGAGAATGGTCAATACGACATTCAGCTCTATGCGGTTTCGTTCAGCGGCAAGAAGACGGACATCATCAGCACCGTTTATCAAGTAAAAGGTACGATGACGCCGCCAGGCTCTCCTACCTCTCTGACGGCTGTGGGCGACTACCGCAACGTGATTCTGAATTGGGTCAACCCGGACTCAATCGACCTCGATCACATCAACGTGTACGCCTCCCAGACCAACGATCTGGAAACAGCAAAGTTGATTGCAGAGGCCGCCAGCACAACGTTCACCCATGCCGGTTTGGGAGATAGTGAGACCTGGTACTATTGGGTTCGTGCGGCGAACAAGCGTGGCATGTTAAGCCCGCCGAACTCAAATCTGGGTACGGAAGCGACGACAAGAGACGTTCTTTCATTCCTGACAGGTAAAATTACTTCGTCCGAGTTGGGTCAGGAGCTGCTTGAGGAAATCGATACGAAGGCGTCTCAGGATGCAGTCGACAATCTTCATAAGCAGATGGAAGAGAGCCTTAAGGAACTGGCCGCAGCCGATGAAACTCTCCAGCAGTCTCAAACCGATCTCAAGAATGAGGTTTCAGGCACGCTGGACAAGGTCAACGACGCGCTGCAACAGGTTGAGGACTCTAATGCGGCTCTGGTTGAGTTGCAGGAGACCGTTTCTGAGCAGGGTAAAGCCGTCGCTGGCGCTGTTGAAGCGGCACACGCTGCGCTAGACAATGCCTCCGCGCTGATTGCTGAAGAGCGTGAAGCCCGTGTCGAAGGCGATAAGGCTAATGCCAAGCAAATTGAGGCAATGAAGTCATCCGTTGATGATAGCGCTGCGACAATTGAAGAAATGAAGAAGACTGTTGCCGAAATTGATCGCGCAAGCTCCGAGGTCACAACAAATATCGACGCTATTGCCAAGACAAATATCGATCTTGCTCTCCGTCAGGATGAAGACCAGCACAAGCAGATGATCAACAACGCGAAGATTGCCACTACTCAGAAGGCTTTCGCTGATGATATGTCGACAATGGCCACTAAGGTCGAAGAGATTCGTGCTGAAATTGGTGATGAAATTAAAGCGTCAATTACCGAGGAAACGACGGCTCGTGTGGAAGCGGATAAGGCTATCTCGAAGCGAATCACTGCGCTTCAGTCTCAGCTTGATGACGATATTAAGGCTGCGATTGCGACGGAACAGGAGACAAGAGCTACCGCCGATGAGTCCCTGGCTCGCCAGATAACCACACTAAAGGCGCAAACGGGGGAGGACATTAAGGCAGCGATTGGCGCTGAGAGCAGTGCCAGGACGGATGCAGATAGTGCCCTGTCTTCTCAAATTAACTCTCTGGCAGCTCAAACATCGGAAGACATTAAAGCAGCTATTACATCCGAGGCTACTGCTAGGGCAGATGCAGATGGCGCACTTGGTAAGAGAGTAGATACGATTAAGGCTGAGGTTGATGGCAACTCTGCGATCATTCAGGAGCAGGCAAAAGCGATTGCGGATACGAACGAGAAGGTGTCTACCGCATGGACTCTGAAGATGGAAACCTCAACCTCTGGTGGCCAGAAGTATGTTGCCGGTATTGCACTTGGTATCGATAGCACAGGGCTTTCGCAATTTCTTGTTCAGGCGGATCGCTTTGGATTAGTTAACTCTGTTAATGGGCATATTACAACACCATTTGTAATTGAGAATGGCGTTGCCTATATGAATGGGGCATGGATTAAAAACGGGACTATTGATAACGCAAAGATTGGGCAAGTAATTCAGTCTGATAATTATGCTGGTTCGTCAGCAGGATGGTCGATCAATAAAAACGGTAACGCTGAGTTCAACCAAGTGACAGTAAGGGGTACTGTCTATGCAAATCAGGGGGTGTTTAGAGGCAGAATTGAAGCACAAGAAGGCTACTTCAACGGAACTGTTTATGCTGAAAAGATTGAGGGCGATGTTGCCAAAGCGGTCGTGTTAGGTTTCAACTCATCTATCGGCATACCTGCGGCGAGCTATGACAGACATTTGGTAATCCCTTATATCGGTGTGCATGGGTGGACATATTCCGGAGGGTATGGACAAGGTGGTGGTACTGTGTGGGTTGATTCGTCTTACGGTGGTCGAATCGCGTCCGTCTCTTCGACGGCAATGCATGGCGGCGGTAGCGCCTATCTATTTCTGCCTCGAAATGTCTCGACCACACTGTCTTATGGTGGACAATTAGATCATGCAAATGCCGTTGGCACATTAACAGTTTTATTATTTAAAGCCTAAATAAGTAGGTATGTAATTACTTATTTTGTGTGTATTATATGAGTTCAGCAGGAAGCTGATTTGTCCGTTTTAAGGAGTTAACATGTGGTACAGGGAAGGTACTATCTCATTCACTCAGGGGAGTAACATAGTAACAGGCGCAGGTACAGCCTGGAATGTGACGGCCAATGGTGTATTGCCAGGCATGATCGTAATTGGGCCTGACAATAAGCTACACGAGATTAAGCGCGTCGATAGTGACACCAGCATGGTTCTGGTGGAACCATATGCTGGTGAGACGCAGGCAGATGTACCTTGCGTAATCATTACAACATATGAGGGCGATCTGACACAGTTCAGTGCTCGCTTCACTGCGCTTATGACTCGCATGTCTGCTGACTCAAAAGCGATGCGCAGCTGGTTGACGGCGCTCGATGAAGTCACCTTGGAAGCTGCTGATGGCACTGAGATAAAGGTAAAGTCGCTCTTACAGATTGTTAATGAGCACAACGAAAACCAACAGTGGTATCGAGATCACGTCGATACCATTGAGTCGGAGTCCTCAAAGGCTCTGGCTGCAGCCGCCAGATCGGAAGCAGCGGCTGCAGAGGCGTTAAACTCTAAACAAGCAGCTGCGGGCAGCGAAGCTAATGCTAAGGCAAGTGAAAACGCTGCAGCTGCCTCTCAGCAGGCAGCGGCTACCAGTGAAAGTAACGCCCGGGCAAGCAAAGAGGCTGCCGCAGCATCACAAACAGCTGCATTACAAAGTGAGCAGGCTGCAGCCGCCCATGCAGACTCCGCGAAGAGTGAAGCAGAAAAGGCGAAGAAATTTGCCGATCTGTTAGATGTAAACAACGTGCTGCATAAAGATCAGAACCTTGCTGACCTGCCAGATAAGAGTGCGGCAAGAAAGACGTTGCAAGTTCAGGCGGTTATTAGTCGCGATCCGGAAATTAACGGCACTCAGGGTGATTACAACTCATTTACGAACCCTCAATCCACTTATGAGTTGAGGATTGCAAACAATGGCGAATGGCGTGTTGCACGTAATGACAATAACAGTACATCGGCTCTATCCATTGGTGCGGGCGGTACTGGGGCAACAGACGTATCACGCGCCAAAAAAAACTTTGAACTTGAAAGGTTCGTACAAACATCAAATTCAACAGTAATGAGGTTCAGGACATTCGGTCTTAACCTGACAAGCGACGGCACATGGGGAGTTACACAATCAGGCGTTAGCGGGTGGATTCCGCTTGGCATGGCGCAAGGTGGCACAGGGGCTACAACTCTTGACTCAGCAAGAATAAACCTAAACGTTGACAGGCTAAAACAGCAGGATAACGGTACGTTTTTGCAATCAAAGAACGGCTTTTATTCCTTGTTTATCTACGATAGCGGTGATTGGGGTTTTATTGAGAGCGCCAGTGCACAAGTACACCCATTGAAAGTTAATTTTGGAGGTACTGGGGCGACAACAGTTGACGGGGCAAGGCATAATTTAGGACTGGCAACAAATCACTCCCCTGTTTTTGCTGGTATTGATTTGCAAGGTCTTAACGGCACAACGTCAGGGATCATGGTTTTAAGAAATAGAGATGCTGGAGGCGCTCAAGTTTCATACTCAAGAATTTACCATGAAATTCAGGCTGGAGTTGCCAAAACAACAATCCAAACAACAAGAGAAGGCGGCGGAACAAACTATTTTCAGATTGATGAATATGGAAATATTGGAAACATAAATGCCGCAGTAATAACAAGCTATGCTTGTGTTGGTGTTGCTGGAAGCGCTCTTGGTGATAAATCTCTTGTGCTTGGTGATTCTGACACAGGTTTTAGATGGGGTGGCGACGGCGTTTTGCAAGTAATGTGCAATGGTAGAAATATTGCAACATGCCAAACTAATGATTTTAACATGTACGGGTTATTGAGTATATGGCCTATTAGTGACAATGCAAACGGCATTAGGGTTGCTGGCATTAGGTCTGGTGGGGCAAATGCCATGATTGGCGGTCAAATTCAGGGAGGCACTTTTACTGCTTGGCGTGATCGTGGTGCTGGAATGCTTTGCGAGATTACAGCAAAAGACGCAGCCGTTAACGTATTTAAGGTTGTTCATTGGGGTGATGATTGGATTACTGGAATGGATACCGTTAACTGGTTGAGTGGCGGTGCTGAAACACATCTTTATGTTAAGGGAGCGCAATTTATATTTGATCACGCCGGAAATGCAAGTTGTAACCAATGGATCAGCACTTCGGACATTCGGCTGAAAGCACATCTTAATGATATCGAAAATGCAAAAGACAAAGTAAGGACGCTAAGAGGTATAACCTATTACAAACGCAATAATATCGTTGAGGATAAGTATTCCTACTATGAAATTGAAGCTGGTTTAGTTGCCCAAGAGGTACAGGAAGTATTGCCGGAAGCGGTAAGAAAAATTGGTGATACTGAGTTTTTAGGGGTCAACTATGGAGGCGTTGTTGCGCTTCTGGTTAACGCAATCAATGAAATGATTGATGATGAAGACGTTCAGAGTAAGCGTATTGAGGCGCTTGAGGACGAGGTGACAGCTCTCAAATCAGAACTAACGGATCTCAAGGTTCTGGTAGCGTCTTTAGTGAAGTCTCCTGCCATTTTGGAAGGTGAATAGGGTTATTGGCGCGGATGTTTTCGCGCCAATTAATAAGTAAGTGATTACCTATAAAAAAATTAACCATTTATGCTATAAATCCCTCATTCGATTTTACTTTTCATGGAGGAAAAAATGTCGAATGAAATGGCTGGAGTTACGCCGCAGCAGGTTGAGCGTATCGCCGCTATTGTTGCTCGCGAAGTTGTCGGAAAATTAGGTAAGGAACTACGTGAGGAAATTGGCCAGGAGGTCAATGATCAGCTCAGAACCTACTTTGGTGATATGACACCAGCGCAACACAGCATTCAGCATTCTAACCTGGACAAACTTCTTAATCGGCTGGACGCCATCTCCAGTGGGTTCTTTGGCGGCATTATCTCAAAGATAACGTCGTTCCTTATTACCGCGCTGCTGCTGGGTCTGGCCGCTTATGGCGTGAAGAATGGACTGCAATAACAGGAGATCAAGGATGAAAACTCCGAGAGGCATTCGTAATAACAACCCTGGCAACCTCGACAAAGGTTCGCCGTGGCAGGGGTTAATCGACAACCCTGCTGAACCGCGTTTCTGCACGTTCAAAGATCCTGTATGGGGTATTCGAGCGCTGGCAGTGACACTCATTACCTACCACGACAAGCGCCGCGCTAAGGATGGCTCCAGCATCGATACGATCCGCGAAGTCATCGAACGTTGGGCGCCTCCGCATGAAAACAACACCGTGGCTTACGTGAACGAGGTATCTAAAGCCGTGGGCGTCACCCCGGACATGATCATCGATCTGCACGACTACGACACTCTGCGTCCGCTGGTGGAGGCGATTATCCGTCATGAAAATGGCCGTGGCCCGCTCAAAACGCCGAACACCTGGTATGCGGCAGAAGTTATTGAGGAAGGTCTGCGTCGCGCTGGTGTCGTTAAGCCGGTGAAAACCGTGAATGCTGTTCCTGTAACCAAAGAGACTGCCGGTGCGACCGTCACGGCGGGAATTGGTCTGGCACAGCTTGCCGACGTCATGCCGCAGGTCTCTGCGGCAATGGACAAGGCGCAGGGACACATCACCAGTGGTGATACGGTTCGGATCATCTTCGGTATCGCTACCATTGTGGTGGCCGGCTTTATCGCCTGGTCACAGGTGCGAAAACACCAGAACGGGATGGTCTGATATGACCGGCAGCCTATTTTCAAAGCTGAAGTTTGCTCTGATGACTCTGGCTGCCGTTCTTTTCGTGCTTGTCGGTGCTTATACGATGGGAGGTCGTGCGGCGCGGCAAGCAATCGAAGAGAAGGCCAGACAGGAGGACAGGAAAAGGCTTCAAAGCACAGTGGACGTCAAAAATGAGACACTTAATGAGGTGCGGCGGAAAGATGCTTCTGCTGTTCATCGCGAGCTGCATGATAAGTGGCTGCGTGATTAAGACACAGACTTCCGGCGTGCTGTTCTGCGATGCAGCAAACCCTATTTATGTCAGTAACGACGACTTTATGACCGAAGAGACGGAACGCGAGATCCTCTTCCATAACACGATGGGAGAGCGATTGTGTAACTGGCAATACGGTCATTTACCAAATACCTGATTACAAGCCCGTACGAAGGCGCTCCACCGATAAGATGGAGCGCCTTCGTATTAACCATCTACATCGTCATACCAGTCACGATCGGTATCCGATACAACCGAGGCCAATTCCAGACTATCTTCAACGAGACTCCAGGCATTTTCACGGAGAATTAGTTGCATTTCAGCAACAACCTCAAATGAGGTTCCTGAGTAGGCACGGTCTGGGTCTTGCTCTCCCTGATACGTAAAGGACGCCAGCACAGTCAAAATGCCTCGCTTCTCGTCGTACTTGACCTTCGTTGCTTCAAGGTCTTCTACGTTGAAATCATAGGCATTCGTATCGGCTGTTTCACCAGATAACAGCTCCATAACCTCCGTCTCGATAGCGGAGAAGACTTCTTCAGTATAAAGAGCATCTTCCAGAGAAGATTCACCCATTGCTGCCAGAACCAGTCGAGGCTCAAAAGGGTCTCGCTTTGCGACCTCTTTAAGCTCGTGATAGCTAGAAAATTGCGCTTCTTTAGCAACGATCTCTAGCGCCTCGGATTGCTTAATTTTTTGAATTCGAACCAGCTTTTTAGCTTTGGTCTTGAGAATGCTCAGGCAAGAGTAGTCAGACATGGCGTCAGCTCCAAAAGTTAGTTTATTAATGCTACCGATAGCCTGCTAACCGGACGCGTCAAAACTACTTTGGCGAGCCAAGTTTAGATAAAACGTTGTTTAACGATGGGCTATTGCTTTGCGAGACAGGCGCCAGGTGACCATCACCACCTGTAGTCATACTATCCAGGGAATTTTTTCGAGTCAAATTTACATTCGGCTAATTTGTTAACTACCTATAAGTGCCTGACATTTCACCTTTACACCGCAGCCGTAGGCATTTAGGCTATATCGCATATAAGAAAACAAGTTGTTTCATACGACAATAATTCACGCAAAGGGAACTCTCCAATGACCAAGATCATTGTGGTTGGCGGCACGAAAGGCGGCCCAGGCAAATCTACTGTTGCCCAGCAAATTGCGGTATGCCTCAAAGTTAAAAAGAAAAAGAAGATTCAAGTTACCGATATTGATATTCAGCGCACCACAACGAGTTGGTGCGAAGACCGTCGCCAGAACGAAGATCTTGAGTTGATTCCATTCGCTTACGTTCAGGACGACATCGTCAAACACATCAAATCTCTGAAGGGACGCTTCGATTACGTCGTCATTGATGCGGGGGGCTTTGACTCCGAAATTCAGCGACAAGCGATGCTGCTGGCAGACTTCATAATTATCCCGCTGCGCCCTAAACGTCGTGATTTGAAATCCCTGCGCGATATCGACCCGATTATCGACAACGTTCGCAACGTGAACGAGACTGTGAAGATCCGCGCGGTAGTGAACCAGTGTCCGTCACTGCCTTCCCAGGCATCACGTATTCTGGCGGCGAAAGAAATTGTCGAGACATTCGGCATCGAAGCTGCACCGGTTAACTTGTACAACCGTAACGTTTATGACGACGCGGAAGAGGCAGGCCGTTCTATCTTTGAAATGACTGGTGCCGAACGCGATAAGAAGGCAGAAGCCGAGTTCGAAGAATTTGTAGATTACATCATGAGTTTGGAGGAAGAATAATGTCCATGAGAATGGGAGACCTTGCAAAGCGCAAAGAGCCGGAAGAGCCGGCAAAAAGCAGC